TTAAAACTTGACATCATCGGCATAGACTTTAGAGTTCAGCATCGAATGGTCAACCTTATTAACTCCTTTGTTATTTGGAGACATAGTATCATTATGAGCGCTCGGAACCACAGCAGTTTCAATACTGCACGTCGGCTCTGCCTTTGCCAGTTTTTCTTTAAATGAATCATCAGGACGATAAACCAAATCATGGCAGACACCGCCGAGATTTGGATCATAAAAATAATCGTTAATGTCCTTCTTTGGCATCGTAGTCAGCTTATCAGTGACCTCACTAGGCACTTTCTTTAGCGTATCTACGACACTTTCGGTAATCTTCTGCTGTTCCTCTAAAAGCCGGATTTTATAATTCAAATACCAACGTGCCTTCGTCAAATCCTGAAGCTGAGAATTGCCATCTTTGTGACCTGCCCGACTCAGATACTTGCCAACATTCCAAAGATAAGCATCCTTGTCTAACTGCCACTCTCGCAGCACTTTGATAGCCTCATAGGGATTGTCTGCACCGCCGTAATGAGCCGGGTGCTCGACATTCTTTTTAATTTCGTCAAGTGTTTCCATCAACGACCTCCTTGTTCTTTTCAATAGGTTTATAAACATCTGCCAGCTTTGGATGACGGCCACAGCAACCACGACCCTCTGGACAGAACGGATACTTCGGATTTGCCTCGCAAGAAGGAACCATCCAGTTTGCTACTTCAGGACAAACCTGTGCAACTTCCTTCTTCATTTCTGTAAACATCTCGCGGATTTCTTTTTGAGCCCTAGAACAAAGTCGAAGGTGACTCATCTCAATCAAAGCACGAGCGTTCATCGTAATGTAAAACTCTGTACAGCAAGCATTTGGCAGAACTGCACGGGCGTCTTCGTTTTTGGCGTTGTGATACTTCTTGAGGATCTGATAATCGGTATCAATGTCCGACATCATATTATCGAAAACATCAGCATCTTCACCGGTAAACGGGTTCACATACTTGAATCCATCCTCGCTGCAATAACGCTGGCTGCGGCAGCTCAAGCTAATATGTCGATGACGACTAATCTGTGCCAGAAGTGCTCGACTTACATCTTTGACGTAGAACGTAAAGTTGATGTGTTCAAGCACAGAATAGTGACCACTGGCTTTACACCCCTTGGCAATTTTGTAGTCGTCAGTCATTGAAGAGTCATAACAAATACTCGCAGCTTCCTCCACAATATCTAAAGGGTTCTTATCACTTGTAGGAACAACTCGCTGTGTGTACGCGATCAAATCAACTGTCATTTAATTCTCCTTAATATTCGTCCTGCCAGTTTTCAGGAATGTCGTTCTCACCAATTACGATGCAATTTTTAGGTGCGACATTTAAAGTGTACTTTCCATCTTGAACTTTAATCATTACGTTCATAATGGAGACAACTTTATGAATGCTCCAAAGAACTCCGCGACCTTTTCGAGTTCTAGCTCTAAGCACCGTATCGCCAATATGAATCTCTCTATTAAGAATATCGGTTACCATTTAATCCTCCTTTATTTTAGAAGTGCAAACTTAAACCAGTCTGGGAAGTTGGATACTGAAATCCCATATTTGATAAGACAAGACAGAAGCCACAGCGCAATCATGATTCCGACCGCAATAAGATAATCCTTGAAAATCTTAACGAAAGCGATCCACATCTTAATCGTATCTTTCACTTACATCACCTCTTTATCCCATTCATCTCTGCGTTTTAAAGCAACAAGATAATTATGTTCAGTTGTTACAACACAATCTTTTGCGTAGTGATAAAGAAGCTCGCCACGTTCATCAATCGGATACCATCGTTCAAAATAAATACGGTAATCGCTCCAATACTCATCCCATTCAATTTTCGCAACTTGTACAACAGAAACAAATACGATGTATTTACATTCAGAAGCTTGCTCTGCAATTAGTACATAATCACCAACACCAAACGAATTTCCGTACTTATCAACTACCACTTACCTCACCTCTTTCAATCAATTCATCAACAGTAACCTCTCCACAGATAACCTGTTTAAGCTGATCATCTGACAACTGATATGTAATCGGTTCTCCACACTCAGTAGGATATCGAGCCAAGGTTCTGTAATATTCTGCAAGGGCTCGTTCCTTACGACCCTGCTCACGATGGTCAATACCAATCATATCGCCCCACCTCCTTCCTCAAGTTTTTCGCTCTTGCCAGTTACGACATATACATCATCTTCGAGATCTTCTTTTGGAATCACAACTACGATGCCTAGTTCTTTTTCAAATGGCATACCATCCATCATAATAATGTAATATTCATCCAAATCTGCGAACACTTCGTATGCGTTACCCTTTTTAAGTTGAACAAAAGTATCTATTGTAGCAACATAACTGTAATAGTCCGTTCTGAAGTACATCCTCATTAGGGCTCCTTGTAGGGTTCCATATCACCCTTCCAAATCTGGAAATAAGGATGTGCGTCAATGCCGTAAACCTGACCCTTCATACCGGTACTGGTAATCTTGTAAGGCTTTCCATCCTCAAGGCTATTGATAAAGTCCTGATACTGAGGACTCATCTTAAAGAAGTCCTTCTTGCCTTGAATCCTCTTTACCTTAATAGTAACCTCATCACCAATCTTTGGCTCCCACTCTTCAACCGGCATTCCAGCCAGAAAGTCGGGACCCCCGGCCTTCTTGATTCGCCGGGCGAGGATTCGTGCCTTACGCTGCTCTCTGCGCCGGTCTTCTCGATTCATTGAATTACTCATATTCTGTTCCTTTCAGCTTATCAAAGTAGGGATCGCCGTCTCGCTTTTCTAATAAGTTGAGCTCCCCGGCGGAGCCTACAGAATACAAACGAAAATTTTTAAAAATCTCAGCACCTTTAATAGTGGCTAGAGATGTGATTATGTACAATATATTGTGTTCTTCTGTGCCATCCGTAAGTTGAACTTCAAGTCGTTCTTTCTTTGGGATAGCTAGTTTTTTAAAATCATTCATTTTGGCATTATGTATGCTTTCTCATTTTTTCGATAGCAATCAAAAATATGTGCGACAACATCGTAGCATCTACTCTCAGAGTTATAACTACCAAGGATAATTCCACGCTCACCCATGCCCTGCCTTGCATAAACATTAAGGCTTGCAGTATCAATGATTGCCATACGGTCAAGATTTATAATTTCTCCGTCTTGCGTTAAAAGTAGCATTTTACACCTCACAAATCAGAAAGCTGCGCAGGAGAATTGATATCTGGACTATCCAAATCCATCCCAAATTCCTCAGACATTTCATTCTTGATTCCCCAAAAGTAACCTTCTGATGGAACGTAAACAATAGTCCACCATCCATACGCTTCTTTATTCTTGGGCGTAAATTCACGAGTTGGAATCCGATTACCGCCAAAGCTAATTGTTGTGGTTTTGGATGGATTCTCGACGCATTTGTTATCAAGAATCCGAAGAATGTGTTTAATGGACTTCTTAGAAAGATTCATGGCTTTCTCCTTAGCCGTAGCTTACTTCGTTCTTATCATCTCGGAATCGATAATCCTGTTCCTTGTCATATTTAAAATCTCCGTAATATTTTTCCTCAGCAGCTTTTCTAGCTTTAAGAGCATCTTCAAAATTAGTAAAAGCGCCTAAGTAAATTCTTTTGTTGTCACGATATACTTGAGAATACCATTTGTGACGATTTTTTTCCCAATAAACACCTTTATATCCTTTTGAAGAATATGAGTTTGTAATGTTTTCCGATCGTGTGCAGACTCTAAGATTTGATCTTCTATTATTTAATTTATTATGGTCTTTATGGTCTACAAGCATACCGATACAATCATTTCCGATAATATACCGATGCATTAAATAACACTTTCCATTAAGCCATCCAACCAAATATCCATTGGCTGCTATAGACCAACAAATCAACTTTATTTTTTCATAATCTGATAAATCGAAATAGAATTCATCTCCAGAAGTTGTATAGCCAATTCCATAATCTCCAGATGTATCGTACCGATTGAATTTCTTATTTCTCTTGCCACTTTCAATCTGAATTTCCTTTGCCATACATCCACATGATTTTGATTGCCCAGACTTTAAAAGAGTAGATGTTGTTTCTATTTCATTTCCGCAGTCGCACTTGCATTTCCAATAAACACAACCAGAAGAACCTCTCCTACTAGTTTTGTTCAAGACTGTTAGACGACCAAAGCGCATTCCTGTTAAATCAATAAACTTACCCATAGCTTACCTCGCTTTTATCGTCTCTAAAGCGAACGAATACAGGGAATTGCAGTGACTCATTTCCCGTTTCTTTATTTTTTGAAGTTTCTTTGTATTTACACTCAACAATCTTGCCAATGTAATTGTCAGGATTTGCCCATACAGTAGCTCTCGTAGCATCATCAAAACCAGAGCCGACACGAAGCTCGTTGCCCTTGTAGTCAACAACAATAGCGCCCATCGTACCAGCCAGACGGTTCTGACCTTCCTCAATCGCGGTGATTCGCAGGTCAACAGTGTAAAAACGCTTAATCTTGAGACAACCATTGTGACGAGTCCGGCGGTAAGGGACGTCAGTGTTCAACATAAGACCTTCCCAATCATGTTCGACAGCATAATCAAGCCACTTCGGGATCACACTCTGGTCAGTACCTTCATATACCATTGGAACAATTTCGATGTTTTCAAGGTTCTTGCGAGTAATCTCTGCGCGAAGACAATTTAACCATTCACGGCGCGTCCGATACGGAACCGCGCATTTCCAACGGTCGAACTCTACAACAGGAATCACATCAAAAATCACAAATTTGATTTCAGTCTTGTCCTTGTTGTCAGAATTAAGTAGGCCAGTTCCGAAACGAAACGCCTCTCCGTCCGACATTCCTTCGGGATTCTTGTAGATAAGTTCTCCGTCAAATACCAAAGAATCTCGCCTCGTCGCATCGCCATCATACAAAGAGAGCAGGTCATTCTTAATATGGTCAAGGCCTTCAAATTTCTGTGCCTGACGAGAGATGAGCTCGCCTTTATACATGGTGCCCCTATTTCCATTCATCTTCTGGCTTAAACTGAACCAAATACCATCCTTCAGCTTAACCTTGTCAATTGGATATCCCTGCTGAACCTCCCAGACAGGAATAATTTCTTCGCCGTACACCTTATTGATGGTAGCTGCCTCGACTCCGATCGGTAGGTTCTTAGTGAACAGCCGCTTCAAAAATTCTTCGTGTTCAGGATTTTTATGTAAATAATTCTGGATTGTTGCGATTGATGTATCAGATCCGGTATTGTGACCAGCACCCATAATATAAAGGTATCCGCAGCTGAGATACTGAATATCGATATCAGGCTTTGCCGTTACCTTCTTGTTGATCTTTGCATCAGACAGGCCAGTCACAATCGCCGGGTCAAGTAGGAATTTGAAGAATGCTATTAGCTCGTCAGCTTCATCTCCAAAATCCTTACGTGCATCCAACAAAATGCGGGTCTTTTCCGTCTTCTTCTTTGCTTTCTGCAATGCCTTAACCATCGCATCAAGCTTACTTATGAGCTCTTTATCTGTCATAAAGCCTCCTTGCGTATCCTGTGTTATATAGTTATAGCTAATAAAGAAAGGCTTGTCATTACGAGCAAGCCATTTCTTTCCCGTATCCTGTATTATATAGTTAAAGAGAGAATTTTAAGCCTCCGGTGTGGAGACTTTTTATAACTATATTATACAGGATGCGTACATAATTGTCAATGCTTTTCTGCAAATTCTTTCCGTAAAAATTCCTTCAAGAACGTCCGCTTATATGGAACTCTCGAAGTCTTTACAGCCCGATCAAGAGCATGAGTTTCGGCACAAATCACACAATACTTCTTGGCACGAGTGATGGCCGTATAGAGCCATTCTCTCGTCAGCATCAGGTACGCAGAGTTGTCCATGCCAACAATCACATACGGAGCCTCACTGCCCTGCAACTTATGACAACTCAAAGCATAAGCAAGTTCAAGTGTTGCCCAGATGTTATTCCCACCAAAGTAATGTGGAATAAAGATTGTTCCCCACTGGTCAAAATCAACCAGGATAAAGCTACTCTCAATCTTTCGGATAATGCCACGGTTTCCGTTGAACACCGGACACTTCTCTTCTTTTTTCTTTGTCTTGAGATTGTATGTGTGAAGCTCATAGTTGTTCTTGTTGATGATGACCTGATCACCCTCACGCAGAGTATACACCCTATCCTTGCCATCACCATAGATTGTGACCTTTGCTTCTGCTTGACCACGACTCGGATTCACAATTTCCTGAATAGCATTATTGACTTCATAAGTGCAGATACTGCCACGCAGCTTCTGTGGAAGTACAATCTGAATCTTCGCACTATCATTCCCTACCTTATTATATAAGGTACGGTACTGATTGATGATGTGGTTGAATGACTCACTTGCGTCTTTATAGATATCAAGCTCCAAATCACGAAGATCACCACGAATCTCACTACCAGCCCAGCCATAAGGCACCAATTGCGTAGCGTTACGAACCTTAATGCTCTCCGTGATAATTGCAGATTTAGCTGCCTGACGATGGATCTTAGTCAAACGAGCAACAGGAACGACCTTAGATGCAAGCATATCCTTGAAGATGTTACACATACCGATACTCTCAAGCTGGCCGTCATCACCAATCATGATGAATCGCTTGCCGGTTTCGATTGCCTGAATCAAATCATAAAACAATTGAGCGCCAACCATGGATGTCTCATCCAGAATGATGATATCCTCATCCAGAGGATTGTCCTTATCGTGAACAAACCCACCGTTCTCGATGTCATATCCAAGGAGACGATGAATCGTCTTTCCATCCTGACCAGTAATCTCCTGCATACGAGCAGCGGCACGTCCAGAGAGTGCAGTCTGAGCGAAAGACTTACCACGAAGAACCTTTAGGACACCAGCCACAACGGTACTTTTGCCGCATCCACCAAGACCTGTGACGATAGCAATATTGTTAGAGCATACCTTTTTAATAGCATCCCTCTGCTCCTCAGTATACTCGATGCCAAGCGCATCCTCGGCCTCATTGATTGCTGCATCCATATTTCGACCAATCGGCTCAACAGGTGCATCCGCCAGTCGCTTGATTTCCTTTGCGATTTCATCTTCAAGATTCCACACTCTAGTTAAAGCAAATTCTTGACGGTCATCGCTCCACCAAAGCGTTTCACGGACATCGTGCAGATGGAAAAGTGCCCTCTTGATTACTTCTTGGTCCCCCTCATTCAAATCAAGTTCCTTGATGCAGCTATTGATTGTCTGGTTTGCTGGGACAATAGAGTTACCTTCTTCGGCACGGGCAGCAAGAAAATGCATGACGTAAGCTTCGATTCTAAATTGCGAATTGTGCTTTAAGCCCATATTCAGAGCCAGAGCGTCAGCCTTTTTCCAGCCGATGCCATACACATCATCAATCAGGACGTAAGGATTCTCCTCAATCTTTTTTACCAGAATGTCTGCACCGTGATACTGACGAACAAGCTTTTCAATAGCACTTGGAGTCAAACCGTATTCAATTAGTTTCGTGTACGCTTCACTATTATCAATGTTGTTTTCAAAAGAGTCAATAATCTTTTGTGCTCGACCTTCCGTAATACCGCTAACAGTACAAAGAGATTTGACATCACCGTTCTTGATGATTTCATACGGATTCTCGAATGCTTCATAAAGCATCTCAAACTGATGGTCGGTCAAAATAAAACGGAGAAAGCTTTTTTGTTCTTCTGGGTCAGTGATATCTTGAAACTCATTCATATAGATGATTTTGTACTGGTCACCAAACTTTTCATGGTGAACATACTCACCACAGAACGAATAAGTTTTATCCATATCGAGGCTAGGAACGTTGCCTTTTAGCCGGAGGTCACCATATCGACTAATGATAGGATTTCCCTGCTTGACTTTTACCACCTCGGCAGAGAAAGTGGCGAATCCGCCTGGCTCCACCTCCCTCCCATCTTTCGGATAAAAGACTCGTTTTATCCTAATGTAGCAACGAATCATATTTTCATTAAATTTCTTATCTGCCACTTTATAACCCTCTTATTATGCACCTAATCTAAATTCTGTCAGTCCTCCGCACACTCTGCAATAAAACCATTTTGTGGTACGCTCGCATTGTTCTGCGCAATCAAACTTCCACTTCTGAACTTTTCTAACGACGCAACAATTCGTACAATGTATCTTAATTACAGTTTTATCTTTGTATTGTTTATTCCCAATTTTAAACTCAGGAAATTCACAAAGAACCTCTCCGTCAATAGTATATAAAACACCATTCATTACTTTATCTCTCTATCATGCAGCCACTGCTTGTAAGGTTTGAAGTCGCTTGCGATAACGTGCGATTCATCTTCCTTCTTTCCAAGCACAGCTACCTGACTTCCCTTTACAATCAAATCCTGATAATCTGACAAGACCCTCGGCCATACGGTCAACTCAATAACACCATCGCCAGAATACAGATTTACAAATGCAAACAACATACCAGTCTTTGTTTTCTTCTTTTGAATCTTTGCGATAATACCAACAAGCACACAAGAATCACCTTCTTCAATTTCAGAGAAATCCTTGATATAAGAAAATGCCTTCTCGAAAGGATTCGTATCACTGATAAAGGTCTGTAAAGTCTGGAACTCCCAAAGTTCTTCATCTTGTAGATATTTCGTGGTCTGCTCGGCCATATATGCTTCTTTCTTTTTCAGCTTCTCGGTTTCATGTACGACACGACGCTTTTCATTATAGATTCGTAGGACGGTTTCTTTGTCAACCTTCTTACCAACCTTATAATGCTCCGTATCAATATCCCACTTACTCAGCAAAACTGCCTTGGTAGGAAGTGTACTGACTGGCTTAAACTCAGATTCTTCCAAACCGCTGGCAATGTAATTTTCCAAGAATATTCGTTTGTTCTTTGTAGGAATCGCACCGGATTTGACCAACGCAATGATCTGCGCTTTCGTTGCACGAACACGACTCGTGAAATCATCAAGTCCCTTAAATTTTCCATTTCTATCTCGTTCTGCAATGATAGTTTCAGCAAGTGTATTGCCAATACCACCGATAGCAGATAAGCCAAACAGAATTTTGCCATTTGACACAGTGAAATCCATACCGGAACGATTGATACTCGGCGGAAGAATCTGAATATCAAAGCTGCGTGCATCCACCATAATCTTATTGACCTTGCCAACCTTTGCCTTATTCAGGTTCAACATAGCCTTAAAGAATGCAAGTGGATGATGTGCTTTTAAGTATGCCGTTTGAAGGCAGATGACAGCATATGCCTGAGAATGGCTGGCGTTGAAACCATAACCACCCTTCGTTGACAACTCGTTGCAAATGTACTCGGCGGTCGCTTTGTCGTATCCATTCGCGATAATCTCATCATGAAGAAGTTCTACTTCTTCCTTGACTTTCTCAGGTTTCTTCTTTGCCAAACACTTACGCATTCTATCAGCACCGGCATCGTTTCGACCGCCAAAGACCTTCGTGAGCTTCATACTCTGTTCCTGATAGATGTTCACGCCATAGGTACTGCGGAAAATTGGTTCCATATCAGGATGGAAGTAGTGAATATGTTCAGGATGATACTTGCAATCAACGTATGTAGGAATCGACGGCATTGCGTCAGGACGGTACAAAGCAATCAGTGCAGATAGTTCCTCAACAGATTTAGGCTGGAGCTGTGCAACCAGATCCTTCATGCCAGACGATTCAATCTGGAATAAGTTATCCGTCCGCCCGGAACAAATCAAATCATAAGATGCCTTGTCATTTTCAAACTCAGGATTGTTGATATCAATTTCCCAATCTGGAATGTTATCCTCACGCTTTGCTTCATCAATAGCCACGAGCGATGCAACACCCAGAATATCGAACTTTACAAGTCCGATTTTCTCATCCATTACCTTATCAACAGAGATGACATGTTCTCCATCAGTTCCATGCCGAATACCGATATACTCATAATAAGGATGTCGGCAGACGATAACACCACCGGCATGAATACCATACCCTCGTGGACGACCATTGATGTGCTCTGCAATATCAAGTAGCTCTTTGTATCTCGGATTCTCGGCCACTTCTGGGTTTGCTTCAAGACAATCTTTCCATGCCTTTTGAACGAACTTCTCACTGATTTTTCTTATCTCGGCATACGGGAAACCGAGCACCTTACCAACATCCTGAATCGAAGTAACCGGAGTAGTGTACACAATATTCATAACCTGAACCACTCGATCTTCGCCATACTTTTGTGTCAGATACTCAACAACCTTAGCACGGTCACTGACATCTACATCAACGTCAGGAAGGTCTTTTCGTTCAATGGTAAGGAATCGTCCGAAATCAAGCTCGTATTTAATGGAGTCAAGTTGAGTAATGCCAATCAGGTAACATACAAGTGAACCAGCGGCAGAGCCACGACCAGGGCCAACAATAACATCATTTTTCTTACACCAGTTGATGTAGTCAACCAGAATCAAAAAATAGTCACAGAAGTCTTTCTTCTCAATGACAAACAACTCGTCATCAACACGCTTACGATAGATCTTTTGCTTTTCTACATCAAACTTATCAATGCCGCGTTTCTTCCATCCATCTTTTACAAGATCTTTCAGGTAAGCTGCCGAATTGGAATACTGCGGAGGAATCTCAATTTTTGGAAGTTCAGGTTCATGCCAAGGCATATCCACATAGTCACACAGGTCAGCAACCTCATCTGTGTTGTTGATACACCATTCCGCCGCATCATATCCAATCTGACTATCAAGAACTTCATGTTGCTCCTTGCGAGACATAAAGTAACATCCTTCGTAGATTTCTGCGGCAGTTTCTGTATCATGAGCAATTCTCAGAAAGTAGTCCTGATAATACAGAGCTTCTTTAGTAGCAGCATGAACATCGTTTGTAACGACTACTTTTGTGTGGGTGTCGTTTGCCAGCTGCATAATTTTCTGATTATATTTTGCTTGTTCACTGTTTGCGTGAGCCTGAACCTCAAGATAATAGTGAGGGAATAAGCTCTTATACTCATGAACCAGCTTGACACAAGTGTCATAATCATCCGTTCTGGACAGCCTACTCGCCAAACAAGCAGATAGGATAATCAAATTATTCGTATCTTCCTTAGCGATATCATCTTTTGTGATACGAGGACGGCTATAAAAACCATGAAGATGACCGAGAGTAGACAAGCGATTAACAGCCTGACGGCCAGCCTCATTCTTTGCGATGATAATCAGGTGCCAGTATTTACTATTCTTGTCCTTAACTTCCCTGTCCTCGCACTCGTATGCCTCAATACCATAAAGAAGTTTTACATCAGGATACTTATCTTTTAATTCTGAGTAGTACGGCCAGCTTGTTACCTCGCCATGCTCCGTAATGGCAATTGCTTTCAAACCAAGTTCTGATGCTCTTTTTAGATTTTCTTCAGGAGAAGAGAATCCGTCCAAAAGGCTAAAATTGGAATGACAGTGTAGGCTACTTGGCATTCTATTCTCCTTTCACCATTAAAACTGGTCGCGTTCCTTCAGACGCTTAATCCAGCGCTTGCGCTTCTCATCGGAAGTAATATTTGCATGTTCAAAAAAATCATAAATACGGTCATCGTCGTCATTAAACAACGCATATAGGCAATTGAGTACATCGCCGTATTCTTCATTCAAATCAGCCCACGCTTCACGAATACTTACTGGTGTAGGGTTCTTTCTATCACGAGCCCGGCGAAGCTTTAATGCAGCCTTTGCAACTTCAGAAGCCTCTTCTGACAACTGCGCTAAAATTTCATTCTCGTCGATATAATCAAGGACTCGCAGCCCTTTATTTCTATCTTTAATCATTCGTTTTCACCTTATCTCCAAATTTAATAACGTCATCAAAAAGCATCACGTAGTCATCGGTGTACTTGTTACCATGGAAATGGCCGAAGTACCAGAATGGTTTACAATCGTTAGGATAGCATTCGTATATATTATCAAAGAATATTTCAGTTGACTGATCTACTGTGCTTTGATCAATACCACCGATAAACAATTCAGTTGGAATGAACCGGAATGGACAGGTATGCGTGAGCATAACATCAATATCATCGATTTGAGGGTCATGTGTAATATTCCAGATCTTTTTCTTAGTCTTCTCATTCGGCTGTTCATCCGGCCACCAGTTCCATCCACGCTCCAACCGATAACATTTATCTACGGAATAAGCTCCGCCACAAACAAGACAGTTCAGAATTTCCCTATCAGCAAGAATCTGGTAAACTTCGCCATCAATAGCAAAATACTGATTGGGATAATGTGGGTCATGCCACACCTTACCGCAAATATCTCCACTGATTTCCTTTGTTTTGTAACCATCCTTACGAGACGGGCGGCGCTCGTGGTTGCCATGAATACAAAACAGATTCGCAGGAATGTCCGCAGCAATGGTCTTAACTCTCCATTCGTTGATGTTATCCTTACCATAATAATTTAGACCAACATCACCAAGGCAGATAATCCAGTCGTTCTTTCCAAGCCTATGTTTAATACAAAATTTATTTAGCTCTAAGAGACGATTAAAATCGCCATGAATATCGCCTGTAATATAAACTGACATAGGTTTATACCTTTCCTCGATAGCAAGAAAGCTCTCGATTTACAACGTTCCATGTAAACGAAGATCCGTTCTTCCGAAAAGAAACAAAAGGAACGTCCTTCCATGGGCCTTTCTTATCGCACTCCACTAATGTCCAGCATTCGGAATCAGAACACCAAACTGGCAGTCCAGCCATTTCTTTTAATTCTTCAATGGTCAATTTCTCGTTGTTTTTAATATCGAGACTACCATCTTTCACAGGCACAGCCTTATCATCCCAATATTCATCAGCTCCAACCTTTCTAGGAGCAGTTCCAAAATGCTCTTTCCACTCAGGAAGACTCTCGTTGATTGCATCAAACTGAATACCCCAATCAAAGCAAGCCTCCATTGCATCATGCAAAAGCTTTCCTTCACGACAAGTCCAGAGAATCAGACCCGCACCGTGTTTCTGTTCCTGAATTGCTTGATAAATGACATTCCAGTTCGGTTCACCAATATCAGGATAATTATTCTCACAGAGAGTCCCATCAAAGTCGATAGCGATAGCACGCTTCCAATTTCCCATATCAAATCACCTCAAAATCAACAATCTGCGCCTGCGGAGTTACTTTGTTTCCGTACTGATTTAAAGATAACCGGCATACAGCATTGATGTATTTCTCTTCCTGACCACCATAGAAGTCATTGTTGATCCAGCCAATCATCCGACCATTATCAGCAAAGCACACAAAATCAATGCCTTTTTCCTCATCAGAATACTTCCACATATTGCCGTTCTTGCCCATCGGAGCACATCCACTATGAATTAGCGGAATATTTTTAATGTAGAAATACGGTTCGGAGATTCCCTGTGCCCAGATTTTATGCATTTCATACATGGTCTTCGGCAATGCAACAGTCAGCCTACTATAGTCAAAATCAAAATCAACTACGATTGCCTTACTCATCGTGACATCTTTAAGCAGCTCATTGCAATCCGCAATCGCCTTTGGTACATTTTCTTTCTTGATTTTCACACCAGCAGCATTATCATGACCAAGAACTGACTCAAAATCTCCGGTGCTCATCAAGAACTCCTTTAAACTTTCAATCGGAGAACCGTCTGGATTTCTCATCGAGCCACCGTAATAATCCGGTTCATCAGCGAAGGTACGAAGCAGCACACACGGTTTTGCATACATTTCAGCCAGCTTGATTGCCACAACACCAGTCAGAGTGTTGTCAAGAATGCCAGTAGAGTTACAGAAGAGAATCTTATTCTGGTCTGCATTATGCTTTTCAATCAACTCCTGAAGCTCTGCGACAGCCTTGTCTTTGGTCTTATTTTGCTGATACTTGCAAGACGAACACTCACGAGCTACATGCTGCGCCAGAGTCTCGTCAATCGTAACACCGGCATTCTTGCCACGAGTCGGAGTGTACTGGAAAGTCTGCTCTTCACCGACCATCGCACGGAACATCCGCTTCTTTTGCTCGGATGAGCCAACGCGAATCAGTGCGTTCATCATCGGAACGATGTAGAACTGAACATCATTGATAGTCGGGTCACCCTTGATGTTGAAGCTATTCGCCTCAACCAAAGCACAAATCATCGGATTCACAATTCGTGCCAGACCTTTCGTGCAAAGGCGCTTTGTCTCATGCGAGTGCATATCCATAACATCACCGATGTTTCCGACAGCCACTAGATCAAGATACCGGTCTGCAACATCAGTCCAATTATACTCATCAACAGCCTGAAGAAACTTATATACCACGCCAGCACCAGACAGTTCCTTGTTAGGATATGTACCATTCTGGTTATTGACGATTACTGCGTAAGGATTCTCTCTGTCGCAGATGTGATGATCAAGAATCAGAATATCGATGCCATTTTCACGGAGTTCCTTGCACTGTTCAACGTCGTTGCTGCCAGCATCAGGAATAATCAACAGAGTGGTTTCAGGTGGAACCTCGATTTCTTTAGAGAGTCCATGTTCCTTACCACTATGATGCAGAACATTGATTTTTCCAAAATAACCAATCGCCTTCAAATACTGAAACATCATCGAAGCACTTGTAAAACCGTCCACATCACAGTCTACAAGGATAGAGATAATAGACTTATTCCAGATATGTTTATTCAACAGCCGGACAGCATCTTCCATGTTGTCCAGTTCCCACGGAGAATTCAGACAAGAATCATCTAGGTTCATGTAGGTCTTATAATCCTCAACCCCTCTGTTCTCCATAATCGTTCCAATCGGGTCTGATAGGTCGTTCCTACTCCCCTTCCAGAGTTTTACATTCATTTAATTCTCCTAACACAGTTCTCAATCAACGCCTTAAATTTTTCAGGATTATCAGTCGGGGCTTCCTTTTCATCCAGAATCCCTTTATCATCTACTACAGCATACACACTTACGCCATCGACAAATCGATTGGCGAGAACCATAAGCTCACTAAGCTGAACGTCTTTATCAAAGACGAAACAAATATCAACGCAAAGACGTGTTAAAATTTCAATTTGATTCTGTGAAACCTTCTTACCACCAGTCGCCACACAGTTGTAGACATCCATGTTCCACATCTGCATGACAGACTTTTCAGCCTCACCAACATATACCAGACCTTCATTCTTGATATACGGCTCTGTCTTAAACAAACCATACAGAATACGGTTTCTGGCACACGGCTCAAGATACAGATACTTTAATTCACCTTCAGGCGGCTTACCAAAATATCTTCCCTTTACACCAACCAGAGTACCAATTTCATCTCTGATTGGAATCGTGATTCTATTTGTCAGTTCATCAAAGCCAATCTCGAATTCCTGCTGCGTCTCATAAGATATCCCATCGTCAGCAAAAATCTGGTTCACATAAGGTTTATAATAACCGAGGATAGCTTCGGAGATGGGGACTATCGGACGGTCATCCTCGTGTTCTTCACCTTCATTTTGCATGGCAATGAGCTCTTTTAAAATCAACATACTTTTAGGAAGGTCTTCCTCAAAGTTGTGATAATAGTCAAGCCCAACCCATTCGCAGATTTGTTTAATAGCTTTTGGGAAAGACAGTTCCAGAAAGAACTGGACGACAGAAATCAAATCATAACTGGTCTTTCCATTGGCAATATCTCGTGTGTAATCTACCGCAGTAAGATTTTCATTCTCGTAAATGCAGAGTGCCGTTCTATTGTCGCCATCTGGATTTGCACACTGGTAATAACCAGTCTTGTGACTGATATGATGACACCCAAGTTCCTCCAGAATCGGCTCAATCTGTTTTTCTTCAAGAATGTAATTTTTCAGATCTGCGATATTTACCATTGTAGTTCCTTACTTTCTGGTGCAGACACCGACCTCTTTCCAGACATTCTGGTTCAAATTCACTTCAAACATGATTTTCTTTTTCTCACCAAAACGATTTTTATCGATGTTTCCAACGTAATACCGCTTATCTGGATTTAGCCGATGGGCACAGTCACCGCCCCACTCAGGGTCATGAGATATATATTGATACTTCACGAACTTATCTTTTGGAATCTCCTTAAACAGAACCATTGTCCAAGCAACATGCTTAATCATTTTTGACTCAGCAATGTTGTTTGAATTTAGTTCATCAGGAAGATACTCATGGGCATTTTCAGCCAACTGGATACTACCGTAGATAAAGATCTTTAGATTTTTCGCAATTTCTTCAAGCTCGGTGGCCGTGACCTTGAACGCTGCCCATTCACCAATAGATGCAATGTCGTTCTTTAGAGTATCGTAGAACACATACTTAACTCCCTGAGTGAGAGCTGCCTTCTGGATTTCAAATCGCAGAGACTTATCACTATAATCAGCAGAAACATCCTTTGCGATAATCAAGCCTTGTGATTCGCTCTCAATCCACTGGCAAACATCAAGCACATTGCGATACTCTTCGCTTTCCTCGTAGACACGGGCGGTAAACTCATCAATGCTTTCTATGTATTCTCCATCTTCGTTTTGCTTTCGGAAGATGAAGTTTCCTTTTGCATCCCGATACATTCCAAGGGTGATTTCTCGCTCATCCTTATGGAAACGATGACCATGCAACTCTTGAAACTCAGGATTATTGATGGCGGTGACCAGTAAGCAATACCGGACTGACTCAAGATCCATCTCATTCAGCAGCAGAAGAGCTTTCTGCTTTTGAACCAATGTGACGTAGGCAACAATCGCCATCATGTATCTAGTCTTACCAGCATTAGATGGCATACCATTGAACATCACAGTGCCCAGCTTCAATCCTCGAAACAAATCATTCATGATAGGATACTGGAACGGCAAACCCATATCAGGAACACTCAGACGTTCATTGACCATTGGCAGCAGACCATTATTCAAAATCTCAGCATCATCGTTTGTGATGATAACCGTATTGATCTTGTCGGCCTTGCCACGAATCAATTTGTAAATGTCCTGAGCACCAAACATTTCAAACTGCCGGTGCTTCAAGATTCCTTCAATATTGAACCCATTACGCTGATACTCACGAAGTAGCGAATATTTCTTCAGGATATTGAAATATCCCTTGATATCATCGTCATTCGCAAGGCTCATGTAGTATTCAATAGTTGACCAGCCCTTCAGCCGCTTGTATTGGGACAATCTGGACTCGTCTTCGGCCATAAACGTTAAAACAGATGTTTTATTAAATTCTTGAGTCCGAGTTTCGTAAATAATCAGCGCTGCATCGTAGAAAAATTTTGTTGCTTCATCGGCAAAATCGTACTTGCTCTTGACATAATGCCCATACTCGACCAAATAGTCAGGATGCTTGTAAATTGCGCCAACAAATAGAATTTCGTTCGGGATATTTGAAATGAGTTCCACTCATCCACCTCCCTTTATATTTTTTAATATTGAATTTTGTTGTTTGGATACAGTTCATTAAACATATCGAAAACTTTTCTCAGTCCAAGACCTTCTTTGCTGGGCACCCAAATTTTCTTCGGATTCCAGTTTTTCCAAACTCCGTCATACTCAGGTGCAGTAGCATCATATTTTGGATTATCTACCCATTGACCACCGTTCATACTATACTCGTACTTCTTTGGGTCAAGTTCGGCAAGTGTCAGGAATCTATTATCGTTCTTGTTGTGAGCTCCAAACCCACAAAACGTGCATCCGGTACGATCACATCCAGTACATTGTAACTCATGCCCAGACTTTTTGTTGACTTTAACAATATCACCATAAGCATCTGCAATTTTGATGTTAGATTCCTTAATAAAAGTCAGCACATCTTGTTCTGTCCAGAAACTCATTGGCTTACTAATTGGGCGCTTACCATCGAAGGCATTACACCCATGAGCAATCCAAGCAGTCCTTCGCATTCTGCTTTCCTCCGCCATCGTTGCAACAATTGGATGAAGTCCTGTTTCCTTTTCATATTTTTTCATTGGTTTTTTCTTCATTACATTGCAACAATAATGAGAAATCATAATCGGAAGTTCTTGGCACAGCGGAAGCCATTTATCCTTGTTAAACAGACTACTTGTCTTTTCGCCATCGCTAAAAACACCTCCGTTTTTCGATGCATACATCGGCTCCGTTCCAAGCAATTTCGTACGGTAACTTCCTTGATATACGTTTTGGCTGTCTACTAGCCACGACTTGTTTTTTTCAGGGCACCATCTTGTTTCTCGCCCAAGTAATTGTGCTCGTTTTGTTTTTGTTTCCGCTCCGCCTGTAATCCTTCTAGCGTAATATATTGCTTCTGCTACATCTTTAGATACAAGCGGGAAGCCGTATGTCGAAATTACTTCTGAGAATGGCATTTCTGGGTAAACTTGAATTGCTCCAGAATCTCTTGCCATTTTTTGTACTGATGTAAATTCCAAACCAGTATTACTAAACACAAGCGGGACATCTGGGAACAGTTGCCTTGTCAGATGAGCAAGTACAGTAGAATCCTTGCCACCGGAGAAGCTGACATACACACCACCATCATAGTGCATATACCATTCTTGGATGCGATTTTGAGTGATTTGAATCTTTCGCTCAAGAGGAAGCGCCTGAAGCTCCTTCAATCTTTGAGCGTCATGAACTGTATTATCCATTTACCAACCTCTTTTATATCTCATCGAGAATTGCATTTATATCAATTTCATTCTCGTTTTTACTCTGTTTCGGTGCTGTTTTCATCCGTTTCAGTACCGTTTCAGTCAGATTTTCCTTCGTTTTGTCTTCGCTTTCACTGCGAATCGAAGCAAGTCTTTCTTTTCGCTCAAGATAACTAGGATATTGAGCCAGCAGAACAGCCAAATCGTAGTTCCATCGCTGGCTCATGTCGCAACCCTTGGCTTCTTTCTCGGCAATTATCTTATCTAGTCGGGGTTTCGCTAGAACCCACATATCGTAAAGTTCTAGCGGAGGAATCGAACCTCTATATTTGTAATAATTACCGGAAATCAGCTGCGTAAGTTTCGAGTAGAAGCTACCCGGAACAACCGCCGGGGCGTATGTATCTCGAATATGGTCGAAAAGAATCTTTTTTTCTTCCTGTTTGATATGTGCAAGCTCACGATTGTGGTCTTGCTCTCTCTTTTTGGAAAGAAGATCATCGACCTTTTTGTCCGTAGCGTCATTCACTTTGTCAAAAAATGCCCTTAGCAGGTCATCTGTCCAAGGGCGTTTTTGATTTTTCTTTTTTCCTACAAAACAATCCTTATGGTAAAAACCCGTCTTGTCGTAGAAAAACATGCTACGGTCTCGCTCGATGAAAATATTCTTCCCGCAAATCTTGCATTTACGGGTTAGTTCCATTAAGCCAGTTCCTTCTCCATGACTGCGGCAACCTTCTTCAGTTCCTCAATATCAGTCATAGAACGGAATGCGGTAGACAGGCCAGCCGCCTTAACAGCCTTCTGCGCTGCGCTCTTCTTTACAGGAGAAGCGGAAGCAATCAGGTCATTCAGCTTTGCCTTAATGTCATCCAGAGAAGGCTCTTTATTGTCGGAACTCTTATCTGCCGGAACATCATCCGGCTCATCGTTTTCGATACCAAGGTCACGCATACTCAGCTTAACCTCAGTCTTAACAGCTTCGTTCAGGCCGTTCTTGATGACGTTCTCCCGATTCTTTGCGCTACTAGAGATAATGTCCTGATACTCAAGCAGGGTCAAATCCTCAACGACCTCACCACCCTTATGCATACCGGTACGATCCTTATCGAAGAAAGCGAGCTGCTGACCATCCTGGAAATACAGGCGGAACTCAGTATCAACGTTGTACTCCTGACCGGCAAAACCATCAGGAATCTTGCGACCAGTCGGCTCACTTACAATAGAACCATTCACAACCTTGGTATGCTTCTCATCCTTCTCACGGCAGATGACGATGTAGTTCACGCCAGAGGCATTCAGATCCAAAATCAAAGACTGACCCTTGAAGTTCAGGGTATTGAAGTCCTTGAGCTCCATACCAGCACCCTCAATCTTGACTGCCTTTTCATCACCAGTCAGACCCTGAGATGCGGCCTTAACCTTGGCACGCTTCTGCGAGAATGCGGTGAGGCCCTGGGTGGCTGTCATCTTGAGAATAGATGCGGAGTCAACAACCAGAGCGTCGGCACGGAACGGCTTGCCATCTGCGTCCAGATAAACATCACCATTCTCATCCTCAATATCATCATCGTTGGTAACCATTTTGATATAATCCTGAACTTCTGCCAGAGACTGGGTATAAACAATCAGCAGATTGTCAGGATTCACACCATTGGCTTCCAGTTCCTCAGTATAATTATCAATAGAACCATTCTCGGTATCCAGATACAGAACACGGAACGGCTTGCCGTCTGCATTCTTCAGATAACACAACTGCATTGCAGTACGAGACTTACCAGTTCCCTGCTCACCATAAATCAGCATATGAAGCTTCTTACGAACAGCAGATGCCTTACGAATCATAGCCATATATGTAAATTCCTCTCTAAATCTTTTCTTTTATTGGTATCCTGTATTACTTAGCTAAAGGCTAAAATAAATTAGCCCCAGTCAACCTCTTCCTCATCAGCAGGAGTTGCAGTGGACTTGTTAGAACCACCCCACCAAGAGGTATCGTTCTCAGCTGCCTTGCCATCAAAGTCCTTCTTAGCCTGAGTGTTAGCAGCAATCTTTGCCCGTGCTTCGGAAATATTATCTTCGGTATAGGTGGGCTCTGCATCCTTATCACTGGGATTCGGGTCAAAGGAATCGGGATTAACACCCTCGATATACAGCTTACGAACTGCAGGAGTGCTCTGGCGTTTCATCTTATTAGGGCCACCCCAGATGTTCTCGGTCTCAACTTCCTCAACCTTCTGCTGATTGACGATGGGACCAAAGCACTCGAAGCTGGTATAGGGCTTCAGACGCTTACGAATAGAATCGGCCAGAACCTTATTCTGAGCGTTTGCCTTATAGTCAATGAAGAACTCAGCATCCTCGATGGTGTTGTAGTTCACAATCTTGGCATCGACAATTACTTCATCGCCCTCATCGCTCTTGCGGCAACCAGTGTACACAACGGTCTGAGTAAACAGAGCCAGCTCCTCAAATCCCTCTGCATCGAAGTCAATCTCCTTGGAACTCAGAGACACCTGAGTAGGAACGAAGCGAATCTGGTGCTTACCATTGTAAGTGCTGTACTCGATGTTACCACGGACATACACGTTATCACCATCATGCAGGTTCTCGGAAATCTCCTTGGCTGCATCGAAGTCGGTCAGAGTCTTGTTGTCGTTGATGACCTTACCAGACTCATTCGTCTTCTTGGTAACACCGACCTTAACACCAATCATGTCATAGCCTTCCGGTGCAACATAGGTCAGACGATCCTTCCAAGCGACTTCCTTCTTATCCTTCTCGATGCCCTTGTCCTTATCGGCACGGCGGAAGAAGTAGACCTTATCACGAGGCATACCAGCCAGATCAATATAGAAGGTGTTCTCGTTGGAGGTCTGAACACCAAAACTCAGGACACGGCGCATAGCACCACTCTTTGTTTCCTTCTCATTATAGAAGTTGCTACGCTGGGTGCCGGTAACCTTACCAGCCATCTCAAAAGAACCACGGGTCTGAGGAAGATTAAAAATTCTATCTGCCATATCAAGTCTCCTTTATGTAATTTTGTTTCATTGATAATCACTTATGTTTCTTTTTTATTGTCTCGAATCAATTCATGCACTATTCATTTTATGTATTATCCTCCGTCTGGCTTATTGATGGCTTATATTTAACAACCCTCCGGGTCGTTAATACCGAGGATCTTCAATAGGATCGTATGTAAACATCGCTCGGAGCACTCCTGCAAACTTATCGGAGCACTCCTGACACAAAGAGAACTGTAGCTTCGCACCATCCCATGTCGGGCTTTCATAACCAAATTCGTGATACATAGAGATTGTATCTCCACAAGGATTCTTAGAATATTCCTTGCCACACCAGTTACAAACATGTTTACTTATCACCATAGCGGCATCACCCCATTTTTAATATTCTCTATCACGGAACATCTTAGATTGAGCACGAGTCAATCTGTTATTCCGGCCATACTTAGGTCTGAATGCGGACTGCAACTTGTTGTTTGCGTATTCGAGGTCACTCTCTAGAATCTTCGCAGCTTCTTCAATGTAATCTCGAATGGCACAATACTGGTCGCTGTTGATACAATGCGTCTTTAGATAATCAAGCATATCGACTGCCTGATTTTTTAAAAGAAGAGTATCTTCAAGCTTGGTCTTACGCCGTTGGAAGAAATCTATATTCATAAGCATCCCTCCTCCTTTAAAAATGCAGTATATGAACTCACGAACTTTTCGTACAGGATGGCTCGTTTAAGAATCATTTCATAAGCATGAGTAGTGTGTTCACGAGGGCACCATTGACCTCCCTCTTTACCAAGTTGGATTTGCTTCTCTACAATTTCCTTTGCCTCATCGAAAGTCATGTTCTCAATTTCATTTTTCTTTGCGTGCATCCAATCTTTCATAGCACACCACTTTCAGCAAATGCATAATTGTGCTTGTCATTCTTATCTGCCCATCGGCTCCAATCCATCTTGCGATGACAATCAGAGCATTCGCACTCGAACTTTTCCAGCTTCGTCACACAGAACGGACAAAGATATGTGTTCTTTTCCTTCTGGAAAATCGGACTTGCCGAAAGACTCAAAGAGCCGGAGTCGATGGTTACATTGACAGGAATTTTGCTGTTCATCACATTACCTCTTATTTGAATTAGCCTTTTATGAGATTTAGTCTTCTGGGAAATGCTTCTTCGTCACTGCAATACAAAACGGTTCAATTTCCGAAGCAAACTTACAATTCTCTTTTCCATATACCTCACTCCACACAACACAAAATCCGCCGATCCCATCGAAAAGGCTACCAAGAGTAGCATTCTCACCAATGAAAGGTTTCATCTTTTGTGCAATCCAGTACCATTGAGGCAATGCAATCGAGTTGCCAAGTGCTTTATAACGAGGAGAGTCAGCTGGCTTGTGCTTCTTACCATTCTCGTCTACCCATTCGCCAATATCAGTCCAACCATCCTCAAAGCCTTGAAGACGTTCACACTCAACAGGAGTCAACCGGCGAACGATCCAATTGAGAATACATCCAGCAGTAAATCCTGGCCTCGTACCATTACAAAGCGTAGTAGCCACTTCGTCGTAGCATTTCGTATTTTCTGCTCTAAATCCAAGTGGGAATCCAGCACATTTCATTTCTTTTTCTTCGACCACAAGATCAGTTGCGTCTTTGTAATCACGAGATTTCATTGTACTGGCTTGTTCGCTTTCCTTGTATTCACCAATACGCTGCATAGCAAAGGCTTTCTTTTCAGCGACAAGCGGCATATTATTACCACCAGTACCACATTGAGCTGTACAAGCTGGGCTTGTATTACCTTGCTGAGTGTATCGAGCATCCTGACTATGGCTTTCGAATACCGCTGTGGAAATATTTTGTTTTAAATTATGTAAACTGGTTTCTTTTTCCAATCCATTCCCTCCTTAATGCTTTACACAGAACAAAGTCTGATCTTGCAAAGTGGAGAGAGTCGCACTCAATTCATTCTGCACGAGTGCTCCTTTACCCCCCCCTGCGCAGCCAGAACGAATCTTTAAAGTATAGGATCTTTCATCTCCCACCAATGAATCATCTCCTGCAGTGCATTCTTCAGAAGGTCGGGCAATGGTTTTCCACGTCTTGACGCTCTTGTCAAGATCCCCTGACATGCCCGTTTGCTCAAATAATACTTCTCCGGCACGTTGTCCTCTAAGGTCCATGACAAGCGCGAGACGTTTTCTACGCTGGGGAACGCCCCAACCACTAGCGTCGAATAATCTCCACGCCAAGGACCATCCGTTTCCGGCGATTGCTCCAGCTTTTGCCCACTTACCTTCTTTTCCCGAAGGTCGAGGAACTGAAACACTTGGTTCGACAATGCGTGCAAATTCTTCCAAGACACATCTAAAGTCTTCTCCTTTATTGGAAGAGAATGCTCCTGGAACGTTTTCCCAGATTGCAAATTTTGGATACTCTCCATTGGTGGCCTCCCTCATCTCCTTTATCACACGAATCATTTCCATAAACAAACCAGACCGTTCACCGGCCAGACCCGCTCGTTTACCGGCAATAGAAAGATCTTGGCTAACAAGGTGAACCACCAGTGATGCACGAAACGGGCTCAATTTTAGAGCCGTCAATCTCGCAAATATCTCCATAATGCTTCACCAAATCACCTCCTTTTAGTATCCTGTGTAATGTAGCTAAAAACCTAAAAATTAGCGAAAAATAATAGACGTATTAACGTCATATTGTTTCATCGCTTATAAAACCCATCAATCGATATACATACAAAACATACATCAATCACTCATACGGACTACTATGTATGAGACTAACCTTACCGAGAGTATCTACTACGTTACTGAGCAACGAATTACATATACTTTCTCGATTTAAAACGCTATGGTTCGCTTACTATGGTGGGACAGGCAAGATTTGAACTCGCGACCAAGCGGTTATGAGCCGCCAGCTCTGACCAGCTGAGCTACTATCCCATAAAACCAGTTAAACAGCTGCAACTATTCAACTGGGAACCTTCCTTATAAAACACTATTGCATCTATATCATATAGACGAGGAAGGAATAACAGCGATGCACATTTCCTATATCTCGCCCCTTTCGGGGGTGGTATTTCGCACAGGCGCGGCCGGGACTGACCGCTTAAAATCCCTACCCATACGAAATTGGAGCAGCGAAAGGTAGTCGAAACCTCATCCTCAGCTTGGAAGGCTGATATACTAGCCATTGTACGACCGCTGCATGAGAACCCAGCTTACAAAGCACTACTGCACCATCACTGGCGAGCTGGGAATAATAGTAAAGGAGATCAACAAACGGTACGCAACCATAAGTTGATAATGGTGGACACGACCCGATTTGAACGGGCACACCGCTATCAACGGCAAAAGAGCCTAAATCTTTCATGTCTGCGATTCCATCACGTGTCCATAAATTGAGGGTGTCGGGATCGAACCGACGATCGGCTATAAAGCACGCTGTCTGGGTCAAAGCCAGATGCCATTTACCACTTGGCGAACCCTCATTATGTAACTTGGCTTGCTGCGTCCTACTGCTCCGTTTTTTTTTGGAGAGCCAAGAATAATAGGAAGGTAATCATGAAAAGCAAGTGGAAAATATCCACTGGTCGAAAATGTCAGATTTGAACTGCGATTCCTGCTCCCAAAGCAGGCGTGTTACCATTACACCACATTCTCGATATGGTGCTACCGGAGGGGTATGATCCCTCAATTCCTCTCGGACGGTTGCTTTTAAGGCAACTGTGTCTCGCCAATTGCACCACGGTAGCATATAATGTGGCGAGTCGTCTCGCCACGTGTATTATTTTCTTAATTCTTTCCTAGTTGCCGGGAGGCCATAATATCTACACCATCTTCTAACGGCATTATCGGTCACTCCATATTTTTCACCAACCTTTAAAAAAGACATAGTTGTTATATCATTCAACAAAGTTTCTTTTGATGGCCATTCAACATTCCTTCTATCTGGCGAATGCCTATAGCATTCTTTACACAACGTTCCTTTCGTATTGTATTGTAAAGATTTGCCACACACAGAGCATCGTCTGCATCTATATTCTCTTTTCTTAACAGGAACTGAAACTTCCTTTTTAGTAAATTCGATATTGTTTTCTTCCATCAATCTTTTAGCTTTGTCGTACCAACTCTTCGCGGAATAATTTATACCAATTTTAGAAAGTGCTTGTTTTATATTTGGTGATGTTTTAAGTGCTTCTATCAACTTTTCTTCTGGAACGGCCTCTTTGTATCTTATATTTTTCCCACAGTAATTATCTGTTTGAGCATGACAATTTGGGCATAAAAGTTGTAGGTTGCTCAACTCATTGTTAAGCCTATCTCCATCTACATGATGAACCTCCAATGGAATTTCATGTCCCAACTATTCTGCATTGCCACAACATTCACATTTATGAGGTCTTATGTAAAGCAAGGCTTTCCTTAGCTGACTGCTAAAAGATACTCCCTTTGTAAATTTTGACAAATCAAAGTTACCTTTATTCTAGCCTTGCCCAGTAAAATGGGATATGTCTATATTATTCTCTTCAACATATTTCTTTAAAGCCGAGTGAGTTCCACCGCTGTTGTCTTTATATCCAAGTTTTCTTGCAACAGCATCTAAGCTTTTACTCTCTCTAAAAGCTTGCTTAATTTCTTCTTTTGTAAATTTGTCGATTCTTTTCATGAATTTGCCTCCAATATCTAATAGGTGGACGTTCGGGCTCTGGTGCCAAGGACGGTATTCGAAACCGCATGTGTTTCCACAGCGAGGTTTGGGCTCGCCCTGTCTCCCATTTGCAGCACCTTGGCATATATCGCCGGTCTTTCCCGGCTGTCAGCCCCGCGCAGGGCATTTTTGGAGGAAGAAACATCACGATACTTCGTTAATTATTTTAACGAAAATCACGATAAAATGTCTATTTTACTTCAGCTCTTCTGCTGACTTGCATAGAACTCATTCCGCAGCTGAATGATTCCCTTCTTACTGAATGTTTCCTGATCTTTCTCACGCTGCTCACGCATCCAACCATAGAACAGGTTGTCTTCTGCGGTAAACAACTTCGCAGTCCGGTCATAATAGCCCTTCTTCTGGACGCTCTGCATGACACTACGCAGGAACTTCCAATGCTTATAATAAGGAAGTTTCATCTTGAACATGAAGTTGTTATTATCTCTCAGAACAAAACCTTCGACGTGATCGATGCCATGATACAGATAATTCTCATTCATGACTTCCTCATACCAAGGATAGAATTCACTCCAGTTCTCAAAGGTCTTAACCTTCTCCTTAATCTGCAGATGACACTTTTCTGCGACACGTTTCAGATCATCATAATCCATCACACTGAAGTCCATATCATTCGCAACAATATCCAGCAAAACAATATGTGGTTTCTTGTATTCAATAATATGAGCATCATTCACAGGATCAATCACCTCAAAGATGATGGAGCCATGCTCTTTGGCAACCTCCTTCAGATTCTTACGATCTTCATCGGAAGTAGTATCCATAATAATCTTTCGGAACATATCTGCAAAAGGCCCATCAGGAGTAGACTTGCTTGCGATAAACAACCCATCCTGTTCAGCATCATAAGACACAATGCCAAGAAATCCGTTTTCTTTCAGATATGCAGTCATCGGGAACTTCAAAGTGTTCTGCAGGTTGCCAATTCTCGTTTCATTCCGCTCATCAACTGCGAAGAACTTATCATAGCTTCGAGCTACGATTTTATTCGTCTTAGTGTTAATGAACAATCCACGCGCTTTGGTAGAAACCTCATCCCAGTGCTTCTTGTAAAATGCTTCACGAGAGAAGTTAAAAGAAGAAATGTCCCCAAATCGCTTCTCAAACACATATCTGCTTTGACGCATCTTACTAACAAGTTCTGCGTTATCGAACTCAGTTTTCATTTCAGCGGCAGTTTCAGTCTTTGGCTCCTCTTTTCGGAACACATCATTCTTGGTTTCTACGCATTTGATAGGCTGACCGTGTTCAAGTTCCACACAACGAAGATATCCACCAAACTCGATTTTTCCTTCGAGATTGTAGCACCGATGGCCCATATCAATAGGAACATCCTGCACATTTCGATGGCCGAAGATCTGAATGTAGCTATCCGGCATCGACTTTTCCCAAGACTCAGCCACGGTCAGCATATCAGGATAACGGCCTACGCCTTTAATCATCTGATCCGCAGACACGAAAGGAAGAAAATAAGGAAGATAGCTCAGACCACCGTGACTTACGAAATACCGCTTGCCATCATATTCAAAGTAGGCACACTGACCGACTCTGGAATAAATCTTACGAGCAGTATTCTTGTCAATACCAGCCTTAAAGAGCTGCGGACGAGTGTAGTTTGCAAACTCTTCACTCTGCACAGGTTCGTCATGACCCCACTTGTTCAGCCAACGCTCGTGATTGCCTTCCAAAAGGATCACATTCTTGCGGTTGTTATTTACGACATCACACAGAAACTTGAAAACCTCTACATTTTCAATACCACGGTCGAGATAATCACCAACGAAGATATAAAGCTCGTCGTCCTTCATTTCGCCAAGATATTTACTCAGACAGGTATAGCAACCATGAATATCACCGATAATATGAATCTTCTTCCACTGATTGAAATCATTCGGATAATAGTTCAAATCAGACATCACATACGTGGTGGACGGAAGAACCGTTACACCAGAGGGAACTTTCTGAGTAGCGAATCGAGCATACATTTTATCAATGGCAGCTTCAGGGACTCGCTTCAACCACTCTCTCTGAGCGTTTCGCCGTTTACATTCTTCAATCGGAAGATCAGTCATATCAATGATATACATCCTGTACCGATATTGTTTTGCAAGGTTCTTATATCGGTTCATTTCAATCGTCTTGGAGTTTGTAGCATCAATCACCGTAAACTCGCCGTGACTCATACGCACCTCAAGCAACTTGAAGAGCATATCCCACACAACGTCGTCATTCTGCGGAGAAATCTCCATCTGCCCGGTTGGAGTTTCCTGTGCTCCCTGACACATAAGACGGAGCGTATCTGAACTTAGCACATACTGTTCCAGATTATGCTCTTTAATATAGGTTGATTTTCCGCAGCCAGGTGCGCCACGAAATAACAAAAGTGTTCTCATCTATATCTCCCTTTCTAAGTATCCTGTATCATGTAGCTGGCGTGTTAAAATCAAGGGGTCGAAGCCCCCTGTTTTTAATTTTTGTGGAAGTATTCGATCCAGCCCTTGTATCCTTGCCGGAAACTAATGTAGGCAACCTTGCTGCACTTTCTTCCGATAATGTCCGCAAGAGGATCTTTACCATTTCCGAAACTAAGTTCTGCAAGATTAAATTCTGGATGAGTTTTACAATAGTTATAAACCTTGACATACTCTCCGTTTCTGGTCAGATGTCTTCGGTCTAAAGCCTTTGAATGATATCTTCTTTCGAGAATATCATTCAAGCGTGTGAAATAACTATGAATTGTGTTTGTGGACATTCTTGAATCACTGTCTGCACCAGTTCTATCCTCTGTTTTACGAAGGATGTAATCACCATTTATGACATAAAACGTTCTGTATCCTCCCATATTTGGTGCATCGTATTGTTTCATTTCATAACACTGCTTGATGATATTCATCAGTCTCGCGTCAACACCGGTCTTATTCAAAACAGTACATGATTCAAAGTCAACATCGTTAATCGTCAGATTGGAAACTTCTTCAGAAGTAAGTCCAATCCAGTACAGTGCAGCAATTACGTTCATACGAATCTGATATGACTCTTCGTACTTGTCCAAGAAATCAACAAACTCATCAACTGACGCAAAATACTTGTCCTCGTACATATTGTCTGAACTCACGTCGCTCTCCGAGAATTCAGCTAAGTCATACATGCTCGCTCGATCCTCACTTTTGATGTAACCTGTAATTATCGACTTTACATTTCTGAACGACCGACTTGAGTTTACCCAATTGTATCTGGCAAACATCTTTACAAAATCATCTTTTGTGAAGTCAAACAACTCATACCCACACTCGGACTCGTAATCCATAACATGGTTAAGTGTCGATACAACAAACTCAGAACTTCTATCAGAATACCTTTCGGCAAAAGTGTTGATCTTTTCTTCGGTAAGCATAGTGGCACACTCCTTCTTATTATATGTAGTGTACCATTAAACCTTATAAAAAATCAAGCAAATGCGGCAAAATTCTGAAAATCCATAGTATGTTGTACGCCACTCAGGAATGCTGCGAGCAAAAACGGTTCATCTTTGCATCTTGCCATTGCAATCATATTCATCTGACGCTCAGACAAGACACCAAGCTTCTTGATGAACTGTCCTTTGTTAAGTGTATCAGTCTCTTCACAGAGAACAATACTGTCAACCTCTAAGAATTCACAGTCTTCTTTCGAGAGTAGAACATGAACCGGAGAACGCTTGTATATTCTTGAAGACAACGGATTCCCTTTGATTGTTGGGCTGAAGAGGTTTCTCTTATTATTACTTGTCACAACAAACGGTCGAATACCGCGCTGCTGATGACCTGTCGCATTGGATAGATCAACCAACCAAACCTCTCCGACCTTTGGATCAATATTGTTATCCATAGTCTTTCTCCTCTATGATGGTGTAGCTCCGTTCCATAGCTACATTATACAGGATACAATCACAGAAGTCAAGAGGTTTTTGAAAATATTTTTAATGCCCGTACAATTCAGAGTTTTCCGACACAAATACATTAGTATCGTCGAAAATCATCTCGTAAGCTTTTTCTGTACAGCCCGGCCTAAGTGCCACCACCCTTACTTCATGACATTCTTGCCGCAGCTCAACATGACTTTCATTTCCGAAGAACCCAATACCTTTAACAATCCCTTGTGTCTCTGCTCCAACATCATTGATCTTGTTACAAATCATGTGGACATCTACACCATTGCAAACAAAGCATACCCACACTCGCTTTTTTCTTATGTACTTTAAAAACTGCTTAACCTCTATGACCGCCATAACCTTTCTCTCATTCATTAAAGTACCGCCTTCCGCTCACATAAACAACTTTCAAGATATATTATACACAGCCTTTTGTTTTAGTCAATACACTATACATCTTTTTGTTGTTATAGAAGTTTAAAATTTTAGATGATACCGTTCACTCGGCATCATCCATAACCAGCTTTGAATCATAATAGAACCTATGTGCGCCAAATTGACCCGCGAACGTTGCCCCTCGCTCGTGCCAACTGCTAGGAGCTGCCGCCGGGGTCACAAACCACTGGATTGGCTTATCCGAAATCTTAGCGCCATAATCAAACACCATAGACACAGCCAACTCGTTCTCTGCCGTTACCTTCCTATTATATAAGGTACTATACCCATACTTCTTAAAGACCTGCTGGATAGTCAAACCATCCAGTACAGCGGAATCATAAAGGCATTGAGCCACGGCCATCTGGCCTTCCAGGCTGTCAGCACCAGCTTCACAAGCAACGATCTGTTCTGCAAGAGCACGTTCATCATCGGTGAGCTCGTGCTTGTCCTGGCTGAAATTCACAACCCGTGTCTCAACAATTTCTTTCACGAAGATAACAGGTTCGTCATCGTTCTTCTCATCCTCTTTTGTTGCTTGTGTAACATTCGTGGTTGGTTGATCATTATAATATGTATACGTGCCTTCAATTCCAGTATTCGGTAACGCTTTCATCACCAAATTCCCTGCCAGCAAGCACATTATACACACAATAGCAATACTTTGCTCACGATTTATTAATAATTTGTTTATAATAAGTTCACACCTTCTTTCCTAAAATATTGGTTTTATCAGATCTTTAAAGACTCCTCATTTACGGTCATCACAAGCTCGTTGACCCGCTTCCAATCAACATTGTCCGGCAGGTAAGTCTCGCTCTTGTCAACTGACAATCTGCTTTCATAGGCCGGAATCAGTTGCTGACGAATCTCTTTGTAATCATATTCACCGTTGCGAAGCTGCGTCAGGAAGTTATAATCATTGTCTCGATAGGTTTTAATTTCACCTTTTTCCAAGATGTCAAAGAGCATCAGGTATACACGAACTGCATTCATTACCGTCTTGTGCATTTTCTTTGAATTATGGTAGATTGGATCTTTGTCTAATGTATCAGACTTTTGAATCAGCTTGCCTGCAAAACCTCCAAACGAGTAAATCACACGCTTCGAAAGGAATAGGTTTTTGTTGTCCATAAGTAGCTGCGTCATTGGGTTATAGCTAATAACGAGTTCATCAGCATTTCCTAACTGTTCCAGCATATTGGGGTTTCCACTGCACATCAATTTTACAGCTTTGTTAAAGCTATAAATCGTTGTATCAGTCTGAGTGTCCACATAATGCTCAAACTCACCGAGACCAAGAAGGTCTTCTTTCGAGTTCAGCGCCACACCTCGGATATCAAGATCCGAGCCCTCAATATTTGTCCCATAAGCATGACTGCCACCGACCGTTACGAACATCATATGCTTGCCAAGATGCTCATTCTCCCGAAGAAAATTATATTCTGGAAAGTATAATGCTCCAAGCAATTCATTTCTTGTCATAGAATCACCTATATTAAAACTTAGTTTTATAAGCTGCGCAAAAATTCATACAGCTCAATTTCACCTTGCAGCCAAACGACATCTCCGCCAGCCTTCAAATACACCGAATAGACCTTATCAGGATGCTCGAAGATGGATTCTACCTTCTTTACTACTTTCCGATCAATAAGTACATTACTCATATTCACTCACTCCATTTCGTCCAGTAACTCTTTTGCGTGATTAAGTACGTCGTTGGTAACAACCTTGCCGCCACGATTCAGCAACAAGAACACACGCAACGTATCTTTTTTAGAAAGATTCCGCAAATCTGCAATAGCAACAGCGGCCTCATCAAATGTTCTCTTGTCCTTTTTAGAGAGTTCACTATACAGATATCCTTTGTAACGGAAACGATCTTCGTAGAATGCAGTCAGCGTCAGAAGTCTCTGCTTTCCATCAATGATTTCGTAAAGGTAATTCTGATTTTCATTCCATTCGTCCATATCAATATTTTTTAAAACGAATCGACCAATTTCACCACCCATAAAAATTGTTTCAAGAAGCAGTTTACGGTCATCATCCGTCCACACAGATCCACGTTGATAGCTCGGATTACAATTGATGCCAAAGAAATAGTATCTGTGAAGTAAAGATTCAATAGTCACGTTTGAGTAAGAAATCTTAATATCTTCATTCTCTGTCAGTTGAGATTTCTTCTCAACACCTGCTTTACGAATGTTAAACCACGTTTCGTACCTATATCCATCATCGTAAGAAACACCGTAATATAAACCATCGTCGCAGACTTCATCAATCTTGCATCCGCTAAGATCACCAATCTCTACAGCATCTCCAACATCATAATAGTATGTAGGCTCGCCAGCACGGCTTGCCATCTCAGGAAGCTCCGTAAAAGTAGGCGACTTACGAGCTATTTCTTTAGGCGTTAATTGCAGTGCTTCTACTGTTTTCCTTCTCGGCATAACTATTTCCTCCTAAATCTTAGTTCTTATCTGTTAAGCAGTTCTTTGATGTAAAGCGTCTCAAAATTTTTCAGATTAGGATGTTCGCTTCGAGCCATCTTTTCTGCCTGTTCTTCAACACTCAAAATACTTTCAAAATCATCATCTACATCAACAACATAGCACATACACTCATGATCGTGATTATCATTCCAACCTTCAAAAAGAGCAACAAACTTTTTCATGATGTATTTCCTCCTTAAATCTCAGCTTTTATCGGAATTTGTCATTGTGGCTTTACACCAGAGACACTCTTTTTCTTCTTTTGTGGACGAAATATATCCGCATAGACTGCATTTTACTCCTACTTCCACACCATGAATGTTTTTTGCGGCAATATATTCTGCCGTCTCTCCTTTATTTGAGTTCGGTTTGCACGTTTTCTTTTCCATAACAATCCTCCTAAATCTTAACTTTTATAAAGTAAAATAAGAAACAACAGCTCAAGTAACCAACCACATAATGTACCGGCAGCTACCGCAGGCCAATATTCACGCCACCACCATCTCACAGCATCCAGCCAATCACAAAATCGTTCTATAATGGATTTCTTTTTACATTCAGGCCAATCAGCATATTCATCCCAATCACAATCCATACATTTTATTCCTTCCGTTTATTCCAAGCATTCACTGCATCCAAAAGCGTATCGTTATCTGGCGTTCCACAATTAACAAGATCATCATAATACGCTTTTGTTCTCAGTCCACAATAATCACACACAACTTGTGCTCTGTGCTTGAAGAGAGTTGCTGGACCACCACAGCACGGACATGATTTCAAATCATACATGACTATTATCCTTTCTGTGCTCTACCAACCACCGCTCACTCTGATCGTCTGCAATAGACGCCACTTTCAGTAGTCCCATTACAAAAACCCCAAAGGGAACAAGCAGTATAAAGTAAAATGCAATAAACGATATTATAGTCCACATTATATTAACCTCACATTTCTTTCGATTTGATCGTTTGTATTGAGGTTGCCTCAAGCATACACCGCATAAAGAGATTATTCAACACAATTATTAAAATTACCAAAAATTTACTAATAATTCTACGTCATCAATAGTTATATCATCGGTCTACACATCCTTTTGTTAAGTATCCACAAGAACCCGGATTTTATCACTTTCCGTACATTGCATTTTCAAGCTTGCCATTGATAGAATCAATCTCACGCATTAGCTTACAACGCCAATTACCATCTTTGTCAAAACTAAAACACAGATCCTTGTCACCGTTCTTATAACCCATATAGCACCCAGACCGGCACAAGCTTGTCGCATCAAGTGCGTCTTGGATTACTCGTGCTTCATTGAGAGTCAAATCAATCTTCATTTTTAAATCCTCACAGAATTTAGGTTTTATTGTTTTCATAAAGTTTTAACATAATTTTTAGCGAAATAGAATCTAGACTACCATATTGAACCAAATTAAGCGCCATGTAAAAATTCCTTTTTACACCTCCAGTCAAATATCTAAATCTTTAAACTCAACCACTTCTGATTCACCATCATATTCAATATCTACATTCGATAAATATGTTTTGTACATCTTTTCATGACGTATAGCAGCTTCCATACTCGGATGTCGAATATCATAAAGCAACTGTTTAAGTCCTTCATCCGTCAAATTATACTCTTCTTGTAGCATACTCATATCCACACATCTCAATCAAAACGCAAACGGATTACTATTCACTACTATTATCAGTGTCACATTGAAAGTAAACATTACAAACGCGGTCATTCTTTATCACCTCAATCTCTAAATTCAATATCTACAACAATATTCTCAGGCTCTGTCATATACCTTCGTGCCAGCAGTTCTACCATGTGTTCCTTGTCCCCAAGATTGCTATTACGCAAAAGATATGAACAAACTTGTCTGCCTCTATACAAGAACACAGCCCATGCACTTCTCTTTAATGGGTTTGTAGTCTTAATCATTCCATTGCTTCCTCCAGAGATGTAGTCACATCACCAAAATCAAAATCCAGAGCACCAATCATATCATCAAGAGCATCCACAGCATCAGACAGGTTTGTGCAAGCTTCGTCTGCTTTATCATACCGCTCACTCCCCTGCAGATTCTCCGGCATGTTATCACGATACTCTTCTTCTTCCCACTGGATATCCTCAACATCGGACTTTACACTTTCGACCTCCGCAACAAGCTCATCCAGTTTCTTACGGATGGAATCAAAACGGTCAATGGTCTGCTTAATAGCTTTTCTACGAGTGTTATTCATTTTCAAATCTCCTTCAATCTACAATACCAAGCTTGCAAATGTTTTTCGGATCAGTGATGTAGCCAAACGTCAACGTGTTTCGCAGATACCCTTTGTACTCAAACCCACGATCACGAGCTGCCAGACGACACACATCTCGAATCGCGGATTCTCTCGGCCAAGAGATGCCAGCCAGCTGATACTTCCATTGAAGATCTCTCAGTTTCTGCCACTCAATCACAGGCTTCTTCTCATCCTCGAAACACAAACCATTCTGCACGGCATATTTCAAAGCATCACACCGCCTGTTTTCTTCTGGAGTACAAACTTTCCATTCTTTTTCAAGACGGCGATATGCTCTATCAAACGGTGCTTGTTTTGCTGCATCAATACCAAATGCTGCGCCAAGCAGGCCCAAACCAAGTAACAGTCCCATAATTCAAACCTCCATTTACGCTGTTTCTAGCTCTCTTTTTACCAGTGGACGACGTTTTGTTGCATTTTTTAACCAATCGTTTCCGCTAGGAACTTGCCTATCCACTCTTGTATTGCGGCCACTCCCTATCGGACACACCCGGCGGTAATCATCAGCAGTCTTACAGCCAAGAGACTCTGCTTCATCCAGAGCTTTTCGCACATAAGCCCATGTACTACCACCAAGATCAGAACATTTTCCAATCACAGCAAGCACAAGTTCATCGCCCATGCGCTCAACATATTCTGCTAAAGCTTTTTGACCAGTAGCACCAAGCTTTCCGATATTCTCTCGAAAAACATCCTCGATAGGTATCGTCGTTGTCGTCTCATCATAAGACGAAGACGATATCTTATCTTTCTCTTTTTCTTTTTCTAGCTTGGGTTTGCTTGCGTTTGCTTCGTTTTGCTTACGCTTGCTTGATGAGCCACCAGCTTTACCAGAAATCCTCTTGCCTTCGATGTATTCAGCATCTTTATCCAAATCTCTCTTCACGGCAGGCCACACATACCGCTCATTTCCGTTGAGTTCAGGCTCCGTTCCAGACGATTTATATTTCATCATCGCCAGTACCAGACGCCCCACCTCAGCAGCACTAAGGGGTTCAAAGTAGCTCTCGTAAGTATCCCAGATTTTAATATAAGTATCAGCCATCATACACCTCAAGAATTATCGCTATGAGTATTCACACCATAATTGATTCCAGAGTAATATCGCTCATCAACTTCCGAATCAAGACCAATATAATGAAGTGTGATTGCCTGGCTGCTGTGATTCAAAGCGTGCTGAAGCCATGCTAAAGCCATAACGTCATCACGGTGCTGTACCATAAACTGATAACCGAATGTCTTACGGCAACTATGAGTTCCAAGATTATACGGAAGTTCCATATCCTTTTGAACCTTTTTCATAATCCGGCCAAAACTATCCACATCAAGTGGATCACCAGCAACCTTTGGATTTGCTTCGTGTGTATACATAATTCCGGTCTTGGGACTGATTGATGTTCCTCCCGTACTTCTTAGCGAATTACGAGAACTGCACTTATAAGATGGGAAAAGCCAATCATCATAATGGAGCTTGGCTTTATCGATATATGTAGCGATTACCTCTAAAGCAGACTCAGGAAGAAAAACAACACGATACTTTCCAGTTTTCTTTTCCTTCATTCGTACTTTTGCGTTTGCGTTGACTTGCAGTTTTCCATTCATCCTCTGTGTTGTAACATCAGAAACCTTAAACCGAAGTAAATCACTTGCACGAAAACCAGTACATACACCAACATTAAACAAACACCAATCACGGTACATCCCACGATTCCAAAAATATTCCGAAATTCGTTTAATATCCTCTACATCTTTAATAGGCTGCACCGTTCCATTACAAGCTTCCTTGCGTTTGATATTATAGTTCTTCGCTTGGTTATGCTTTGCTTTTGGAATTGGATCAACCTTTGGTGGATTAAACTCAACTGCGTTATTTTCGTTCCTTTCAGGTACTGCGTTCATATTTGCATCTCCTTTAGATTCCATATTTTAAACAATACTTGCCATAGGACAATCCTTCTGCATCTGCCATTCTTGTAATTTCAACAAATGTCGGTTTGTGTTTCTTTTTATTTTTACATCTAATATCTTTTTCTCTATCCACAATCCTTCTGCAATTATCACAATAGAGCTTTCCACACTTTGGCCCATACCACGTAGCCCCACATCGTTTACACGTTATGTTTCCATATTTCATCATTTTCTTATACCTCAAACTCATCAATTTTCCAGTGATGGCGATAATAATTTCCAGAATCCCCACTAACAACGGATGCTTCAGTAGCAACGCACCACGTCTCGTCATCGCTTACCGGCTGATTGCTATCTTTACAGTCATTAAAGAAATGAACCATTTTATCAAGCGCCTTGAGCTTATCCGTTGTAACCATGATTACAGAATCCTCTGCGTAGAAATCGCTAGAATCAACACACTCGTGCAGAACATAAACCTTCATAATATGTACCTCAATTCTTTTCAAATAAATCCTTTCGAACCTTCGGAGTGAATTGGCGACTTTCAAGCTGTTCAATAGCAGTCTCCAACTTACCATCTCCCCATTCTCTGGTTTCTGTATTCATAACAATTTCAAGCAAAAGCTTTGCATCTTTAGCTTCCCTGCGCTTCCGTCGAGCCTTTTTAAGCTCTGCCATAAGCTGATAACCTTGTGCTGCGTTCACAGTTTTAAATTCAATAGCGTGTTCAAGATCATCAATCTCATCACTTGCGGCAGTCAAATCACCGTACACTTTTGAGTACATCTCTTTCAGATTACACATGGTCTTATCTGTAACGATAAGATTCTTTTTGAGTTCCGCCATCCATTCAGAATCCTCCATGTGAAATGCGTATGTATTCGGCTTTGTAGCCGGAGCCGTTATATTCGGACTCTTGCCAGCAATAGTCGCTTCGTCCATAGATTTTGGTGCATAGTGGCCATTCTTGTACCCGGCGGGAAGTTTATTGATTTCACAAATCGCCAGTCCCTTAGATTCAAACTGTAATGCCAGACTGATATCACAGGTGGCGCAGATTCGACCTCCCTTTCGTTTCATAATGTAGTTGTGACCATTCGATATTACGTACATTTACTTACTCTCCTGCTCCTTCATCAGCTGCTTTACAGTTTTCTTAAACAGTGCCAGGTTCTTTTCATTTTCGATAAACACCTTAGTCTTCGGACGAGGTGCTTTACCGTGTGTCTTCTCATAAGCAACAAACAAATTGTTCATCTTCTTATAACCAATCCGCTCGTAAATCAAAGTGTAAGTGTGCTTGTACTGCGGCTTATCACCAAGTTTTTCTGCCAGAGGCAACATAATCGGAAAAAGAACCTTTGCCGTTTCACTCTGCTTCTTAGGCTTTTCCTCTACAACGGGTTCTGGTTCAACTTCCTTAGCTTCCACCTCAATCACAGGAGCAACACACACATCTACTTCAGGAGCTGCCTCAACAGCTTTAGCTTCAGGCAGAGCTTTTTGTTCAGCGGCTTCTTCCTTCTTCTTGTTGATTGCCTCGGCATACAAATCTTCAACCAAGGCACCAAAGATAGATTTATACATCGTGCTTGCTTCAACCACATCAATCGTAGGAATGTGACCAGTACGACCAGTTCTTGCACAATACTTTTTACGCTCATCTTCGATAACAAAGGTGTAGACACGATTCATATACTCGTAAACATCACGAAACACATCCTGAACCTTCATCTCATTGATTGCCGCAATCACATTGATACGTTCATACATCTTCTTACGCCAGTCACTCATCACATCTTTACGAGGAGTAAAGTTTCTGGTGGAACGAATCGCATCATCCATCTGCTTGTCCTTAATCTGATGGACACACTGAGATACGCTGCTAATCACATTCAGCGCTTCATTGCTGGTGGCACGAGCTTCCTCAATCTGTTCACTAAGATCCTTGCGAGTGGAACTAAGTTCATTCTGAAGACTCTTCATACTATCAAACAGAGCGTGAAGTCTTACATCGATGAACTCCTTGCTCAGTGCGGCATCCATCTTTGGTGTTGCCAGAACAGAATCACCACGCATCAGAGATTCCATAATGTCCCAGCAGAAATCCATAAACGCATCAGCCTTCGGCTGACGAGACAGACGACAGATCTCCATGACGCCACGCAAACTGTAACAAATAATTTCACGCTCTTTCGTGATTCCACCTTCAACTTTCCTCAGTTTGAGGAATGTTGAAAGAGGGTCAAGACGATCCGTATTCTTAACATGGATGTTTTGAATTGCCTTATTAGGGTCACTGTACTCCAGCGCCGTGCCAATCTGTTCACGAGTCATGTAATACTGGTGTTTGTCATTCTGGTACACATCCACATTCAATGCGCCAAAGGACTTTGAGGTTATTACTGTCATAGGATTGTTGGTAGTCATTTTGTTTTACTCCTTTATATTTATTAAGAAAAATCTGCGGTCAAATCTTCAAACAGCCAGCTCTTATGATTCGTGTACTCATCACTGAACACATCCATCCAAAGATAACTTTCAATATCACCACAACTTTCGTAATTGATACTGGACAGGTTAATTGTTTCGCCATCATTTCTTTTAAGGTAAATCACGATCTCAGGATATGGATCTGTAAGACCTTCTGCAATAATTTTTCCAATAGGTGTATCAATTGCAAATTGCTTTTCATTCATTTTATTTTTCCTCCTAGAAGAACTGTTTTATCAGATCGTGACATAATACCATCCAGTATACTTATCTATACATCCCATTCTCTTATCTTCTTCTGGATCATAAAAACCGGTAGCAGATATTGCTCGTCCAGCCTTTTCATCAATATAATCAGCGACCTTCTGTGCATCTTCATATGTTTTGCATAGAATATTCTCGCCATCACACCAACGATCACAACCATCTTCTGGACAGCAAGGCATATTTCTTACAAAGCGATTCCAAACATCAAAAACACGATTTTCAAATTCACTCATAATCGTCACCTCAAAACTGATACTTCCAGAACAACTTTGCATTGCCTGTAATTGCCTGTAAGTAGCTAATGTATTCATTAAAGGAGCATACGCCCTTCATTTTCATCTTACGTGCTCCCACAGCTCGTGCAGCCACCTTCGGATCATAATCAACAGCATCAATAAATGCACTGTCAATCATCTTCTGCTCAAACATTTTGATTTCGTTAGTATCCATTTTTCAGTTCTCCTTACTCAAAATCCCACCACGCGTTAATAGACGTATTCGGAACATAAACCTCAAGCATATGATGGCCGTCACGAATCCATTCAGGTTCATAACCTTCATCTTGCAGTTCTTTTATCAGGCTTTCAAAATCATTATTGATAGACTCTACCGCATCTTCCATTGTTTTGTATTCTACACGGTAAGGACCATTACACATCGTATCGTCATAGAAAACAACAACTCCATTTTTCATTTTAATTCTCCTTATATGTTCTTGTTTTTCGTCTACATGTATTTTTTTATTTTTTAAAGAACACCGCCATCGAATGTAATAATGCAGCACTCACCATCTTTACTGTAACTTCCACAGTATTCATTACCAGCTTCATCGATCCACAGCGGGTAATGACTCTTATTATCCACACCGTAATAAACGTCCGGCAAGCGTTTCAGCTTTCCAACAACCTCAAAACCCTTCAATTTAGCATACTCGCGAACGATCATTTTACATCTCCTTTCTATTCATATAAACATTGTTTTGTTTAAAACCTCGATTTTATTTATTCTTTAAATTCTCGCAAGCCTTAGCAATAATAGCAAGCCCATTACGTCTAAAATCCGCATTGTTAGGATTCTGTGCTTGGATATCCAAATGATATAAAAGCTCTTCCAAGTCTGGGCTATACTCAACATTTGCCACTCCGCAAAGTATTTCTGCCATTAGTTGAGTGTCATATTTCATTATTCATTCTCCTTTTATATTATTATCTTATCTTCATTAAGCGTTTCGGTTTCATACGTTGCATAAACAAGCTCTGTCGGCTTACTGTAACACGTTTTCATCCAGTCAAGTTCTGCATCACGCAGCTCTTTTGTGGGATAGATTTCATGCCCTTTATATGTATCGCCGTACATAAAGTGTCTGACAGTGTATTCAAGATGATAGAACATTAGATAGCACCTTCTTTGTAACGAATCGGGCAAATCCATGCTTCAAGAGTGTTCTGTTTATTCATAAAGTGAACGCTGCTTAAACTATCCTTGCACTCTGCAAACCATCCCCACTTTTTCGCTTTTGCTAGAATATTTGTATACTTCTCATTTAGTAAAGCCTTATTCCCATTGTCCATCTCGCAAACAATACACGGATAAATATATTCACAACAACCTCTGATTTCTTTGTGCTGAATTCGTCTAAATTCTTTTATATCATGAAATTTTTCCCAATATGAACAACGACTAGGATTTACGTATTCAAAATATTTGTGGAGCATTATAATATCAGAATCAGACCAACCATCTTTCTCATTAAACTTATAACCATATCCATTATTAGGAATCTTCAACTCTGGCAAATCCGACAATATTTTAGCGATAACATCAAAATCGCATTTTACAAGAACATATCCATTACTTAGGTAGTAAAAATCGTTTTCCTTGTATATCTCATAGCCTCTATCACCAAAAAGGATATACCGCAGTTCCTTAGTATCAAATCCATTTACGATAGCCATAATAAAAATCTCCTTTTACACACTCACATTCTCGTAAACCCATCCAACGCCTTTACTATGGAACTCATCTACCCAATGAAACCATTCATCCTGTGTGAAATTGCCAACGGGAAAGCCTCTCCACTTCTGATCAAGAACTAATTCTCCACGTTCGTTTTCAACCCATGCAAAATCCGTATTCTCCTTCCAAAGACGTTCAACGAATTTGTCGCAGTCTTCTTTATTTTCTCTTAGTTTTAACATCCATTGTGCCGTTAAATAAGTTCCATCAAAAGATTCCGCAACAGCACACGGACAGTTCTTACAAGATTTCTCAATGCATGACCAACAAGGCCCACCGTTGTAACTCATACTTTAAGCCTCATAACTTTCTTCCAAACAATCAATCAAATCTGCTACATATTCACCAATCCGATTACAATCAACATTTTTGTATTCAGTACCAGAATTTCCATTTTCACTGATATAAACATTAAATAAACCATTTCCAACACGTTCAATATCAATATCAATATTCATCTTCATGCTTTTACACCTCATTGAGAATATTTTCATCCGAAAATTTAAACGATATTATACTTTGCAAACCAAATATTCAACTCATCTTCCGACATATAATCGATTGCGATATCCACTCGGCGTTCAATAACATCATCGTCCTCGTTTTCGTTCAGTTTGTAGCCAATAAATGTTTCAATAGTATCAAGTCCATCCATAAAAAGCTCACGCTTCAGATACTTGATTCTTTCCATCATATTATTATCCATTTTATTTTTCTCTCCTAAAAATAAAATCATTATAAGTTTTCCAAAATTTTAAGATATTCAGGGTAAAGATCATCAATAATAACTTTCTTTTCCATATTATCCAGCTCGCCGTTCATAAACGCCTTGCTCTGTTCTTCATTTTCAAGTTCTAGGTACGTCCAGATACTTTCGATTCCGATTCCATTTCCATGGACTACTTCACCATTCTCATTGATGTGTGCATAGATTTCCCAGACCTCGCAACCGCGATTCTTAGAAGCCCATTCGCTGTAATCAATTTCAGTGCCGTTCTCCATAACCTTTTCGGCAAACTCTTCTGCTGTAAGTTTCTTCATGATTCATGCCTCCTTAAATGTTATCAAAGTTATAAGTAATTGTTACAACCTTCTCTGCATCACCAATACGGCACCGATCTTCCTTTAATGCTTTTTCAAGACCACAACCAGCGCTATATGTGATACCGTTTTCAAACACGTCGGAACCGATAAATCCAAATGCTCTGTCAATCTCCTTCCATTCTCCATGTTCTTCTCGATAAAGCGTATAGCCATAGTTCTCACCGGAAATATAATCGCTATAAGTCTTTACCTCATCACGCATGATTCGCTCTGCTTTATTTTTGGTATTATCCGAACCATCCGTAATAGCGGTCACAATCCAACCAACATTGCTATCGTCCAACGAACCTCTGAACCTGGTATCACAATCCATAGACAAGCCAGAATGGTCATGCAACCAAAGAGGAAGCCATGCAAAATACTTATCAAGAAGAATTTGACAATCACGAATAGACAATTCACCATGGACATAAATAACAATTTCGTTGTACTTCAGACCAATATACATTGGATTTACAGAAACTTTTTCATCAAAAAGAGTTCCGATACCACAGATGGCGTATCGTTTTTCGTCACTATAATTTTCATCAACAATGGCACAGGTATCTTCCAACTTCATGTTAAAAAGTGCATCCAGAATTTCTTCATCAGAGCAATACTCGTAAACAAGATCATTCCAAAACTCTTCTGCCGTACTCGCATCAATCTTATCACCAAGACGATAACGAGAATGGAAACAAGCCATTACGGAATCATGGTCATCCCACCAGCGAGGGTCATTGTCTGCAATGTCATCGTGCTGGATATGCAAGCAATACAAGTTATCGCCGTAAGTCCATTTTATGATTTCATTATCGTAGCAATACAGTTTTTCCATATCTAAAATCTCCCTTTTATCACCAGTATTTACATTCGTACTCTTCAATAAACTTCTCTGGCGTTGTCTTGAAGATGACCTTTATTATCCATTTGAGGTCTTTCAAATTGCAACGGTTTGAACTTTCACCAAAATGTCTCCAACGGATAAAGTTGCCATCTTTATACATAACAAACCAGAAATACGGTTCGATTCGACCTTCATAGGTTTTACCATAAACCTTACCTGCCCTCAGTTCTTTTATAATCGTATGTAAGGCGTCCATATTGTCACCTCAAATGTCCATAAACACATTCATTGCGACTGCCGTAGGCAAGTCATACAATTCATTTTGCGCCCACACTCTTGCTTCCTGATATGAATTAAATTCCTTATGCATTTTCTTAAACGGAATCAATTCATCGAGAATATCATTGCGGTAAAATACAATTTCGTATTGCTGCATAACTCTAGCTCCTTTACTCTGTAATCATCATAGCGAGAACCGGTTCACCGGAATCTTTCAGCTGAAGTTCCAGAATATCGCCGTCATCTACAATCTCACACTTGCTTAGATAATCCTGAAGGAAGAACATCTGACATTCCTGCCAGAAGAGTTCTTTCGGGTCCTCGTTTTCATCAACGAACACGTTCTTGTGATGGAATGATTCGTTCCAAACCCATCCACAACCATCGTGCAGTGCATGAACTTTTCTTAAATCCCACATTTTATCACCTCATTTGCTCTTTTGAAATCTATTATAGAAAGATTTTTCTAGTTCCCAGAGAAATTTTTTCTGCGCCGTAATTTTGTTAATAACTCTTTCTTTATGGTTGTTTAATTCGGGTTTCCCATTTGTCATTTCAATGGTAGTGTCGATACGATGATTTAACGTATCTTCCCATTCATCGAAAAAATCCATTATATTATTGAAAATATTCTCGTCCATATTAAACACCCATTCCTTTATAGCCCATCATATGTAAACCTTTATGCTTCTTACGACGCATATCATAATAGATTGCTACCGTATTTTTCGGCATATTGTTTCTGAAATACTTTTCTTTGTATTCGCACAGCTTTTTATACTCATCACTTTCACGATGGGCTTTTAACTTTTCGCAATGGTCGTGGCAACCAGGATAACGCTCCGGTGCTACACAATAACGGCAAGGATCAGTCATCGTTACTCTCCTTTCTACCTGCGGCGTCAAACATCTCTATGATACGTGCTACCCAATCATCATTTTCTGATACATTGCAATCAAATTTATCCTCGAATCGTTCTGCTAACTCGTCAGCAAAATCCATAATCTCATCGTGAGAATAACCGTATTCTTCCTCAATCCAATCAGCATTGCCATCAAGCTGATTCTCTGCATCTTCAATACGATACTGATGCTCTTTGTAACGGTACGCTGCTTCAATCTGTTCAGGTGTCATTTCCCAAGACTTACCATTCCAGCTAGTAACAACAATCTTATTTTCGCTATTCATATTGCACACCTCACTTGTTAGATTTGCACTGATATTTGCGTTCAATCATCTCTGCATCAGCGCAAGTCATACCGTAATACCAACGCACATCAACAACGGATTCAACCCAGTTTCCAGTCTTGCGGTTCTTTATGACACGAACTTCTTCAACATCTTTGTGAATCTGTGTACCTGGCTTCGGGAGATAAGTCAAAACACTTTCTTCAGAATGTTCCAAATCATAAGAGTCAACAAATGTGCAATCACGTTTGATCAAATCAAAAATTTTCTTACGGTTCTGCTTAGACAGGTTTCTCATATTGCAAGCTCCTTTTCTTTTGTAAATTTAATCACCAACGCATTCACGTTAGCCGCTTCCATCGTTGACTGCTTTGCATCTTCGTGATTGCCAGCTCTAAGGAATGAAACACTCTGATCCATTAGATTACGACGATAGGAAGAAAGAGCTGCGAGAACGATATTCTTTTCAGTGTTGGTCATATTCTTTTTCTTTTTCCTCCTGCTCACGTTCCTTGTGAAATTTTCGCACTTCTTCCCAAAAATCAAACGGATTAGAATTGTGATAAACAAGCTTCATGTATTCTTTTCTACTGTTAAAATGGTTTATGTTAGTATCCATTTTTATCACCTCAATCTTCATCGCTCAGGTTCTGACAAAAACTCAAATAAAAATCGATGTCAAAATCCTCCACAGTGCCATCAGGAGAAAAATCATAGAGCACATCTGCAACCGCTTCGTGTTTATAAAGAGCATCTACAATCTCGTCACGGAATGCCGTGACCCAGTTTTTTGTTACATTGAATTTTCTGGTAATCTCGTAAATATGAATAATCCAATTACCTTCTGTGGTGCTTCTTGTTCCACTTTCAATCATCCAGTCGGAAATACTGTTAATCATCCAATCGGTAACTTGCTTTACAGTTTCGCTAGTATACATTTTCTATCACCTCAATCAAAACTGAACCACTTCATGTTTGGCTTTCTCCAGTATCTCCTTCTCCTGTTCTTCAAGACGCTCAACTTCACACAAAACATCACGAATACCAAATACAATCAAATCCCGGTCACGCTCACGTTCTGCTCTATGTGCGGGATTGTTTTTGCAAAATCCTTCGCATAAATTATTTTCTCTTGCAATCAGATTATCAATCGCATATTTCAAAATACGTTTATCTTTTTCAGTCATATTATCACCTCAATCATTGTAAAATATCTGTTTTAGCAGTTTTTGAAATCCAAATCTCTTACAAAATTCACAATAGGGTCTCGGAAAACAACGCTCTTAATACAAAGAGACTCCAACTCATACTGACCTTTACAATTTCCGTAAAAGATAAGTCCATGACCGATTTCATCAAACCATTTTTGAGCCTTATCAATAGAATAAAAGTGCTGCGCACCATCAACGGATTCAGTAAAAAATGTGTACCCACACTCACCAAATTGAACATACTCCCAACGATTAAGAGTGTTTCCTTCGTAGTCGAATAAATGCTTTACGGCAATAACATATACAGTTTTCATATTTTCATCTCCTATAAAAGCATGATTTTACTTCACAACCCACTCATCAACATATGGATCATCACCAAAGTAATATGAATCATGGTTCATTTCATTGACACGTTCTTCAGCCTTTTCTCTTGTTGAAAATATATTATCAATGCTTGCAAAATCTCCGTGCCCAAAACGAACAAGAAATACCGTTGTAACTTCCATAATATCAATCTCCTTTTAATATTTTTGTGCTTTCGCATTGGTAGCGGTTATGTCTACCCTAGTACCGCTAATCACCTAGCATCTGCTTCTTATACCACCCAGACCTGACTTCTTATGTAGTCCTCGATATCTGATGGGTAGCCATTGCGCTGGATATACTGACAAAGCACACGCTGCACGTCTTTGTTATCACCGTAATCCATCGCGATAGAAATATCCTCGCCGTGAGTCCAAACACCAAGACGCTCATATTTTCTGACCTCATTATAGAAATCATGTGCGCTGTAGTGTCTTCCGTTCTTACGGTCAAGAATGCTGTCAATAATCAAAGCATTCACCTCTTAACCAAAAATATAAATGGCTGACGTTCTTGAAGTCACTGCATAATAACCACCTGTTTTATAACCTTTCAGTAACATTCCGTCACAACCATAAACACCGGAAGAATATCCAATTTGAGAAAGAAACCCTTCTTTTTTGATGATTCTTTCATAATCTTCGTTGTTTGCACGAGTAACATCCTCTGCCATTCCAAGGGCAACCATATTCTTCAGTTCTTTCCGAGTGTATTTACGCATTCTCTTTCAGCTCCTTCTCAGTTTCATCATCCCAATGCAGACCCCACTTCTCATAAAGAGGAATCCAGTGATCCGAGTAAAAATCGTAACCAGCCCCATCAATACCAAAGATGTAGCCATAGTCCTCTTGCGTATAAATTCGGAATCCACAATCAGCCATCTTCTGACGCCACTGAGGTTCTTCAATACGCCATGTGTCACACGGGTCATTAAACTGCCACATCGTTCCCCACATTGGCAGAAAATCATCCCGAATCACATCGAAGCAATTCTCGTAAACGTAAATCTTTGTGCTGGTATCCACATCGGGGACAATGATGTATTCCGTTTCATCATCGTCATGGAATTCAATGCCAACGATTTCACCTTCTCCGCTGTAATCGCTATCCCACAGCGAAACACGGTCGCCCACAGTCGGCGGTGTGACTTCAACAACACCTTCGCCGTTTTCTTCGATGTCTACCTTATTCAGCTTTTCAATCACGCTCTGAGGAATCGCATTGAACTCCTGAACCCATGCGTAAGCTGCGTCTTTCTTCGTTTTGTATATAGCCATAGTCAAAATCTCCCTTTCTTGCGTATCCTGTATTATATAGCTATACGGTAAAAATAAAAGTCCTCTGACGGACTGCCATTTCTAGCTATAGAATACAGGATACCAGCACTTTTGTCAAGCACTAAAATGTAGATTTTATTAACGTCACATTTTAATGCGTCAATACGTTTTATTTTCGTGACCATTCTGTGAATATCAATCAACATCCACTTCATCAGGCCGTGCCCACAGAACATCCTCGATGGTATCATCGTAGATGGTTTCTGTTCCATTGCTGTTCATAATCATGGTCACATTCTGACCATCTGCCGGTGTTTCTTCCATGCTTGCATAAGAATACAGCCATTCCTCGCCGTTCTCATCAATAACATGGATGGTCTTAATTCCGTTGCGGAATACTTCGATTTCATCCACGCTACCGGCCAGGACATAACGATTATCCAGGCGAGTTTTCATAGGCTCTGCTGCGTTTGCAGTCATACAGTTTGCCAGAATGGAAACACCAGCCACAACAGTAGCCAGGATGACGGACAGCTTATTCTGAGTAAGTTTCATTTTATGTATCTCCTTTTCAATCTTTCAAACCAAATAATTTCATACCAGCAGATCCCATGTCTGCCGGATACAGATTCACAACAAGATTGTCGTAAAATTCTGCAATCAGGTTGCCACTGCAGATATCCATATAAGCATCATCCATAGACAGACCAGAAAAATCTGCTGCGTTGTAGTCATCCACATCCATACTAGGACACCCGTACTGTGCCTCTTGGTAGAATGTTTTAGTAAATTCCACCCTATCATTGTTATTACAGGGGATTCTAACAGCAAACAGCTTTTTCAAGCCATTCTGACCAAAAACTGCAACACAGACGCCGCCTGCATTGTTCTCATACACTTCAACACTTGCTCTCATTTTCATTTTCTCCTTTCTTAATGACCCCAACGGCAAACAATAACGCCGTTGATCCAGATGGAAATGTTTGCCCCCTGCCGATACCACTCGACAGCTTCACGATGAATGTTAGTGATAACACCTGTTTCATCGTTCATAAACCACTGACCCTTTTTCATTGTCGTTTCTCCTTTACAAAAATACTGATTTTAGACAAACAGCTTCTTGCCAAAGCAATTCGGGATCTTTTCAAGTGGAAAAACAGGCTTGTGAAACGTGCGCCAGTTGTTGATATAATCCCATGCATCTTCTTCCGTGTAACAAATTTGATGACCGTCATAGATTGTTCCGTAATACATCACCGCATCACCACCAATGCGGCGAATACGGTCGAAATTCTTTACTTTGCATACACGCCACATTGCTCTACCGTGACAGTCCCAACCTTCATTGTAAGGAATATACAGCGCATCAAGACCTTTGAAGATTTCATTACGTTCACCAGTCCATTCCATGCAAACATCTCCTTTTCTAAAACATATCTTTTACACAACATAGAAATAAGATTTCTTGATTTCAGGTGCATCGCGATAATATGCAACGCAATCGAGACCAACAAAATGCCTGCTCTTCATGCTCTTCTTCTCCTCTGCCGTCAACAGGCGGTCAAGAAGTACACGAGTTGCGATTCTACCATCTTTCAGCTTAACAGTGACAAAATCAATCGTGTCACACTCCACACTGCTGGGAAGCAACTCAACCAATTTGGTAATATCCATTTTCATTCTCCTTTACTCAAAATTCTTGCAAAGCCCCAAACCACCATATTCACGGGGCAAACGCCTGAATGCATCACGATGGGGACAATCCATCTTTTCGCAATACTTGCAATTTGCATTATTGCGCTCCTGCTCTGCAAAGAATTTCTTTGCGGATTTCAGGTCACAAAAATAATGACCTTGATCCCATGTGTAGGAATCCGGGTCAAAATGCCACGCCACAATGTATGGCTGATAGTGATTCTTTTTGTAAAACAGTGCCGTGTAAGCATTGCCTACTTCGAGAATATGAATGTCATCTCTGTTCATTATAGTTCTCCTTTTGAATCTTGTAATCAAGATCATCTGCCATCTGTTCTTCTGGTTCTCCATCCATGCTGTTGCTGGATGAAGTGTAAAGTTTGTCATGCCGTTCTTGCGGCATTTCACCGGGTTCTGTATATTTCCATACTGTGCCGAACTTATCGATAAATACTTCACGGTGAAAGTCATCCGTTCCAATGAATCGTAAGCTCTTTACATTACGAAACATTAGTTCAACCACCCTTTCCATTCTGCCACGCCAATAGCAATGGCACAAATTACGAAAGCCCACATCATAGGTGCAACGCACTCTGCATGATAAGCAGAATAGCCGAATAACATGAGAAGCGATTTCATAACAAGACTTCCTTTCTGCCAGGATAAACCAGGCTTTGCAAATTCATTTTTTACAACGCTATTGCGTACCCTATTGGGCTGGTAGTGGGATCTTTCTGCCCCGTGCCCACTAACTTCACGGCATAAATCTCCTATTTTATGTGATTTTCTGATATGTTTGTTTTCACTGTTCACCAGTCTGAATACCGGTGATGATTTCGCCTTCTGCCTTCAATTTGGCAAGAACAGCGTCCAGACCACCCAGGGTATTCACTTCCTCTTCCGTGTAGAGGACGTAACGGCCACAAAAATTGGGGTCCTTATCCTCTTCACAGGCGACAAAGATTGCGTATTCTTTCATTGTGCTCTCCCTTCTCTGGTACACTCACTGATAGAGCCAGTAACGCAAGCCCTTGTGGATTTCTTCTTCCGTACACGGGAAGATTTCAAAACACGCACCGGCTTCTGCAAACTCTTTTGCATCGTCCAGCATTTCCTGACGTTCATAGTAGCCGTGATCAGTGTGTTTGCCGTCCGGTAAATACTCACGGATGATATAACAATCCAAAATCATGATAAAAACCTCCAAAATCAACAAAATGCTGTATATTTATGCAATAATACACAAAATATACAGCCTTGCTTTAATCTCGCTTCTCTGATATAATTGATAAAGAAAGCGAGGAATGATAATGCAAAATGAAGAAAATACCCGTAAAGGTGCTTATAAATACAAATGGCAAAAAAGTGTCACTCTAACACCTATCGAGGGCAAGAAGTTAGAAGAGGAAATTTTACCAAAATTCTATTGTGATAACGTATCACAGTTAGTAAAAAAGATTGTCAATGGTCAAATCGAAATTTTCGATAACCACTAACCACTAACAATTAATGAACACCGTCCATATAAGATGCAAGAGAAGCATTCATAGGCAGTACAGTGTTGCCAAAGTCGATGCTTTCCCCGTAATTCTGTCGGGAAAGATCAACATATTCAGCGGACAAACAAGCGTTGTTCTTCCCTCTGAACGCCTTTGTGTGCTTGCTAGGTTTATGTCCAGCAACTTCTTTGTTTGCTTGCATAGACCGTAATTCACGATTTTCTGCACGTTTCTTACGGATTTTATGACGCTGTTCAGTTTCAGACTCTGCCGCAATTTTGGACGCAGCAAGCCCGTCAACATGACATTTCCAGCTATAAAGCCGGATTTTGTGAGCCATAAACGCTTTTTTAATTGCGTTTACAAATTCTGCCGGGTGCTCAAACACCCACTTGACAGACGTTGTGCCGTTCTTGTTGGTACACTTATTACGTATAAACATAGGCACAAAGCCTTTATTATTGATGAAAGGATCAGCGATAAAAGGTATTCCGTTCACTCTGCCAAAGAGCTGACCAGGCAGAACTTCCTTGTGATACCATGTGATAGTATCACCGTTCTGACCGTTCTGATATACCTCTGCGCCGTCTGACTTATATCCGATCATATAAACACCTCTTTTCAATTTTTGTGCTGTTGTGTTGTAAAGCACTTCTTAAAGCTACGGAACAAAAGGCGCACTTATTGCGTTGTTCCGCTTGCTCCGCAGCTTTTGGCAGTGTTTTACAAGCTCTGCTATTCTTCCGTTTGTCTGCCGTTCCTATTGGAAAAGTCGGAAGCATATCGGCTATTCTGCCGGATATTCTCAAACTCTGCCGTTCTTTTCTGCCGGATGTGTTCAGAAGATACACTTTCCGTGCGGAAAAACTCTTATGTAAAAAAGTTTGAGAAACGTTTTAACCTTTATTTAAGGAAGTATATTTAATTATCAAGATACAAGAAAAGGTTTGTTTTAGTATATTCCAACTATAAAGCATATTCCAGCATAGCAAACCTATATAAAGCCATTTCTACAAGGAAATAACGGCTTTTATGTTCGCTGAAGTAGAAGTAATGGAACATAAACAAGAAAAATGCTTCAGCAAACATAAAAGCCGTTCACTATTGAATAGTGAACGGCTTTCTTTTACATTAAATAACTTGCAAATCATGTGCTTTTTGTTTTATGCTTTTGTGGTTTTCTTTGCAGTGGTTTTTGTGGTTTTCTTTTCTGCTTCTGCTTCAGCTTTTACTGCTTCAGCAATTTTCTTTTCTTTTGCTTTCCGTTCTGCTTCAGCAACAAGTGCAAACTGTTTTGCTTTAACTTCTGCTTCAGCTTTTGCAATGTTGATAGTAATTTTTGCTTCAGCATTATGTTTTTTCAGTGTAGAACGGTTTGCAATGTTGCGTACATTGTCGCTGTACAGCTTGCAAAGCGCCGTTTCAAAAGCGTTTACAACAGACGTTGTAATATTATCTACTCCTTCTTTGTTTTGACCAACAACAGAAACTGCAACACGCTTTTTGCTAATGCTATCTGTTTTGTATTCGATGAACATACTAAACAACATTGCAAGCTTTGCACACGCTGTTGAATTATTCCAACGTTCACTTTTATCTGCTTCAGCGTTAAACATAACAGCAGAACGTACCTTATCAACAATACCAACATAGAACAACGTTAAACGGACGCAAGAAAGCAAATTGTTTTCCGCATCTTTAATGGACGCATTATCAAACTTTCCGGCAACAGAATAATTATAATCTTTTGCTGTTGCGTTGTAATATTCTGCAATTGCATTTGCAAGGTCAACAAGAGAATTACGATAGTTTTTGTATGTTTCCCGTAATTCTTTTGCACTTTCTTTGCACTGCTTTGCAACTGTATCAATCTGCTTCCCGCTTGTGCAGATAGCAGATTGTACAAAATACTTAGAGGCAGTTGTTTCAATAGTGCATCCAAAAGACGTTCCATTGTTTAGCACGTCCAAAACGTTGTAGTTTTCGTTTACACGGATAATATCGAAAATGGTAATATTGCTTTTCATGGTTATAACCCTCTTTTTTCTTTCCGTTCCCTGTTGTGAGAACATATTAAAAATGTGAATGGCTGTATACCATGATTTACAAGTTATTTAATTTTCAAAGTACTTCAGAAAGCTTTCCGGTGCATATTCCAGCAGATACGCAATATTCCAGCGTGTCGGGAAGCTATCTGTTTACTGTATTCTACCATATGGCAATACCATATGCAAGCTTTTTCAGAAAATTATACTTGAATGTATTTCATGCTATGATTGAATAAAATTATATAGTTAGTTTCCGGCTGATATAATGTAATATAATTATCTTATAAGGGAAAATGGATTGTATATCAAAAAGTATATAGGTGGTATATGGAAAAATATATAAGATATGAAACACCCGGCAACGTGTCAATAATCAGCGAACAAAAGAAACACCCGGCAACGTGTAAGATTTACAGTCAAAATCAGCACTACAAACATACTAGAAAAGTAGTAAATACACGGCCTGAAAAGTGCTTCAGATACCACCAAAAACAGGCACTTCAAAACAGTAAAGTAAATCCCGCCTTTTGCACAAAAGCGGCTTTTCCCAATGGGGGATACTTTTCATTTTTGAGGCATTCCAGGCAGCAGGCCGAGATCCCAGTACATCTTTCTTATTCATAATCAAGAAATGACGTTTTAATTAACGCATCATCGTTATATTTCACCATTAAGCCCAATCAATTCCACCTATTCCACTCTCCAAATAACCCATCCTATTGGCAGCCAATACTCCAACTACTTCTTCTCTCTCAATCTGGCAACAAATAATTTCTTGACACCTCTCCAGCACTCCCACCACGGGGCATACTTTCCCCTGACAAAAACATTCCAAAATATATCCCTATACCATTTCCTACATACGCCCCTGAATCTCTCACTTTTCCTTATATAGCAGCTAAAAATAGCCTAAAATCGCTATTTTTTAATCGGTAGCTAATTCGGTAACTAGCTAGAATTTAACGTATTTGCGTTATATTTTGGTTAGTTTTTCTTTTTATTTGTACCTTTTTACCCCTTATTTTGTTCCTTTTTGACCAAATAAAAGCCGAAAAACCTAGTGTTCATGCGGGTTTTCCCGATGTGTACCATAAATATACCGAAAATGACCATTCTTCGGAGCATAAAGTACCTATTCGTGCCAATATGTACTCCCCTATCGCCATAAATGGATTGATCTGGCATCTGAGCAGCACCATCAGAGACTTCAAAGACCTACAAGGAGTATGATTTTAGCCTCTGGCAGCTTACACAGAACATATAGAGCATCTGGATGTCCTTCATAGAGAGTAACACTCTCAGAAACATACCTTATTATAATAGGCGTTAAGAATATTCGTATCCTGTATTATGTAGCTATTGAATTTTTGGCAATCTCATGGTATAATGAGTGTAGATAGCTATAAAATACAGGATACGGAAAAGGAGCTAGTAGTAGGATGGTTGTGATGGATATTTATAGCAGTCTTCCAGACAGGCCGCAAGCGGTCCCTGCCTATGGCAGGAAAATGTTATCGATGGTCAGCTACGGTCGCAAGCGACCTTTCGCAGACATCGCTAACATTTTTGAAGGAATTGGATTCTTAAAAGTATTCGTACTCGTACTGACAATCATGTATCTTCATACATATATATAATACAGACTCGTCAGTACGAATATATTACAAAATAGTTACAAAATAATATACATGGGAGGTTCTATGGAGCAAAAAAATTATGGGGTCTTACCGGAAGTGGTCAGTAAATTAAAAGCTGGTCAGGTGTTTTCAAATTTTTTAGAGTTATCTAAATATCTTGACGTCTTCAACAAGAACGGAAAACCACTTGAAGGCAATAGTCGGAAACATTTCTTGAATGAGCTCAATCGGTTTGTTGAACTTCGGAAGAATGGAAAGAGTTTTGTCGTCGTCAAAGTACGTCCAAAAGATGAGATACTTCCACCATTGCAAACTAGAAATAAAGGAAAGTTCTCATTGCGTCTGCAGAACCAGATTGCTTACCACTTACTTAAAGAATGTGATGGCAGTAGTTGGATGGAGTTCTTTTGGACACCAACTGCAATACTACGAGCGTGTGGAATGACCAATAAGAATTTTTATCAATATCCAGAGGACTTACATGGCGAGGATACCTTCTGGGCTGAGATAGTTGGTACACCATTAGAAAGTATTGCTCGTGAGCAAATGGATGAGTTTAGAGAGAATTTAGCAGCGGATGCTGAGACGTTTCAGCAATGTACTAAATCTACAATGGTTGGGTACATTGAGTCTGCGCTCAAATCTATGGCAAAAAACAAGGAAATATTTTTTGAAGACTGTCCTGCTGTCTTTATAAACCATGACCCAGAAGAATACCACATTCCTTCTGAAGACCAAAAGGCCATTTACATGAAGATGTATACGAATGTGCTTCATGAGTTCTACACGTCATCTGGTCGAGTGTGCCAGAGTGAACAAGACGTATTTCTGACCGGACGGCTTCATGAGTTCTATGAAGAATTAGATAATAGATTCAAGGAAATTTTTACATATGACCTAGCACGACCGATGTACCATATTACGATTGAGCCAAACTCGTTAAAGCGATCTGCTGCACGGACAGAATATAAATTGCAACAGCAATGCTTTCATGAGATGAACGATGCGATGTGTGAGAATATTCCAACGCTTTCTGCCGTCAGAAGAGGTAGAGCGGTATTAGAGGAGAATCCAGAATACTATAATGATGCCTCCCAACCTCCCTTTCGTTTTGTGCATAGGCAGTTGAGTGATGAGGTTCTTCAGCTCTTTATAGATGGAATGATTCGTGTTTCTGCGAATTCTGGAATTCCTCGTGCTGGATTTAAATGGTATGGTTCTTATAAAAGATAAGGAAGAAGGTTGAATGTAATGAATTTTGATAACCCCTACTGGAATGATTTAAAGGTAACGTATGAGTATTACCAAGCTGCTGGCCGCTTACCAGAATTCCACAAGAAACATGTTTGTACGAAATGCAGGTACGAGATTCCGTGCTTCACTACTTGTGATGATGTGCGATGCAAATGTCAAGAGTTTAAGCCTAAGACTGTGCGGAAGGCTGACAAGTATTTACATATCAATGATTTCATGAACGATGTGGCCGCATTTGAGGCTGCTAGAAATATTTAAGGAGAATTGCACAAATGGATGAGAAAGATATTTTTGGTTATGATGCAAGTGAGAATGTTTCTATATCAAAAATTGCTGAGTGGTACAGTGGCTTGAGTGCTAGAAAGTTAAACAATTTTTTGGGAAAATGTGGCGTAATATATCGGGACAAGGAAACTAAATCATGGATTGTTACTGATAAGTATAAGGATGTTGGATATGCCGTCTCGGAAATTACTGTATTTAAGGACGTAGTGGAAGGTCATACATATCTTCTCTGGACAGGCAAAGGACGTGAATTTATTTATCAGTTAATAAAGGATGAATATGGACTTCTTCCAAATAGCAAGAATAGTAATAATACAGGCTCTGATGTGAAAATCGCTAGTAACGATACTGCAATTGTTGAGGATTCTGACGGGTGTATCTCAATCTTAGATTTTGTACATATTTTGAGCAAAAATGGGATTCTTGTTGGTGGTAGCATCCCACATCAAAACAATGTATTTGAGACCCTAAGAGAAAAAGGATTTCTTAATAAAACAAGAGGGTTATATTGGAATACTCCGTATCGAGACTTTGATTGTTTTGGATATTTTAAGGTTGTCAAAAAGAGAACTCCAAAAGGTAAGTTTAGGTATGTTACACGACTTACACCAAAGGGACAGGCGTTCTTTTTGAGATATTTTAAGAAGCTGATGGATGAGAAAGATTCCATTTATGGTGAATGGGGACGATAAGGAGGGCTAAGAGATGCGAGTGCAAATTGGTAAATACATTATTAAAAATTGCGACGAGCGGAATCTTGTTATTGTTGAGCAGCGACCTGCTGGCAAGAATCCAAAGACTGGTGAGATTGGCACCGGTGTAAAAGAGGTTACGGTTGGCTATTATCCGAACCTTGAATGGGCTTTACATAAGATTAAAGATTTGAATATTTCCGAAAGCGATGCCGATACAGTGGATGTTTTGCTGGCAGGGCTTGAACAAATTGATGAGACGATCCGCCTGGTAGCTGAGGAGGTCAAGTGATGGATAAATTTGTAAACGCAACACGATTGATTGGCGTCCTCGATAGTGCCATCGCTCGTCCTAGGGCTAGAGGTAATGCAAAGTCTATTGATGATATGTGGTGCGATATGGCAATGCAATATACAAAGCGCCTTCTTGAAGAAGAGATGTCTGCCGGTGGCGAGTTCCGTCGAGTGGTTCACGCTCATTGGGTCGATGTAGGTGGTAATAGTATTTGCTCTGCATGTCGTTGTCGTAGTATTGAGGACGAGGAAGGATGGTTCTGTAACGAGAAAAGTCCTGTGTTCTGTCCTTACTGTGGAGCTGTTATGGACGAGGAGGTCAAGTAATGCGTACTTACGAGGATGTTGATGCGGAAATTAAGCAGCTTGTACGTGATATGAACTATGCAAGTTTGACTCATCGGCAGTTAGAAGTTGCTGACGATATGCTGGACGAGCTCTATCAGGAGCGTGAACGACTTTGGCTCAAGGCTATGGAAGATGGCGAGAGCTGCTATCTATAAAAGCCTGCTTTTATATTTTCCTTTTAGCTATGAAATACAGGATACGTTCAAAAAGAACACGGAGGTGACTGTCGAATGGCAAAGCAGCAAACTTGCCAGAAGTTTGTTTTCAAGATCCATACGAAGCGTCTGGTTGAAGCAAAGTGGGATTTGACTCTACCATTAGATGAGGCTAGACGAAACCACGAGATCATCTCGCTGGCTGATAGCACTGTTTTACGATGGATTGATGAGTTAAATGGTGCTACGGATGCAGAGGCTAAGGCACGGAGTATTAAGCGCAGAATCAAGATGTTGCGGAATGAACCATCTTGCTTAGAGAACCGCCGGGAGATTAGGAGATTGTACACTGAACTAGATGCTGTTCAATTTAAGCCGGATTATATGTGTCTGGTGGTAGACAAGAAGAATGACTACCGCCGGGCATGTTCTCCCAAAGGGTTCAAAATCAATGGAATTACATATCGCCGTCTGGTTGGGACTACCGGTGGTGTCAAGAACAGCACGATTGTGTTTGTGAGTGACCGTCTTGTTGGTGAGATCCGCAAGCGAATTGATAATGGCCGTAACAAAGGAATGGAGTTTATTCCGGCAAAGTTGGAAGCATATCGGGCACTCGCCTGCTCTGCCTCAATCCCTGTTACTGATCCAGATGGCATTCTGGTTGTGGATGATTGCTATACTCATTTTAAAGACCATGTAATTATCCTGGATGATGGAGTGTCTGGTGAGCCTACGATGGTCGAAGATCCTGAACATGATTGCGAACTGTGTGCCAGCGATGGTTTTGGTCTTATCAGCTATGACCTTGCCCAACAATGGAGCGAAGATTTGAAGCTACCGTCAACTGCGTCTGGATTCTGTGTGCGTAACGCCTTTTGTAAGGGAATGCTATTCCCCTTCCCTTTCCGTGAGTTCGCCAAGAAGGTTGCAAAGCAGAATATGGTCAAAGACGCTTTTGGCGACTATAAGGACATTAACCGTGTGCAGATGATTCTTACTACGTCGATGCTCAAACTTTATGACAGCTATCATAGTGCAGATGATTGTTTCGAGAATTGTCAGGAAAACCACTACCACTTTTCTGTAACGAAGACCTGTGAGCTGGAGCTTGATGAAGAGCGTAATCTGAACTATCAATTTATCCAGAGTTATAATTTAACGAACGATGAGATTCGAGAGTTGGTGAAGCCTACACTGGATGAAATCAAAGGTGCCATGGGTGGTGATTGGCGTGATGTACTGCTTTATTTGCGTGGCAACGGAATGCGTGATGACCCGAATTACATAAACAGCTTAGAGAATGATTATATCAAGGCCTTAATGATTGAGCCAGAAATGATCAACGACCCATACGTTCAGAACCGCATTCGATTCTTTATTAAAAAACGAATTTCTCAGGCGAAAACAGGTGTAGTAAAGGTTAGAGGTAACTTTCAAGTTCTTAGTGGGGACCCGTATGCGCTTTGCCAATCTATGTTTAGAATGCCTGTCACTGGTCTTTTAAAATCTGGTGAGGCTTATAGTCGATTCTGGAACGACCGTGATGTGAAGCGAGTAGCCTGTTTTAGAGCGCCAATGAGCCAGATGGCAAATATTCGATGCATGGACATAAACTCAAGTGATGAGTGCAAAAATTGGTATCGCTATATGAAGACCGTATTTATTCTGAACGTGTGGGATAATACGGACGCTGCACTTAATGGGGCCGATAACGACGGAGACCTCTGTTTTAGTACAGACAATCATATCCTGATTGATAAATGGGTGGATGAGCCTACAGTTCTCTGTGTGCAAAAGAAGGGCGAGAAGAAAATCCCCACTGAAGAGGACTTTATTAGCTCTAATATCAATGGATTCGGTGACGATATTGGAAAAATCACAAATCGTATCACCACAATGTTTGATGTGCGAAGTAAATTTGAGCCAGGAAGCCGCGAGTACGAAGAATTAACATATCGCATTAAATGCGGCCAGCTATATCAGCAGGCGTCGATTGATCGCATAAAGGGCATTTCCACTACTCCGATGCCTCAATACTGGTATGACAATAAGGCTTGTGTTGTTAAAGAGGATGATAACCCAGATGTTGTTGAGGACAAGAAGTTCTGGGCACGTATTTGTGCTTGGCGCAAACCTTATTTTATGAGCTACATTTACCCCTCTCAGATGAAGGACTATAAAAAATATGTGGCTGCAGCTCGTAAGAGAATTAAATGGGAAGGTTTTGATGGCCTTGATGAGATGATGAAAAAGGAAGTCAAGAATGATGTTGATGAAGTTGTTATCCAATATTACCTTTACCGTATGCCCGTCGGTGTTAATTCCTGCACTATGAATCGTCTGTGCTGGATTATTGAAGATGAACTTGAAGAGTTTGAAGATGATTTGAAAAAGAAGCGTAAATTTGATTACGATTCTCTCAAGTCTGGTGATGAATATAAAAATTCTCAGTATTACGGTATTCGCCCTATCTTTAAAGAATATCTTCGATACGCACGAACAAACTCTGTTATCGACAATTCAAATACCAAGAACAAGGAAACCGGCGCAGATCGAATTGAGAAGTTGAATTTTTACAACGAAAATATGTTGCGTACCATGCATCAAAAATGTTCTGATGATAATATCCTTTGTGATATTTTGTTGGACCTCTGTAAGAAAAACGCCTCAAGTGTCTCGATTGTATGGGCTCTATTTCCTGATATTATTATTAAGCGTCTCTTTGATAAGGCTGGCAACAAGGCCCATGTTCTTGTTAAGGACGATAATGGTGATGTTGAATATTGTAGTGAGCGTTATAAAGACGTGTTAGTCGATATGAACAAAATTGAAGAGGAGGATGCGAATGGTAGTATTGAATGAACGTGAGTATGCAGAAGAACTGCTTCAAAAAGATGTGACTTGCAGAACCGCCGGGCACGCTTTACATTATATTGCAAAGCTTTATTTCTCTCAGGGGTACTCTAAGGAAGAAGTCAAGAAGAAGCTTGATGATTTTCTTGTGGCGCATATGTTTGGATATAATAGAGTTTTAGATGAGAACTTTATCGTGCAAGCGATTGCGTCCGCCAAAGGAAAACAATTGGTTGAACTTGATGGAGTAAGTGTTACAAAGTCTGAAACCCAGAAAATTCTTGCCTTGGATGGAAAACCGATGCAACGGCTCATGTTCACAATGCTTTGTTTGGCTAAGTTTCATATGGCTGTAAACAACAAGTGTAATTATTGGATTACGGAAGATACACGAGATATTTTCCGTATGGCTGGTGTTTCTGTAAATGTAGATAAGCAGAATGAAATGATTCGAGAACTGCGCAATCTTGGTTTTATTGGTTTTGCCAGCTTAAAGAAGATTGACAACTTGAACATTCATGTGTTAATCGCAGACGAAGAACCGCCTATCGCAGTTACAGTATCAAATTTCGAGACTGCTGGGATTCAGTGGAATCAGTTTTGCGGAAAGCCATACATCAGGTGTGAATGTTGCGGTCGTACCGTTGCTCGGACTGGGCGCAGACAAAAATATTGTCGTAAGTGCGCCAAAAGCATCAATATTGAGAAAACATCTCAAAATAGAAAAATGTTTGATTTATAAATCGTGCATTTTTGTATTATTTTAACACAGATACGTTGTATTTTTACATATTTATATAAAATCATTACGGGATAGTTATGGTAGGGAGAGAGAGCGAGGACGCTTGTTTTCTTCCTACCTATTTTATTTTGAAGGGATGTAATGACCTAAATGATCGAAATCACCAAAGCAGAAGCCAAAGAAATCCGTAAGGTTTATCCGCATGTCTTTATTGCAAAGACTCGTCACAAGCGTTTTATTGAGGAGTCTGTCCGCTATCTGGAGTTGATTCCGTTTAATATTGAAGCTCGTGAAATTGTTGAGCGTGCCAAGCGTGGCATTCGAGACTAATTTATGAAAGAACGAGGTACGGACTTTGGATTTTGAAATTCAGCTGCCCGAGGAGATCACTAACCTGATGAATGGTGGCGGTCTCCCATCTCCTGAGATGATGAACTTCTATGTTGACGAGAAGGATCGCATCTTCTTTATTGACTTTGAGATTGACCAGTCTCTGATTGAGATTGAGCGCAAGATTCTGCAGTACAACCGTATCGACAAGGATGTCCCTGTTGAGCAGCGCAAGCCTATTAAGCTGTTTATTTACAGCTATGGTGGCGAGCTGGACGCCATGTTCAGCTTTATTGATGTTGTTGCACTGAGCAAGACTCCTGTTTGGACGATTAACGCAGGTATTGCAATGAGCGCTGCTCTTGTGATGCTGTTGTCTGGTCAGAAGCGCTTTGCCCTGCCTCATTCTACTGCACTGATTCACAGTGGCTCTGGCGGTACTCAGGGTACTTTTGAGCAGTCTAAGATGGCTATGGACTACTATGAGAAGCAGGTTGTAAAGGTGCGTGAGTATATTATGGCTCACTCTACCATTGATAAGAAGACTATGACCAAGAATAAAGCGAAGGATTGGTATCTGGACGCTAATGAGCAGGTCAACTTTGGCATTGTAGATAAGATTTGCGATGATGTGGATGAATTCAATTAAGGGAGAGTTATAATATATGGCTAAGAGAAAGATTCCCACTGAGATTCCCATGGAGAAGATTACTGATCCTGATCAGTATGGTTTTTACGGCATTCAGCTCTGTGAAGAACAGCGAGTTCTTCGTGATGCCATTTGGAATCCCGATATTGATGTGGTGCTGGTGAATGCCTGTGCCGGTTCTGGCAAAACGCTTATTGCAACAGCGACTGCAAACTTGCTTGTTCAGTGTGGTTATTTTGACCATCTTACATATGTCGTCTCTAGCTATGGTGAGAAGCGTCAGGGATATCTTCCCGGAGATTTGGCACAAAAGAGCGAAATCTATTTTGCCCCATTCTATCAGGCACTTGTCAAGTGTGGCATTGATCCAAATAAAGTTATCAATGATGACACAATGGTAAATCAAAAGAATGGGACTGGTTATATTGATTGTATGACTCATACATTCCTTCGTGGTATGAATTTAAAAGGTATAATTTTGATCGATGAAAGTCAGAATTTCACTGTTCCTGAGTTGCGTACAACTATTTCTCGTTGTGATGGCAGTAATGGACAAAAAGTAAAACTGATTGTGATTGGTCATGACAAACAGTGCGACCTTGAAGATTCGTCCACTTCTGGTTTTACGAAATGTATTGAGCACTATTCAAAGCACGAGCGTGTTGCAATTTGTAATTTGACTATTGATCATCGCGGATGGATCAGCCAATGGGCTGATTTAATGGAGTGAGAAAAAATGTCTTTATCAAACGAAGAATTTCAAGAAAAAGCAAAAGAAAAGAACAAGAAAGTTACTGTTGTAGGTACTTTTTCACGTACAAAAGATAAAATCCTTGTGCGATGTAATCGCTGTGGTAGAGAATATTACGCTCTTGCAGAAAATATCCTTGTCGGGAAAGGTTGCGATATTTGTGCAAGAGGAGATCGGATAGCATCTCGTAAAAACAAATTAAAATATGAAAACGTCAAAACTTTATTTGAAGATCGTGGTTATACGCTGTTAACGAAAGAACCATCGTCAACAAAAAAGATTCATTTTATTTGTCCAAAGCATGGAGAAATGACTATTGGTTGGAATAATTTTTCGCATGGTGCCGGTTGTAGAAAATGTGCAGATGAAGACGTTGCGAAACGGCGTTGCAAAGATTTCAATGTGATATCGGATGCTTTTGCAAAACGCGGATATACTCTTTTATCAAAAAAAGAGGATTACCACAACGCTTCAACGAAACTGCATTATTTATGCCCTAAACATGGTGAACAACAAATCGACTGGAGTAATTTTCGAGCTGGAAAAGGGTGTCCAGAATGTGCAATTCACAAAAGTGATAGTCGAGTTGCTACTGGTTTGAAAGAATACTGCAAAAAGAAGTATCCTGATACAATTACGGAATACAGAGTGGTCAAGAATCCAAAGACTGGTCGATGGATGCCATATGATATTTACATTCCGTCTGAAAAGATTTTTTGCGAAGTTATGGGTGGGCAGCATTATAAATACACTCCATATTTTCATCGGGATGAAAGTCAATTTAAAGAACTCTGGGTACGTGATGAGATAAAGGAAGATTACGCCTGTTCTCATGGACGCTATATTGAAATTGATCTGCGCAAGGTAAAGACGGTTGAAGACGCCATCAAAAAATTTGAAGGTATACATCATAGTTGGATCAGCCAATGGGCAAGTTTGCTTGATGTGAAGTTTCCAGAAATCAATATGGAAAACTATTATGGCAAATATGGCCTTATTTGAATGCTAAAATACTTCAAAATTGAAATAAAATATAAGGGAGAATAGAATTATGGTTGCTAAGAAGAGTGTTGTTTTTAAGAACGCTATTATTGATACTGCCGAGGGTACTATCACCGAGATTACCAAGGATGGCGAGAATGTCTTCAATCTGAATGAAGCTCTGGCAAAGTGGGATGGTATTGAGGGTGTCACCATCAATATTTCCACTTCTGATGAGCTGCTGGGCGACCCGGCTTGATGCCAATGGGTTGCTATAATAAACGGCCAGAAGAAACGAGCGATGACTTCTTTGTAAGAATCGGGAATGCTGTTCTGGCTAGAGAGTTGACTTGGGATGGCGCATCCAAGGTGCTCAATGATGAGTTGGGTAAGAATTTTGGTGAGTGCGCATATCGCAAGCGTTTTAAGGCATTCCGTGCGGGTATGCAGTATCAGGAGTCCTTATCTAATAGAGATGTGGGAACCTGCATTCTGTCTATTTCCGACCTACATATTCCATTCCAGAAGTCAATTGAGACTTTTAGTGAGTATGCTGGAAAGATTGATATCCTTCAGATAAACGGGGATCTGGTAGATGCGCAGGCCATTTCTCGTTTCAATAAGGTGTATCGTAAGAGTCCAATGGAGGAAATTCTGATTGCACGTCAGTATATGATTGACCTAATTGAGATACTTCAGCCTAAGAAGGTTATTGTAAATTATGGTAATCATGACTTACGTTTCCAGAATTATCTTGCTAAGAATCTGGACACCGACTTGCTTGAACTGATGCCAAAGACATCTTTGGAGCTTATTTTTGTTGATGGCTTTAACCATTACAACAAGGAGCTTCATACAAAGGTTCATTACGACCCTCTGACTGATGTTTTTAAGGATAGTGGTATCGAGATTGTTTATAACGATACTTGGTTTAGTTTCGTTGGTGAAACAATTTTTGTGCATCCACTTGCTTATTCTAGCGGTATGTTGAAAACAGCAGAAAAGGCATATCGGTATTTCAAGGATAATGATTATTTCTTTGATACTATCGTGATGGCACACACTCATAAAACAGGTCATTATGATATCGGTAATTCTGTAATTTATGAGCAGGGCTGTTGTTGTGAGACATCAAAAATGGATTACGCAGATGGAAAATTAACACCATCTCAGCGAGAAGGATTTATTCTGGTTTATCAGGATAAATTCGGAAGGCTGAATGAAGATAAGACGCACATTGTACGTCTAAATTAAAAAGCGGTGAGCCCCTACCACTAAACGGGGACTTAAAAAAGAAGTACGACCGCAAGGTCTGCTTGGGACATCATTTGTTGTCTCCTTTTCTATGTGCTGGGGCGATTGCTCCAGCTTATTGTGCCGCCTTAATTTAATGGTAGAATGGGAAATTTGTAATTTTCACATACGGGTTCGATTCCTGTAGGTGGCATGGCAAAAGCGGTCATTGGTTGCAACCGTGTATAAGCTGTAAAGTCAGACGCAGAGTAGCTTTGAGGAGCAAAATGCTAAGCCAATCGTGTTTCGCTACGTTAATGCGAAGCTTTAAAAGTCTAAAACAAGCGTTTTATCGACACGAGAACAATTCAACTAGCTCGGATGATTTGATGGATGCTTGTTTATATGGGGATGTAGCTCAGTGGCTAGAGCGCGGGAAACTGATCAACCTGAGAGGCCGAGGGTTCGAGTCCTTCCATCTCCACCAAAGATCATACGGCTATTCCCTACACCTTTTATATAAAGGTAGCCGTCCAAGGAAGTGGGGTTTGTGCGGTCTTACTCAAGTGGTTGAAGAGAACGGTCCTGAAAACCGTTAGGTCGGCAAACCCGATGCCAGAGTTCGAATCTCTGAGACCGCGCCAGTCCTTCTCCCGGAGGGCTTGTAATTAAAACCGGTTCCCTACCACCGGCTAAAAGGTAGGATTTGTTGTGTATCCGTAGCCAAGCTGGTAAGGCACTCGACTTTTAATCGAGGTATCGCAGAGTTCAAATCTCGCCGGATACACCAAGTATGCGCCTATAATTCAAAGGTAGAAGTCAGGTCTCTAAAACCTGTATGTGCTGTCTCGAAAGCAGCTGGGCGTGCCAAAAATGGCTTCCAATTCGCGGTTGGAGGCAAGTCCGAAGTCGATCTATGATTAACCTGTGATGCGCACACGATTAAGAAATAGATGACATTTAGGCATTATATAACGCGGGATACAGCAGTCTGGTAGCTAATCGTCCTCATAAGTCGAAAGTCGTTGGTTCAAATCCAACTCCCGCACCCAACATCTCCCCTTTCGCAAGCCTATCGCCAGTTTTCTACTCCCTCTGGCGGTAGGTTCTTTTATGAACAGTCCTGCCTGTGTATTTCAGGTGGCACGGTCGGCGTAAAGCTGGCCGTAAATACAAAATTTAGCCGATTCGTCGGCAGGGCGTAAGCCCAAATAGATGATAAAGGCCTTAGCTCACTACGGTGTCAAAATGCTGAGGTCGAATTTTGAACAGAACCTGTTAAGCCTCTCAACGATGCGTATCATAGCAGGTCTTTTATAGAATTAAATTCACCCGGCCTCCCAGATTATTGGTGCTCATGAGGGTGGATCTTTTGTTTGCCGTAGGATGTGCGCACGTTCTACGGCTTTTATTTTTGAACGGAAAGAGGTGACTAAATGCCGCGTAAGAAAAAAGTCATAGACCAAGATATTATTCTTGAGGGGACAGAAAACAAGAAGACTTTTAAATGTCTACGTTGTGGAAAAGAATATGACGTGGCAGTTGGTCACTTTTATAAAATTACATATTCAAGTTTATGGAAAGCAAATGATTGTTACGCGCCTATTTGTAAGGATTGTGTGAACGAGATGTTTGATGAATATTCTCGTAAATTTGGAAGTGATCGTACTGCCTGTATAATCATGTCTCATGTTTTAGACGTACCATTTTACAATTCACTTTTTGATTCAATTAGTCAAAACAATGGCCGTGTAACGATGGGTTTGCTACTTCGGATTATCGGAAACGCTCGTAACTATCAATTTCAAACTTTCTCTAACACTCTTGTGAACGGTGAACTCAATAAAAACGCTCTCGATTTACAGGAAGAGAAGGAACAGAAGTGGTCGAAAGCAGAGATTCAAGCAAAGGATGACTGTATTTCTGTTATTGGATACGACCCATTTGATGGTTACAACGAGGGTGACCGTCGCTATTTGTTTAGTGAACTCATCAAGTATTTTGAGGATGGTATTGAGGACGATCCATTCAAGCTATCCCAGATTGTTCAGGTCGTGAACAATAATAATCAGATTCGACAAATCGACTTGCAGATTGCCCGCTTAAACCCGATGAACTCGGCTGAGGCAATCAAAAGTCTGAATGACATTAAGGTTAAGCTAGTTTCTAATAACGACAAGATTGCCAAGGAAAATGAGATTTCTGTCAAGAACCGTTCCAACAAGGATGCAGGACGTAATACGCTTACATTCTTAATGAAGGATATGCGTGAAAAGGATATTGCTGGCGCAGAAGCAAACTTCTACGATCAGTTACGGTCTCCTGGTACTCAATGGGCGGCAGATATGAGCTCTAAGGCAATCAAGGAAAACGCTTTCTTTGACGAAAATGACCAGCAGGAAATTTTCGATATACAAAGAGAACTGATTGATAAGTTTCAGAAAGAAAGTGATGATGCGAAGGAAAAATACAGGCTGTCTTTGATTGAGAATCAGCGGCTCAAGGAGCTGTTGGAAGATGCCGGTGTTGACGCAAGCGTAAAAGATACGGATGGTGATGCCGTATGAGGTTGAAACAAAGAGCGCCTATTATTACAGCCGCAAAACGTAAGATTTATGAGTGTGATGCGGCAACGATTGCATTCTATCGGCGCAATCCTGTTATTGCGGCCAGAGATTTATTGGGCATCCAACTATTTGACGCTCAGGCATATATGCTGGAACAAAGCTGGAATGCAAGTCATGTTCTTTAGGCGTGTAGTCGAAACTTTGGCAAGTCTTTTGTAGGTTCTGTTTTCATTATCCTAAAGGCAATATTATATGAGAACCAGTCTATTTACATTGTAAGTAATGTAGGTGATCAGGCAAAAGAGACATTTAATAAGATCGAGGAAATTGTTACTCGTGTTGGTAAGACGGCTGCGTCTATCCGTAGTCTGCAAGATATTGCAGAGAAAGAAACGAAAAAGTCTGCAACCAACAAAAGTGGTTTTAGTCATAATCCCGCCGGGTATGTTGTTGAGTTTTATAACGGTAGTTCTATTAACACTTTGAACTCCAACCCAGATGGTGTGCGTGGCAAGCGAGCTAGTCTTATTTTCTTTGATGAGGCGGCATTCTGCTCCGACGAACTGATTGTTGTCTGTGAAGCTTTTGCAACACAGAATACGGATTTCGTCACTGATACTGACAGTGACTATAATCCTGAAATGCAGCCTCGTCAGGTTCCTACTCAGCTAGTTTATGCTTCAAGTCAGGACACGATGGACAAGCTTTTTTATAAATACTACAAACAATTTGCAAAGCGCATGATTGCAGGAGATCGAGATTATTTTGTTTGTGATATGATTTGTGACGTTGCAATCAAAGTTTATATGAAGGGTAAGCCATACAAAGCACTATTGACACAAGACAAGGTAGATGCAGCTCTAAAGTCAAATAAAATGAAGGCGTTGCGTGAATATTATAATCGACCAAGCCGTGATGGTGGCGTAAACCAGATCATCAAATGGGGTACGGTTCGTCGCAATGAGCGAAAGTATATCCCACAGCTTTATTGGGATAGGAACTATCAGTATATTCTTGCGTTTGATCCTGCCCGCACAATGGATAACTCTATTGTTGGCGTTATGCGTATTTATAACGATCCAGAAAACGGCATGTGTGGCGACATTATAAATTGCGTGAACATGGTTGATCTTGCAAACGAGAAAAAATTCAAGCTCGATTCTAATCGTCAGCTTGAGCAGTTGCATGAGTTGATTCTACATTACAATGGTCAAAATCCTGATTACGAGTACATTGATAGATTGATGATTGACCAAGGCGCTGGCGGCGGTGGTACTTCCACATATGCGGACGGTTTACTTAACAATTGGACTGATAAAACAGGCGCAGAACATCGTGGTTTTATCGACGCAAATCATGAATTATATGAAGGATATGATACCCGTTACCCAGATGCTGTTGATAAGCTACGTCTAATTAGTCCTCGTAAATTCCGTACTGCAATGGTTGAGGAATTTATTGAGCTGATGAATCTTGGTGTCATTCATTTTCCTCTTGAATACAACGGCGGAGATTATGTTCAGGTAGTAGACGGTGTGGATAAATCAACTGGTCAAGAAATTTTGAAGACGCATGAACTTTCCTTAGAGGAACAGACTGCGTGGGTTAACATCGACTTGATGAAGAACGAGATCACAAGTATTCAGAAAACGACAAACTCTGAAAATACGACCGTAACATATGCTTTGGCACCCGATGTTGCCAACAAAATTCACGATGATAGGTTCTATGTTGCAATTTTACTTGCTCATCGTCTATACGAATTACGTCGTAAGGATAAAGTGCGCCAGTCTGCGGTGGAGACAATGACTGCTCCGCCGATTTGTATTTCTAACATTGACTTCTAAGCAGAGGAGGTGAAAATGTGGCAAGAAAGAAAAAGGAAGATTTTGATGTCGTGACTGCTTCACAGACAGATGACGGTACTGTAGTTATTACCTCTTTGAATGAACTTTCAGAAGAGAGAATGAATAACGTCATCCGAAATGCAGTTGCGTCTTATGACCCTGAAAATAAGCAGTATAGTACATATCTGAAAATTTCAGCCTCCTCTGAGACACTGACCGTTGACCGAATTGATGAGCTTGCACAAGGGCTACAGTCAAGTCTGACGAATGTGCAGACGGTCAATGGAATCATCCGTAATTACATCAACAAGGATGACCTGATTGGCATTACTTATGATGCGATTGAGGCGAATGTTAATACTGAGTTCAAATGCAGTTTCGCTCAGTTCCCTGAACAGCGTAATAAGACAAAACAGGTAAATTACGCCCGTGAAGTGATTGATGACTTCAACGCACAAATCAATGTGCGAAGTCTGCTACGTGCCGCCATTCCGATGACTTACGCAGAGGGCACTTATATTACATATCTGCGTCAGAAGGATGAGAACTACATTGTAGACTATTACCCTCTTGGTATTGCTGAGATAAGTGATTACCTATCAAATGGACAGCCTGTTGTGCTTATTAACATGTCTAAACTGAAATCTGCTTTGAGCAAATCTATGCTGAAGGACAAGAAGAATAAAGCACTGTTCTTTGAAAATCAGGAGACTGAGATTCAGAACAACTATCCAGATGAGGTGTATCAGGCGTTTAAAAATGGTGACACATATGCAAAATTGGATGTTGATCATTGTGGCGTGATTCGTATTGGCAATATGGGGCAAAAATATGGTGTCTCTCCCCTATTCCGCGCCTTGCGTCCTGCATTGATGCTTGAGACTTTTGATACCTCAGACCGTGTAAATGCTAAGGCAAAGGCAAAGAAAATCATCTGGCAACAGCTTGACCCTGCATTGATGGGTCCAAACAACGACAAGAAGGGTTTTGCTGAACAGGTGACAGCACACGATAACCTACTGCGTGCATGGAAGCAGAACACTGTGCTTGTGACGACCGCTCCTTATGTAAAGGATATAAAGTATGTTGAGCCAAAAGTTGAGATGACAAATATCGAGACTGTCAAACAGTATCGCAACCGAGAAATGGCTGCTTTGGGTATTAGTTTTTTGAACACTGACGGTCAGCAGACTGTTTCAACTGCAAAAGTGTCTCTTGACCAGTTGATGAAAAATATCGGTAAGATTGCAGAACAGATTGAAGATGTATTAAAGCGATGGTACCGTATTCGCCTTGAAGATGCAGGTGTAGACCCGATGTACTGCCCTGATGTGAAAGTCTCTACTACTGAAATGATGGGTATGGAGATGAAGAAGGCGATTGCTCAGTTCCTGTTTACCACTTTGAACTGTTCTTACAAGACTGCTTACGAGTATATGGGACTTCATGCTGAGGACGAACTACGCAAGCGTCAGGCTGAAACCGAGGAAGGTTATGATGATGTGTTTGTGGCTCGCCAGACCTCTTATACATCGACCGGTAATTCCGGCGGTGGTGGTGACAGTGATAAAAAGACAGGTCGTCCAAAGGGCGAGGAAACTGAAAAACAAATTTATGACCAGCAGAGAAATGAAGATAGTAAGTGAGGTGATGAACGATGAGTAAGGAGTATTTCTATAGTAGAAACATCTGTTGCTCTGAGATTACGGAGCATCCAGACCACTATCTTGCCAAGTTTGTCATCTGTGATTTCTCAGTAAATGGGAATCAGGTTGCTTTGAACCGTGAAACCATTGAAAGTTGGATGAGTACACTGGTTGGCAACCCGCTTGTTGGTAAGTTGGTCGTAGCTCCAAAGGGTGAACTGGATTTTTCCGGTCACAATATGAAAGTCGTCACCAGAAAAGACGACGATGGCAATGAATACAAGACTGCCGAATTTGACACTGATGCATTCGGTAGTTTTCAGTCAGTCGGTATCGAGAGAATTGACGATACCGACTTTATTGTTGCCTCTTGTAAGATCTGGAAGCGATATCCAAAGGCTTGTGCGACGATTCTGCGCCGTATTGAGAGCGGCACGTTAAATACCAGTTGGGAAATTGATGTGCTAAAAGCTCATAAGGGAATCGTGGGTGGCCGCATGGCAAAAATTATTGACGATGGCGTGTTTACTGCACATTGTTTGCTTGGTGCAAATGTTGAACCGGCATATAAGTGCTCTAAACTGCTTGAAGTCGCTGAAACCGATTTTGGTCTTGAATTGGCAAATGCCTATATCGAGGACACAAAAGAGATTTCAAATATAGAATCTAATGAAAAGGAGGCAAAAAATTTGAAACTGAATAAGGACAAGGAGACTCAGACTGCACAGATCGAGCCCACTAAGCCTGAGCAGGCAGAGCAGACTCCCGTTGGCGAGCCTGACGCCGCACCTGCTACTGAGCCCACCACTCCGGCAGAGCCTGATGTTCAGACTTCCGAGGAAGGCGGTGAAACCCATCCCACGACTGAGCCTGAAACTGGTACTGAGCCTGCTGGTGAGCCAGAACCGGAGTCTACCACTGAGACTTCCAGTTTGACCGGTCATGACCTGTACGAGAAGCTGAATGAGGCTGTTGTGAAGTTTAATTCAGATATGTATCTAGCCGAAGTGTTCCCCGAAGATCACACTATCTGGTGTAAGAAATTCGGTCGTTGTATGAACGATTTGGATTACATCATGTTCTCTTACACCGTTGAGGGCAACGAGGTTTCTCTTGGCGAGCCGCAGCGTATCACTTTGACTGTTTCTATTTCTGATGTTAATACCAAGATTGCGGAGCTGAATAACACTATTGCAAGTCTGAATACTGAATTGCAGAGTGCAAAGGAAGAGGTTGCTTCTCTGGCTCCATATAAGGATCAGGCAGAGAAGGCAGAGGCAGAAAAAGCGGCTGCAGAGCTTGCACAGAAGAAGGAGTGTCTGCGTCAGTACGCAATCTCCAGCAAGATGATTACTGAAGCTGAAGTTTCCGAGGGTGGCAACTACGCAAGTCTGATTGAGAATCTGGATGAGACCGGCATTAAGAGTGTGATTGCCGAGCGTTGTGTTGAAGCTGCCAAGAAGGCTACTGAAAAGAAGATTGAGACCTCTGAGGTACATAAGTCTGAGAGTATCAAGCTGAATTTGAATGAAACCAAGTATAACACCACTAACGCTAACAAGCGTGACGCATGGCGGGAATATTTGGGTAAGTAATAACATTTGAGAGAAAGGAAAAATATTATGATTCGTGAACTGATGGTGAACGGCGCGAAGAATATTCCCGCTAACTATGCCGCAAAGGTCGCTATGGTCACCGGTATGGGTGTTCAGCTGGTTAAGGGCGAAGTTGTTCTGCCCTCTGCTGAGACCTCTGATGACCTGTACATGGTCGCACATGAGTTTAACCCGGAGGGCATTTATTCTAGCCTGACCAATTTTGATGACTATGATGAGATGGTCACTGCTATTAAGGCAAACCAGTTTGTTAAGCTGGTTCCTCTGTATGTTGGTGAGCAGTACGGTACTGACCAGTATGCTTCCGGTATTGCTATTGATGGCAATAAGGGTAAGGTGCTGAAGGTTGGTACTGACGGCAAGTGGGATGTTGCTACTGATGCGTCTCGTTATGAGCTGCATGACATTATGGATGATAACGGCCACAAGCTGATTGTTATTCGTGTGCTGGATGTTGCAAAGACTGTTGCTTGATTAAAAATTTAAGCTGAGAAATATGATACGTGAAATTTAAAACCGTCACTTTCGAGCGACGGCTTTTATTTTTGCGCGAAGAGAAAGGAAATGAATTATGGCACTGAATATTGAAGTGGCCGAGCTGATGAAGCAGCCCGGTCGTGTTTATGAAGTTGCTGAGAAGACTCAGTATAATCGCGCTATGGATGCCGAGGACAAGGAAATTTCTGAGATTGTCGGCGCTCATGTCAAGGAGCTGATTGACAAGGGCGATCCCAATAAGGAAATTGCTCAGTTTGTCAACCGTACAGTGACTGATGAGCTGTATGGCGCACCCGATGAGCTGCTGGATTCCATGTTTGAGCGTGGTAATGTTGGTGAGTTTGATGACTACGAGGCTGGTCGTACCGTTAAGAACACTCTGAAGGCTTATGATGCAGCTAAGGGTGGCAACGTGCCGAAGTCTTACCTGCACTATGAGACCATTAAACCCGTCTGGCGTAATAAGCAGATTGAGGCTGATCTTAGCTTCGTGGAAGTTCGCCGGAATTCTTGGAAGAGTGTGGCAACTCTGACCACTTTTATGACCGAGGCTCTGAAGAACCAGATGTTCTACGACATCTTCAGCATGGTTGATGACGCTATCACCGGCGGTGAGCAGAAAATCGATGCTCAGGGCAAGGAGCCCACTATGCAGGATATGGATGCTCTGGCTCTGTACCTGAACGAGTACGCCGACGGTGGCAATCCCTTCACTGTCAGCCTGATGAAGTATTGTGCCAAGATGCGTCGTATGACCGGTTACGCTGAGTATCTGTCTGACGCAGCTAAGGACGAGTTCAACCGTTATGGTCTTGTTAAGACTTATGATGGTGTTGCTATCACTGGTATTAGCTCTGCTAAGAAGCTGGGTGATGGTTCCCTGCTGATCCCGGATAAGCGTATCTATGGCATCGCAGGCAAGATTGGTCGCCTTGACATGAAGGGTGAGACTCATACTTACGAGGATCACGACAACAACAACGAAAAGATTCATCTGATGGTCAAGGACTTTACCTTCGGCTATAGCATTGATCATATCGAGCGCGTTGCTAAGATTGTTCTGCAGTAATTTTTACCAAAGGCAAATTTGAGCGGGGACTTTGCGGTCTCCGCTTTTATAGAAAAGGAGACAAATTATGAGTTCCGTGATGGAAAAGAAGTTTATTGACGTTCTGAACTGCGACGATAACGTGGTTACCATTTCGTCACTGAACGGTAAGGGTTATACTTTCGAGCCCGGTAGTGTGGAAGATCCTTGTGTGATTCCTATTCCGCCGGAGGAGATTATGTATATGAATAGCACTTGTTCTGCGTTCAAGAATGGTGTTCTGCGTTTTCGCCCTGAAGAGCAGAATGAAATCTTTAAGGCTATTGGCATTAAGGGCGACGATGTTCTATTCATTGAAGATATCGACAATGCGATTCTAAATCCCACTGTCGAGAATCTTCAGCGTATGATTGACATTAAGGATGGTGCTCAGTTTGAGCGTATTCGTGGTCGCTTTTATCGTATGACCAATGCCGGTGAAGATCTGTCTACCAAGGTCAAGCGCCTGATTGACGAGCGTTATAAGGAGCTCCGTGCTGGAAAGCGTAACAGTGAGCTGTCTGTCGTACCTGCGACCAAGTCTGCTGATAATGTTCAGGCCGAACTTGAAACTGCAAAGAATCAGATGGCTGAAATGCAGAAGCAGATGCAGGCTATGATGGCACAGATGCAGGCTATGATGGCAGGCGCACAGACTGTTGCACCGGATAATTCTGTAGAAAAGACTACTGTCAAGCGTGGCCGTAAGAAGGCAGAGGCAGAAAAGGCGGAGGTTGTTCCCGCCGAGTAAGATTGGAGGGATAATGTGACCGCATTTTCGGAAATATACGACAAGTTCTACGAGCTGGTCGAAACTGATAGTAATTTCTTTCAGTATTTTGACCTGAGCGAGAATGAAGTGCGAGATCTTGTACATGACCGTGCAAAAAGTTATTTGATGGAGTCACTTTCTGTGATTACCAGAAACATTGAACCGGAAGAGGATTTTAGTTTCGATGATTACGATTCAGAACTAGAAGAGTTTAATTCAGATCTCACATTCGATGAGATTGATATGTTAGCGCATTTGATGTTGGAGCAACATTTTAAGCGTGAGTTTGGGAAGTTGAAAGCATTTAGCGCACAGGACCTTCCTACGAGTTTACAAGTATTCTCCCCTGCTAATGAGCGCACGAGTATTCGTGCTCTTGTGAAAGACATTCACGAGGAGAATATGACGATGTTAGACAACTATATGGCAAAAGACCGCTCGACCCGTAAGCGTAAGACCATCGACTATGATACATACGCTTTCTACTCTGAGTAAGGAGGTGTACCGATGGACTTTTATACAAGGGCACGAGCTGTTGGTGGTGCCGCAAAAATGTCTAACAAAAAGGATGTCAAAATTGCTTTTGCAAAGCGAGATTTTGCTGCACATTTTAAAGATAGCGTTGATTATGAGGATAATGCTCTTGTGAATGGTTTACCTCAGAAGCTGGTTGTTAGTCGCAGTAATAGTATTGCTAAGGAAAAGAAAATCTGGGCTTATCCTGGTGATTCTTTGAATCTTGGCGACATTGTTGATTGTTACAACTGCAAATGGCTTGTCACAGAGATTGAACCGAATGATGAGATTTTTCTTCGTGGGAAAATGGAGCTGTGTAACCGTCAGATTCAATGGCAGAACCCGATTACTGGTGAAATAGTCTCTCGCTGGGCAACGCTGAGTAAGCCATACTACGCGAACAACAAGGAGCTTGTGGTGACTTCACTAAGTCAGCGTGAGTATAAGGTGCAGATGCCTTTTGATGACGAGACTGCGTTGATTGACCTTGATAAGCGCTTTATGCTGGAAATTATCAAAGGAGAACCGAAAACATATGTTACGACTTCTGTTGACCAGAGCACAGAGCGCTATGAGTTACATGGTAAGACGCAGGGATTCCTTGTATTGAATATCCGTCAGGATCAATACAACAGTAAGACGGATAATGCCGAGAAAATGATTTGTGATTACTTTGAGCCGAATAAGAGCAATGAGCCGGATACTGACTCTCAGGTGACTGCTGCTATTAAGTATGCAGGCAAGCCGGAAGTTCGTGTTGGTGGTTCTTGGAAGAAATTCACTCCTGTATTTACAAGCATCACTGGAGAAGAGGTTGCGGAGACTCCTGTGTGGAGCACAAAATGTCTTGATGAATTCAAGGAATTTGTTGAGGTGCAGGCTGCCGACGATGGTACTTTTAAAATTCGTATTTTAAATAATAGTATCATGGACGGCGCAACTGTAAGAATTTCTTTGACGAATGCAGATGGTACAGCAAATGCATCCATTGAATGTAAGGTGGTGAGTTTGCTGTGACAACGAGTGAATTGATTACTGATTATAAAAACAAATTGGCCTTGAAGCTGGTTAATACTGATGGACTTGTTGAAGCGATGGGCAATGATGACATTGAAGAGCCTGACGAGGCGATTTATACATACATCTTCCCATACTTCCATATTCCTGACACGATTGAGGCAGCGCACAGCTATATTTGTTTTAAGGTAAATATGACTGACCGAAGCAACGTCAACGACTGGTATGAAAACTTCACACTTACTGTGTGGGTTATTGTGAACCAGGCGCTGATGAAAATGAAGGGCCATGGTGGTGCAACACGAGTTGACTATCTGAGTGGTCTTGTGGAAAAAGAACTACACGGCAGTACAATTTTTGGAATCAAACAGCTTAAAATCACATCCAATATCGAGGACAATATGGATTTACACCATCGTGTGCGAATTATGACGTTCAAGACGCAGGATTTGGATGACCTTGTGGGGTGTGGCTGATGGAGCTTCGGGAAATGTATGAGCCAAGCTTGATGCGCGGAAGAGACTTTAAAATCAACGACAAAATTACGATTCACATGCCTTCGGTCGGTGACATCATCGATTATGGTGAGCAAAAGTATTTTCAGTTGGTTTATTTATTCTGTTCTACATCGAGCGATTACAAGGCACAGCTTGACTCTGTTGGAATTGATTGGCAGAAGATTTCGGACTTTGAAATGTTCCGGCAACTTTTTATAGGCAATAAAGATCAAGATATGTCTATTTTGCTTGGCGATATGGACACTTCTGGGTTTATGATGGCGAAAGATAACATAAGTGGTGAGATCGTATTACACAACAGGCTTACGGACACTCGTATTGACCATGTGGTGTATGAAACGATTTCTCAGTACCTATGTGCTGCGAATGGAATTGAAAAGCATTCCGAGTTTGCTGCCGACGAACCGACAAGAATTGCAATGATAGAGGAAGCCAGAGACAACTTGGAGTATCAAAAAATTAAGCGTTATGAACCACACCTTGCGGAGCTTGTGCTCTCGATGGCGTGTTCGTCTGGCTTTAAAGCGGATTACTTCAAGGCTATGGATTACCCTATGAGTGTATTCATGAATCATGTAAGAAAGATTCAGCAAATAAAAAGTTACGACAATACGATGCATGGCGTTTACGCTGGCACCGTGGAATTTGGAAAGATTCCAAAAGCACAACTGGATTGGACGAGCAAGGTTGATTGACCTTGCTCTTTTATTTTTATCCAAATAAATTGAAAGGAAGAATATTATGAGCGATTTTAATTTTAATGAGGTCGTTATTGACCGCGTTCATCGCATTCACGAGTATGATCTGAACGGCAAGCGTCTGTGGACCATGAATCAGGTTAAGGATTTCAAGCTGACTCTGGGCGGCGAGACTGTTTACGCTCAGGATGCACAGGGCGTTAATATCATGGCATTCGATAAGAGTAAGACTGCAGAGGCAGATTGGTCTAATGCTCTGATGCATCTGGGTGCTCTGGCAGAGCAGATGGGCTCCAAGAAGGAGGTTGCTTCTTCTGAGAATAAGCAGGTCTTTACCACTGTTGAGTACCTGACTTCTGCTGACGGCAAGAAGCTGACTCTGACTCATACCCCCAAGACTGCTGTTACAAATGCCCCCTTTAAGTACATCGATCTGGTCGATGGTCAGGGCAATGCACTGAAGACCTTTGAGCTGGGCGAGACCGCTGAGTCTCAGTTCTCTGTTACTGGCACTGAAGTTACTCTGCCCACTGGTGCAAGCCTGAAGGCTGGCGACCGCTTTGTTGTGAAGTATCAGTACGAGAGCGAGGAGGGTATTGCTATCAATGATAGCGCCGATAAGTTCTCTACCGAGGGCGAGTTCGTGATTGAGGCATTCTGCTACAATCCCTGCGATAAGGCAAATAAGAAGCTGATGCGTATCATCTTCCCGAATGCCAAGATGGATAATGCTATCGATATGACTTTCACTAATGAGCTGGCTCATCCGGTCAAGATTAGCGCTACTCAGGAATACTGCTCTGAAGACAAGCGCCTGTTCCGTATTGAGACTGCTGCTGCCTAATGGCAAATCTGAATTGGTGCCGTACTTGCGGAAAAGAATATCCGGTTTGCCCGCATTGCGAGCAGGATGCGCGTCTTAATCCTTGGCGAATGATTTGCGACACTGAGCCGCACTTTCTTGTGTGGACTGCCGTAAATCAGTATCGTCAGGGAATTATTTCAAAAGAGACGGCAAAAGCAGATCTGACTACTCTTTTGATGCGCAAGTACAAGAATGTTACGAAAGCCGAGGTAGAGACTTTTATCCCAGCTGTTCGTGATGTTTTCCATGAGATCATGGATGAGCCTGCAAAGGCTGAGAATGAGTCATCTAGTGATGTAAAGGATGAGACGCCCGTGAAGCCGGTAGTTAAGAGAACATCAAATCGTAAGGGGCGGGCATAACCGCCCCTTTGTTTTTCGTGGTGGTTTTATGGAGAAAAAGAACAGGACAAAGTTTAATGTCAGTAAGAATCCAGCAGATAGAACATATGACGGCGTAGTTTATGATAGTAAGGCAGAAATGTTGTTTTATCGAGATATTGTATTGCCAAGGCTGGCAAGCGGCGAAATTGTAGAGTGTCGTAAGCAAGTCCCATTCCTTCTGCAGGAAGCGTTCCGCCGGGTCGATAAGGACGGAAAGGACGTAGCGGTGCGGAAGATTGATTATGTGGCGGACTATGAAATTACATATCGAGATGGCAGCAAACAAGTGATTGATACGAAAGGATTCGCTGATAGTGTTGCGCTGATGAAGCGCAAGATGTTCTGGTTTAAGTATCCTGATGTAGATTACCGCTGGATCACATACTCCAAAATTGATGGAGGTTGGGTCGATTATGACGACCTAAAAAAAGCTCGAAAAGAGCGAAAGAAATTAAAGCAAGCACAGACGAAAGGGAGATAAAATGAAGGTTTTAAATTTTCAGGAGCGAAATGAGTTTCTTGATGAAGTAGTTAAGGCATGTACTATTGACGGTGATTATCAGCCCGCATTGCTTGATGTGGTGTTTCGGCTAACCGTTCTAAAGTATTTTGCGGATTATGATTATCGTAGTGAGCCGCAGAGTGAGTGGCCGCGTATTGCTTACGAGTCTTTTAACTTCAAGATTAACAAGGCTGGTTGTGATACTTCTGCATTCTGGGATCAGTACGATTCTCTGGAGAAGGCTGTCCACGAGCAGATTGACCGTTCTCATAAGGAATGGCTTGTTCTTGGTCTTTGTGGAAAGCTCAACGAGATTATTAAGAAGCCTGACCCTATTTCTGATTTCGTTGACTTTATGGAGAACTATTTGAATGATGTGAAGGGTAACTTGAAAGACTTTGATGTTGAAAAGTTTTCTGAAGTAACTTCTGCCCTGCTGGACAATAAGCAGGAGATCTCTGCTGTGCTGGCAAAAGATAAAAAGGAATAAACACTTTTAGAGGTGGGTTGGAGGGAATTTTAATATGGCTACAAGAAGTAAACCGCTGAAGTTATGGGATGCTGAGAAGTTCAAGAACGTAAACCAAGTGTCTTTGAAATACTGGGATAGATATGAGAATGATATGGGCATCCGTGATCTCAGCCCGTCTACTGTTTATAATTATGAATCGGATTTCAAACAGTGGATGATTTATGTTTTGGACAATCAGGGCAATGCCCCTGTGACGGAACTTGAAGAAGAGGATATTGAGGAATTTCTGTTCTACTGTAAGAAGCATGGAAACAACTCTGCTCGTATGAAGCGTCGCATGAGTACGATTTCTGCGCTGTATCGGTATCTTCGCAAGAAGAAAATCATCAAAGAAAATCCGATGGAGTTTATTGACCGCCCGACTAAGGATGTGGCTGTTGTGAAGCAGACATACCTTACGCCTGATGAGGTTAAGTTGATGCGAGAGAAGTTGAACGCTCTGGTTGAATCTGCGACCACTGTTCACATGAAGGATAATGCGATGACACTGCGTCTGTACGCACTGTTCTCGCTATCCACTATGGCTCGTGTCAATGCTGTGCGGAATACACTCTGGAAGTCTATCGATTATGAGAACCGTATGGTGCATGACGTTCTGGAGAAGGAAGGCAAAATTGTTGATTTGATGTTCAGCAAGGAAGTTTCTGAGCTTTTGAAAGAGCTGAAGGAATACCGTACTGAGCATGATATTGAGGATGGCGGCTATGTGTTTGTTGGTACGAAAATCAATGGTGCATGGATGCCGATTACTTCAAGCACTGCCGGTGATTGGTGTAAGAAGATTGGTGAGATGATTGATGAGCCTACGCTGCATCCGCACGATTTCCGGCACAGTGGTGCTACCCTGCTGAAGAATGCGGGTATGAGTCTGGAAGATGTCTCTTCCCTGCTCAACCATGCTGGCACGGATGTGACCAACAAGTATTACATCAAAAAGGATACGACAAAGATTCAGTCTGCAAAGGATCGGTTTGAGATTTGAGGTGGAGTGAATGAAACAGTCATATACAAACTTCGATGATCTATTGAGTGATGTGGCAGATGGTGTGGAACAAATTATGCAGGACGTAGCTCCGCAAATCGAAACAGTTCTTCAAGCAAGTGCGAAGAAAAATATTCAGTCACAATCAGCCCGTTCTGCTGGAATCGAAGATGCAAATAATATTGTAAGTAGTGTAACTCGTGATGGAAACACTGTTACGATGATTGTGAAAGACATCGCAAAACCGCAACCGTCTTATTTTCTTGGTGGGAAGAAGTTCGATTCTCAACGTGTAGCAGATACTTTATTGTACAGAGAATATCATTTTGGTGGCTCACCGATTGTTTGGAACGAATATGGTGGAGCAAATATTCTATTTGATGAGCGTGAGAACGCGGCTGTTGGTGGAACTATGTTTGCGAACTGGATTGAGAATGGTCTTTGGATGGATCTGAGTTATTATCTTCGGTCTGGTGGGCAGAAAGAATATCGCCCTGCACGTCCGTTTATTGCTCCTGCGCAAGTCGAGGCGGCAATGATTGTTAAGACGGCTTTACATGGATTGTAAAAGCCATCTTTTATGAGAATTTATTTGGAATAAAATTTGAATGAGAGGAGGCTGGCTTGAAGAAGCTGGCCGCTTCTCTTTTTTATTTTGAAAGGAATTGTTGAAAATGGAAAAGAGAGGTGACCAACAGTATGGATGAAAAAGAAAATACTGGTACAGAGTCTTCTGCCGTAACAGCCATTAAGGTCAAGGTTGTTATTGACACAAACAAAACGGAATTAGATAAGCAATTTAATTCTGTTAAGGAGCATTATAAAGAAAAACCAGTAAAAATTGCTTTTGGAGTAAATCAAAACGACACTATCCGTAATATAAATGATGCGCTTGATAAGGTAGTCAAGAGTGGAAAACTAAAAACTCCAAAAGTCACACTTGATGTTAATATCGACCAGAGCAAAGTAACCGCACAGCTTAAAAAAGCTATGCAATCTGCGGCAAAGCAGACAGTTAAGGTTGATACCGGAAAGTCTGGTTCTACGAAGACTGATACTACTGGTGCTTCAGAGATTAAACAGTTAGAAAAATTTGTTGAGCAAGCAAAAGCCAAAACTATCGAATGGAAGAGTTCAATTAAAGGAACTACGGAAGAAGCAAAAAAATTAAGTTCCAATCTTCAGAACATAGTAGACCAAATCAATGCTCTTGATAAAGATCATACTTCAAAAGGATATGCGTCTGGTGTAAACGGCCTAAAGACAAGCTTCAATATCGCAAAAGAACAGGTTTCTGATTACACAAAAGAATATCAAAAGCTTGAACGGCAAGCTACTTCTACTCTTGATAATATTCATAAACAGCAAACGAAGTTAAAGGCTCATGGTATTAGTAGTTTTGATAGGCAGATTTCTGGTTATGGCAATGACAAAGACGGAAGTTTTGAAGCTCGTTTTAGAAATCTTGATAAATTAAATCCACAGTCTAAAGAGTATGCTGAGACACTTGGTAAAATTCTTGTAGATTGGGAGAAAGTAAATATCCAGATCAACGAGGCCATTAAAGCCGAGGGAAATCTAAGCGTGTCTGCAACTGCACGGCAAAAGAAAATAGAAGATGTGGCCGATTCGATTCAAGGACTGCGTAATGTTGCAATGGGTTCTGATGTTGCCAAAAACAAAGAGTTAAAAAAATATGCTTTTGGCGATACAACAAAGAATGCAGACTCCGGTGCGTTGCATGACCTTGATGTTAGTCTCAAAAATTTAAAAGCGGTTCAAAACAATCCAACAGAATTTATTAAACAGTTGCAGGCACTTGAGAATGAGCTTGGAAATGTTTCTCAAAAACTGACAGAGTATAAGAAAAAATTTCAAGAAAGCACGAGTACAACAAATGAGTCAACGAATCTTCGAAACCTTGTTACAACTATAAATAAGTACGAAGAGACTCTAAATAATCTTGATAAGAGGCAAGACTTAAAGAAACGTCTATATGATATTCGGGATGCAGCAGAAGCACAATCTAAGCCGTTTAATGTTCTGAGTAATGAGTTTGCAGAACTGAAAATCGACATGGAGAACGCTGGTATAGCCGCTGAAACGCTTGGTCAAAAACTATCTCGTCTGTTCAAGGAACATTTCCAGACCGCCATCGCTATGGCTGGCGTTGCAATGGTCAAACAAGGTCTGCGAGAGGTTTATGATAATGTCGTAGAGATAGACGATGCTATGGTAGAGTTACGCAAGGTCACAAACGAAAGTGAAAATGCGTACTCGCAGTTCTCTGATCGTGCGGCAAAAACCGCTCGTGATTTGGGTGCATCAATTTCTGATTATATTAGTGCAACAGCCGACTGGTCTCGTCTTGGATATAATATGCCTGATGCAGAGGAACTTGCACGTGTAAGCACTCTATTGAAGAATGTTGGCGATGGTATTGAAAGTGTTACTGATGCATCGTCTTACATGACTTCTGTTTTGAAAGGTTTCGACCTTGTTGCGGAGGATGCTCAAAAGGTAGCTGACCTTGTTAATGAAGTTGCGAACAACGAACCTGCGAGTGCAGAAGATATCCTTGAAATATTAACTCGTAGCGGCGCAGCATTACATGAAGCCGGAAATGATCTTGATCAGGCAGTTGCGCTTGGTGTGGCTATGAACTCTGTTACCCAAAATGCGGAGTCCACTGGTCAAACATTAAAGACTGTAAGTATGTATCTAAGAGCCGCCAAGACAGATTTGACTGCAATGGGAGAATCTACAGACGGGTGTGCGAATTCTGTTTCCGAGCTTCGTAGTGAATTAAAGAAGCTTACTGGTGTTGATATCATGGCAGATGCCGCTGGAACTCAATTCAAGAGTACCTACGACATTTTGATGGAGATTTCTAAAGTCTGGGGCAAGTTGACTGATGTTGATCGTGCAAATGTTACGGAGCTTCTTGGTGGCAAGCGCAATGCAAACAGTGTTTCAGCCGTATTATCCCAATTCCAGATTGCAGAAAAATCAATGAAGGATGCTGCCAACAGTGCTGGTTCTGCGGCAAAAGAAAATGAAGTCTATCTTACCAGTATTACTGGTAAGTTGAACCAGCTTGACAGTGCATTCCAACAGTTCAGTAAAGACCTGCTTGACAGTTCTTTGATTAAATTCTTTGTAGACTTCGCGACTGCTACTGTTGACATTGCTGATGGTGCAGTTAAAGCCGCAGGCGCATTACCTACTTTGACAGCCGCCATTTCTGGCGTGTTGTCTGTAATGCAGATGAGCGGAAAGCTCAAAAATGGTGCGGGTAAAGTTAATATGCCCTCTTATATTTGTTGCGTATAAAAATATAGGATGCGGCACCATGTAAAAATAAAATAACCCCTAGAGTGCTGGGAAACCCTAAGAGCCATATCGCCTATTGTTATATTTATATAACGTAGGAATCGAAAGATAGAAATAAGGATATGGATGCTATATGCTGAGATAAAAGCTCGGTTTTATCGTATTTCCAAAATATGGTAATAATCGAGTGCTAAGTAGCGTTTACAATGGGCGGTCAGCAGCCGATCCACTCCCCTATTATATAATGTAGGCGTGTGGAAGGTTCATCGACTAAAAAGGGTCAGTGAGCAACCACTGGAAGGATAGTCAGTTCTGGACGAAAGTTCAGAAGTCCACCTCAGACGTAACAAGACGACTTAAAGAAGTAGGTGGAAACGAGGAGACGCGCTATTCTCTGGCGCGATATAAATAGGAGAAAACAAAATATTCGTTGACTACATACGATATTCTGGCTATAATATAAGTACAATCGCGTATCCAAAATATACGGAGGTATTATATTATGCCAAGACCCAAAGGAAGCAAGAATAAAGCAAAGGTTCTCGATGGCGTCGATTACGCAGCACAGATCGCTGAGAAAAATACTGCCGCAGAATCTCTCGCTGAAGAAATCGCAACACTCGGCACGAATATTGCTGCTCTGAATGCTGACCGCAAGGCCAAGGAAGTAGAACTGAAGAAAATCAATAAAGAGATTGCAAAGCTCGAAAAGAAAAAGGCTGATGCCGACGCAAAGGTTGCGGCAGAGTTGAACCGTAAAAAGGCAGAAGATATTGTTGCCAACGCACTTGCCAGCGGTATGACTGCTGAAGATATTGCAGAACTTCTGAAATAACTGCTGTGCAGCCATCATAATGAACAAGCCCGACTTCCCTACTATTGGGAGGCCGGGCGTTTTAATTTGTGGAGGTGAATTCGTGTATGAAAATTGAAATTGATATAAAAGAACTCACTGCCCTTCTTGATTACATCAAGGGACAGCGAGAACCTATCGGCAATGCAGACGACTTAGCGAAGTCCATCATGGAAAATCTTCCACATAAAATGGACGAAGTATTCGTTAGATATCAAAAGCCTTATCACTCTAAACAGTCTAGTGATGCAATCGTAAATCAAATTATGACAACTTGCGATGAACACGGATGCTCTGTGAATATTCATCCGTGTGTTAAAAATGCAAACTTGAAAGCGTAATGGTTTTCGTCTTGACAATTTACACGATCCATGATAATATTCGAGGTGAAATATATGTACATTTCCAAACGAAAGAAGAGTCGTCAGCAACTCAAAGCAATCGTTGACGAGTTCTTCACTAACGGATACATTTCCGCAGACTCCTTGAGCACTCTTTTCTCTATCCTAACAAAGAAAAACTCAAAATTCTGGAATACTTGTTACGCCGCTAGAGAAGCCAAATGGCGCTCTGAAAATAAAGACAAGAAAATTGTAGGGTGATTAAAATGGAGAATCCTTCCGCAATCGTGGTTACCTCAACTGAAATCGAGCGTAAGCTAACCTCGCCAGTAGTCGTAAAGAACGGCAAGAATATGACTATAGCGAAGGCTGTTTGGGACACTGGTGCAACATGCACTTGTATCTCTCCTACCCTTGCGAAAGAATTAAAGCTCCAACCTATCGGCACTACTAATGTTCTTTCAGCTTCAAACGAAGTTGAAGGAGCGAATATCTACAATATGGATATTATTATTTGTGATGGTGTCCGTCTCAGCAATGTCACCGTCTGTGAGATGGCGATCCAGTATCAAAAGATTGGTCTGTTGATTGGTATGGATATCATCTCAGCTGGCGATTTCGCTGTTAGCAACTTTGATGGCAAGACCACATTTACATACAGACTTCCTTCTCTAAGCGAAACGAAGTTTACTGCTCATGAGTATACATTCCAAGATGCTGTGGCCGTTGCAAAAGAGCTGAACGAAAACTAAATAGTTCACATTATCCCCTATCTGGTACATCACCAGATAGGGGTTTTATTTATGTTCAAAATTCATAATCACAGTTGTTGCAGTGATATGTTTTCTTTGGCTTGCCAGCGGCAAATCCCCAGAAAGCAACATCCAAAACCTTTGAGGTCGCACTGATCTTGCGTAAGTCTGGTGAACCGCAGACTGGGCATTTTGGGGTGTATTTAGGATGTTCCTTTTCTTCCAGTTCTGCTCTATATTGGGAATCGAAAGTATTGGCATTCTTTTGAAGTTTTTTGATAGTATCTGGATTTATTTCAGAAATACTTCTCCTTGGCTTAGTTTTATTTTTCCATTCTTCTTTTTGTTTTTTTGTCATTTCGTTCCATTCTATAAGCAAAATATTGTCTCGAATACAAAAAGCACATAATAAGTCCCATCTTGAATAGTATTTATCGCAAAATGGACAATACCGTACATATTTTTCCATAGATTTCACATCTCCTCGAAATCGATATTAACTTTCTTTACGGTTGACTCCAAAGAAAAAGAATTACAGATAAGTGCTTTTAACCAAGTAGGTACTTCGTTAGTTGCTTTAATTGAAAAATATAAAGCTTACAAGAGTATTCTTGGCGAAACTAATCTTTCTATTTCTGATTTTATCAAATGGATGTTATCAGGTCAAGCTAAACTTGAAGGAACGCGGTTGAAAATGATTGCGTTAAGAGCTGAAGCTCTACTGCTCAATGCCGCGTTGGGTGTTGGAATTGGACTGCTCGTCTCTTGGGGCACTAAGAAGATTACGGAAGCGGCACAACGAGTGCAAAATGTCGCAACGAAGTCTAAGGAAGCCGCCGATGCTGCGCAGAGCACCACTTCCTCTTTAAAGGATTTGGTCAGTGCTTATGAAGAACTTGGCGACAAGTCTGGTTAGGACACCGAGGACTTTGACCAAGCAAAAGACATTCAGGCAGAGATTCTTGATCTTGCCAAGGAGCAAGGAACTCTGGATGAGGACAAACTTGGTAAACTTGACCTTCAAAACGGCAAGTATGAAGAGCAGCTTGGTTTACTTCATGATATTACAGCGGAGCAGTTGGAGGCATCTCGTTATGAGTTGACACAGAACAAAGATGCCCAAGGCGACAAGCTTGTTGATACAGCTAAGAAGAATAATCGGACGCATTACCTTACCGTTTGGTCGGCTCCTGAAATGGATATGGGTGACCAGATTAAAAATGCTGGCATTGATATTTTTAATAAGTTCGGTGGTTATGGACCTGACGATTTAAAAGATGCAGATTCTATTGTTGACTATTATAATGAGGTCGGTAAAGCATTAAAATATATCATTGATAATACCACTGAGGCGGAGCGAGCTGCCGGTGGAACGTATCATAGTCTGTACCAATTCTTGCTTGATGAACAAACCGCTTTACGTGACGATGTAGATTCTTATAATGATTCTACGGATGCCATCAATAACAATACGAATGCTCGTAGAGAGCTTCAAGCTGTAGATTTTTGGCAAAACGATAATAATAACAGCATGGACGTCAGTTTTACTTTTGATAAAGTAAATTCTGCTGTTCAAACTCTGGAAGATACGATTGATGGGTTTGATGCAAGCAAGTTAAACGATCTCTTGTGGGGTACAAACGAAGGATTATCCGACGAGCAGGCGCAAGCTCTCGCAAATCTTCGTAAAGCTCTGACTGACATGGACTTCTCTGCTGACACAAACGGTGTGAATGCGTTTATCCAAGCACTTGTTCAAGTTGGTATTGTAGCTCAGTCTTCTGCAAATGGTGTTGACGCAGTAGCACAAGCTTCTCAGAAGATGGAGGATATCTCTTCTGAGATTGATGAGATTCAGACTGCTTATAAGAATGCGACCACCGCTATTGATGAGTACAATAAATATGGCTATCTGAGTGCAGACACACTCCAAACCCTTCTTAATGAAGACTTCGAGTATCTGAGTTGTCTCGAACTCGTTGATGGTCAGCTTCAGGTGAATACAGAGAAGTATCAGGGTATGATTGCCGCTCAGTATCAGTCTGCGGCCATGGCTCTTGTTGAGAAGGCAAATGCGGAGCTTGCAAAGATTGCTCAGGGCGAAAAGAAGGATGCTGTCGAGGATGCAACCAAGGCAACAGAAGACCAAGCAACAGCTTTGACTGAACGGGTCTGTCCTGCCCTTGGCGAGTTTGCAAAAGCATCTATGACAGCCGCTGCAGCACAGGAGTTCTTGGCAAATGGAGATGCAGCATGGTCTGTTGACCCAGAAAGGACTAAGGAAGTCTATGCTGGCCTTGCTTCTGGTTTAAATATTTTGGACGCAACTGTTGACCAAATCATGGGCAATTCAGATAAGTTCCGTCAGCACATGAATGGTTTTGATAAGGAAACCAAGAACAGGAATAAGAATACTGCCAAATCTGTAACTGATGTGGCTTCTGCCTTCGATACCTTAAATAAGGCAATGAAGGAGTATAACCAGTATGGTTATCTGTGTGCTGACACAGCAAAGTCTTTGGTTGGTCTGGACGATAAGTTTACGGCCTGTCTGACAAAGCAGGGCAATAAGCTCCAAATCAATGTAGAGCAGTTCCGTAAGTTTGTGAAGGAACAACTCAAGGAAGCGAATGCCGCAAAAGATGGCGGAAAATCAGCTGATGAGATGAATAAAATTCTGAACTATCTTGATCAGAATGTAGACACAACAACCATCTCTTTCGAGCAGTTGACTGACGCTATTAAGGGCTACGGCACTGCGATGGACGAGGCTAAGGAAAAGACGGACGCTATAAAATCCGCATTTTCTGATCTTTACGATGTTGGCACACAGAAAAAGGATAACGACTTTGGCTTCTTGGATATGGATGCCATTGAGAAGCAGTATCAGGCTGTTCGTAATCTGTATGAAAACACAGACCTATTTACAAATCCAAAATATGCTAGTGCTCTGAATTCCGAAACCGGAGAAGTTGACTACAACAGCGATGCATTTAAACAGATGTTTGCAGATCATCTGAAAGAACTTGCGGCGTCTGCCCGTGAGACCGGTGGTGCTGCTGGAGAATATCTTGCACAAGGTTTTGAAGATGCTGCTGCCAAGATTGCAAACAACGTGATGAGCATTCGTGAGTGCATTGATGGAATTGGTTCTTCTTTGAATTATGCAACCGACAGGATTGATCATTTTCAAAGTGGTTTCTCCGATATCTCTGATATCGTCACTCAGTACAATACTTATGGTGGCCTAAGTATCGACAATTATCAGAAGCTGATGAGTCTCGATGATGATTACATTAAGTGTTTGAGTCTCGAAGGTAATCAGCTGAAGTTCAATACAGAAGCATATAAGGAACTTTTCATTGCAAAACTGAACGCAATGATTGATGAGTATGATGCCGCAGATGAAACAAAAGCACTTGCTCAACGTCTTCGTGAATTAAGAGATGCTGCTATTGCATCCGGTGATGGCTTTACAAGCGCAGAAGATAAGGCTAAAAACTTCGAGACAACACTCGGAAATATTAAGAGCCTCCTAAGTGACCTAATTGGTGTATTTGAAAAGTTCAACGAGATCAAATCGAATGACCTAAAGATTCAGGGTGATGCTTGGATTGACGTTATCGATAAACGAATTAAAGCCCTTAACGAAGAGAATGATGCACAGGAACGAGCAATAGAACTGGCAAAACTTCAGGATGAATACGAGCGTGCAAAGGCCAATAAGACTGTCCATGTATATGGCGGCAGAGGTCAGGGCTTCGTATGGAAAGCAGATGAAAATGCCGTTCGTGAAGCTGGGCAAAACCTATCTGACAAGAAACGCGAGTATAAGAAGAAAGATGAAATTGACAGGTTAAACAAGCTCAAGGATAAAGTTCAGGAAGCCAATAATCTTATCGGCACCAGTTGGGATGATTATCAGAAGAAGCTAAAATACACCGCAGAGTTCGAGGCCATGACCTTTGAGCAAATGGAAGGTCACTATGATGGCTTTAAGAATAGTATCCTAGACAATATGCGCGATATTCAGTCTGCTACTAATGTCAGTGATGCTATTACAAATCTCGAAAAACTAATCAATACTCTTAAAACGCTTAACGACGTTATAACATTTTTCACTTCTGGCGGTGTAAGCACTGATGGCGGTGGAATCTTTGGTTTGTTCCGCAATTTGAAGAACATGTTCACTGGCGAAAACGGTGACTTTGATCTTGGTGGCGGTTTCAAGAAGATGTTCGATGGCGCAGCCAAGGTGGTTTCTGACGGTTGGAACTAGATCACTGGTAAGAACAGGGCTGGTTCTGCCGCACTAAAATCGGGCACCACTGCGACATTGGATATCCTTGGCAACACAATAAAAGTGAATACCGGCGATATTCAGCGTGTATCTGGTGGATTCTTTGAGAGACTGGTTGGTGCTGCGAAAGACAATCTTGGCAGTATCGGTAAGTTCTTCTCAGGTGCATAGACATCTATCTCTGAGAAAACCGGGTTGATGTTTAGTGACATTGGTTCGTTCTTCACAGAAGGATTTGGTCTGCTGAACAGTCAGACAGGACTTGGTCTTGGTGGCATTGTTGAGACAATCGGAAGTATGTTTGGCCCAATTGCGGCTGGCGCACAGTCTATCGGTAGTGCCATCTCGTCTGGCGTTGTAAGCTTCTTCCCTTCTATCTTCGCTGGACTTGGCACACTGGTGACAAGCGTTGGCAGTGCTATGGCCGCTATGATGCAGGCAATTGCTGCTGCTCTTTCTGCTATTCCTATCGCTGGCTGGATTGCTGCCGCTGCCGCTGTTGCAGGCGCAGTTGCTCTGATTGCTACGATTGCTTCAATTGCAAGTAATGTTTCCAACACACCTGTTGATGAACCTACTCCCGCATTCCAAGCAAAGAAATATGCAAAAGGTACTCGTGGCGTTAAGAAGGGTCAGATTGCAAACGTTGATGAAAAGGGCGAAGAGCTGATTGTTCGTAACCCCGATCAGGGACGCATGACATATCTTGAAAAGGGCGACGGTGTTATCCCTGCAAAGCAGACAGATAACCTGATGGCTATTGGTGAAGATCCTGAAGGCTGGCTGGCAAGAGGCTTGGCCGAAGTGACTGGTAGTGCCGCTGCCGGTGCTGGTATGAGTGCCCAAGGTCCGAATGCTCAATTGAGTGGTGCCGCAGCTGCCGCAGCCGCTGGCGTTGGCTCAATTTTCGAGAGCGAGTATGATGAGATCCTTGGTGATACAAACGAGTTCATGTCTGGACTCTCTGATATTTTCAAGAAGAGTGATAATCCGATCATTGCTGCCGTTCAAAGCATGATTTATATGGCCACTAAGACTGTATATCGTATGTCTACGGTCGGTAAGATTAACTCTTCTAAGACAGTGACAGAATCCACCAGCAACACAAAGAAGGCGGCCCAGAGCCAAATTTCGTCTATGACGAGCAACTTTGAGTCTAGCTGGAAATCTGTAGCTGGCGAGCTCGGTCTGGATACAAAGGATATTGAAGCGACCAGCAAGAAGATGTCTGAAAAGATGAATGAGCTGGTGAACAATACCTTTGATGCGCTGAACGAAAACACCGGCCTTAGCGCCGAGCAGGTTGAAGATGTCACCAACACGATGTTCGATTCGCTGCAAAAGATTTATACTAGCGGATGGAACAGCCTTGCTTCAACTTCTGGCGATATGTCTAAGGAGATTGCGGATAAGCTGAATGCGTCTTATAAGTCTTCTGTTGATAGTACAAATAAGGCCATGAACGAGATCTCCAAGGCATTCGGTCACAGCTGGAGTAAGGTTGGCGGCGGTGTAAAAACCCTGAGCACCAATGTTCAAAAGACAATGGAGCAGGCATGGGCTGACACCAGTCAAGACACCCAGAAGCTGATGTATGATATGCGTGCGTGCTTTGACAATAGTTGGAGCATGAATGAGGCTGGCGTAACTCATCTGGCAGACATGACCGAGCAAACCATTGGCGGTGCTTATGACGAGATCACCTCTGATGCCGCAAATACGTTTGGCAATGGCGGTTCTCTGCCCACTGAGACGGATAACGCATGGGCGAATGTTGAGCCTGGCGCAAAGGACATTAACACCAATCTGACTTGGATGATGGACCAGTCTTACAACGCCATCAAGGCCGGATGTGAAGCTGCCGTTACATCGATTAAAAACGATTTGGCGACCACAGGCGATGCATTTGAAGCCGTTGGTAAGAAGGCTGCTGATACTTCTGCCGCAATCAGTGAAGCAAGTCAAAAAGCACAACAGAGCACACAGCAGAATACCGGTCTAAGCAAGGGCGTGACAGCCGCTGCTGGTGCTGGTATCGGTGCTGCCGTTGGTTCATTCCTTGGGCCTCTGGGTGCAATTGGCGGTGCTGCAATTGGCGGTTTCTTTGGCAGTCTGTTTGGCCATGCAAATGGTCTGAAGTCTGCTAAGTTCCCCCACATGGCTAACGTTGACGAGCAGGGTCCTGAGATGCTGGTTCGTCAGCCGCAATCTGGGCGCTATACCTATCTTGAAACCGGCGACGGTGTTGTCCCTGCTGATATCACCTCTCGCCTGTTCGAGATGGGTGGCAACCCTGACGCATGGTTCCAGAAGCAGATGGCAAAGTACGGTTCTCAGCCGATTGTTCAGGGCGGCGGCGGAGATGTTACAACTTCGATTGGCGATATTATTATCACGAATCCTGTTGGCAGCTCTGATGCTCTGGCAAATGAAATCAAACAGAAGTTACCGACTAAGGTTGCTCAAATGCAAAGCAAGCGGTAAGTAATAGTTTATACAGCCGATACCACTAGGATAGCCTAGCAGGTCGGCTTTTATTTTTGATTAGGAGGAATAGGATGGCAGATAAATCAGTAACTGATGTGCTGGCCGAAGTGGTGACTTCTGCCGCCGAACACGCCGTAAAGAACGCAAAATTTGACGTGTCCGCCTATGGAGTGATTACAGAAAAAGAAGACCAGCACTATAAAATCGCTGTATTCGGTGGCGAGTACGGCATTGTAACAAACCATGACTATATTGTAGGCCAGAAGGTTGTTGTGACTGCATTGCAGGGCAACTTCCGTAACTTGATCGTATCGGAGAGTAATACCAGCGTTGAGATTTTGACAGTGAAATCTCTGGTGACCGGTGTCGATAGCTTGAACGCCGAGTTTGAGTCGATGAAAGACAAATCCCAGCAGACAGAAGACACCGTTCAAGATCAGCTAAAGAATACGATCAATACTTGGTACAGGAATGGTCATCCGCATACATACAACTATCCTGCTTCAGATTGGAAGACAGATGAAGAGAAACAAGCACACGTCAACGACATCTACTATGATAAAAGGACTGGCATTTGCTATCGCTGGGTATATGATCAGGATAAGCAGCAGTATTTCTGGATGGAAATTGTGGATGCCGGTGTTATCAATGCACTGTCGATGGCAACATCCGCACGAGATCTTGCGACAGAAAAAGTTCGTGTTTTTACTGATACACCGACTGCTCCATACGATGTGAATGATCTATGGATTTATGGCGGTGTTGGTGGTGCATTGTATATCTGTATTACTGCGAGAGGTGAAACCGAAAAATGGACATTCAGCGACTGGGCTGTTGCGACAAAGTACACGGATGATACGACCGCAAACGCAGCGGTTGAACGTGTTGGCGCTCTTGAGACAAAAGAAGCCGACGATGTAGCTAGTCTGTGGCGCTCGATGAATGGCTTCAATGATAATTTTGGTGTTTTTACAAACAAAGACTATACCGCCACAAAGAAACAAGTATATGACAACAAAAGTAACATTGAGAAAAATGCTTCTGATATTACTTCGTTGAGGACAGACCTTGATGACGCAAAAACAGCTGAATCCAACCATCATCAGGATTTAACACGCAAGATTTCGGCTGCGAATACGAACATCTCGACCTTGAAAACGAACGTATCAGATATCAATAAAACGATTTCAGAAATCACTGTTGATAATTTTCTGGTCGCACTGAATCTGGCCGTGAATACCAACGGTGAGCTTTGCTATATATCGAAGGATAATTCGGAGGTGATAACTTGAAACCAATTCTATCTAAAATCGGCGCATTTGATGCCACAAAGGATCATACATTTCAGTTTGCCGCATACGCAGACATTGATATCATTGCTCTTATCGTCTTCGATACTCCGACGGGCAGCATTTTGCAGGGTGATACGCTTTCAAAAGGCGTGTATAAGTTTGGCACATTCCCAGCCGGTGGTACTGGTCTGGCGCGATATTTTACGATTCCGGCAGGCACGTTTGAGAACCGCAAAGATCCGTACTATATGATTATTCGCTGCCGACTGAAGGGTACAAATCTGTTTTCTGAATACTCGGACAAGCTGTTATTCTATTGCCACGAGGAACCGACAGTCAAACTGAATGACCTGAGCTCTTCTGGTGTGACTACTATCCCCTACCCTTCTTATTCCTTTGAGTTCTCTTACAAGTACAAGGTATCAGAGGGTGAATCCGTAAATCGTTATGAGTTCTGGCTTTATGATGCGAATCGCGAGCTGCTGAAAAAATCTGTGAGCTACTATTACCGCGACTCATTGAAGGGGTTCCAGATCGATGGACTCGACAACCATACCCTGTATTATCTGAGAGCGACGGCAGAATCTGTTGGCGGCTATCAGCTGGATACCGGTTTACAGGCATTCCGAACTGATTATCCAGAGTATGTGGATGATGTAGAATTCACCGTGCAGAACAACTACCGTATGGCAAATATCAGTATGCACGCACAGTATTTCCTGACAAGGAGCAGCGGTGCAAATGCCCTGCGAATCAAGCGACGTAAGAAAGGCGCAGGCATCTGGACTTCGCTTTATCAGGAAGAGATCGATATGAACCACGTTATTATGAAGATGGGCTGGTCGAACCTGCACATCAATAAAACGACTGGTCAGCCGATGGGCAACTATAAAGCGGTGACTTCGGACTATATCGACAAGGATCGAGTTCTTTCTTTCCAGTTCAAATCTGAGGATAAGGCGTTCTGTTTGATTGCATATACCGCTGACAGGAAGTTCATCAAGGCATCGAGTGATTTTGCATCGACCGACGAATTCAGAAGTTCCAGCGAGTATAAGGAGTGGTTCTCTGAGACCTTCCTGAACAACATGAAATATTATCGTGTTGAGGTATCGGCAACAAAGAATCAGGATTTGGAGACAAAAGACTTCAATGATTTTTACATGTACAGCGCTGACGATGGCTATGTGATGATCGATTATACTGACCTGTATGCCATTGGCCGTAAAACGGATTACGAGTACGCCGTAGCTCCCGTTGCAAATGGCATTGAGCTTGGTTACGCAAAGGCCAGCGTTGTGAGCGACTTTGACGGTGCAGTGATCACTGACGGCAATAAGACCTATCATATCTTCCTTGAGCCGAAGGTGGATAGTGTTGAGAAGGTGCGTTCTGCTACAGTTGTTGAGACGATGGGAAGTAAGTATCCGTATCTGTTTGCTGGCAGTGAAGCCAACTACTACAGCGGCCACTTCTCTGGTGTCGGCATCCGTTTTGATAACACAATGAAAGACTTTGATATCAATGGCGGTAATGCGTTCCGTGATGAACTGAGCGAATGGCTGACCAATGGCAGCGCAAAGCTGTTGAAGATGTTTGATGGCCGTAGATGGCTGATGGGTGTCAATGGCAATGTGTCTATCTCCTGCTCTGACCACTACGACAAGGGCGTACTGGAATTCGATTTTGTGGAGCTCGGTGACGCAGAGAGTGAGAGCGACATGTATAACAATGGGCTGAGTGATTATCAGCCGGGAGGCAGCGTATGACATATCTTCCGACTGACGCAGACCTGGCGCTATTGAACAATCATTCGTCTAATATCTACTGTCGCATTGATATGCTGAACAAGGATTTTCTTACGATCGACAGCTTAGAAGGACTTGTGATCGACGGTTCTGTCTCCATTGACTCCGAGTCTGACGTGCGGCGAACCTTTAATGTGACCCTGTATCTGGGTAAGAAGAGCGGCATTTCCAGCCTGACGGAAGAAGATTGGATCAGTAAAAATGTGCGTGTATTCATTGGTCTGTCAGGAAGAGGAATGTCTAAAATCAGCGGCTCCAAGAGCATTGATGAGATGATCAAGGCAAATGCGGATTACCAGCTCGCCGAAAAGAATTATGATGACTTGATTCAGGATATCACAGAGAGAGGTTATGCAAAATACGGCAACATCGACAACCTGAATCGAGATGTGCTTGTATGGACACGAGCCAATATCTCAAAGTATCATACATTCTTTGACCAGATCAATGACGGCACACCACCGGATGACCCAGCAGAAGCCGAAGAGTGGTACACCAAACTTGGTGATTACTCTACGGTTTTGGGAAGTGATGACCCAATTTGTAAGGATGGGCCCTATATTGCATTTACACCGATGCTGCAAACCAAGGACGGACTTGTACCGCTTGTGGAGGATGATATCTGGACTTATCTGAATGCTGTGGCGACAAAAGCAAAAGCAATGAGCGGCGGTCTATCCCCTGCCAATATCCTTGAAGTAGATAAATCCGGTATTGACAGTTTCGTATATGGCAACAAAATGCATGTCCATGGAATGATTGCCGCTGTTGAGGGTATGGTTCTGAATGGAGTGACGCTCGGTAAGGTGGATGTTTCTGCTATTGCCGGTTAGAGTGAGGACGAATTAAGGGAGACATACGGAAAAACCAGTGTGTTTGCAGGACATTCCATGCACGACATTCAGGCAGAAGTGATTGACACAAAGACCGCGCTGAATGAGCTGTATAACGACCTGTTCCTTAGTTATTCCAATTCAGCTGACAGTTCTTATGTTGATGGTGTAAAAATCTATTGGTACAACGAAGGATGCTATACATTTACATCCAATGGCTTTACATATAGCGCAACAGAAAATACTGTGCAGGCCAGCTGTGTTGACTTGGTTTCTCGTATCAATGGAGATCTGGGTGGACAGCTGGTTGGTGGCACACATCGCATTGAGAAAGGCACACGTATCGGTGATGCAATCTGGGCGGTGCTGAGGGACGAAACAGAGTTCAAGAAGTATTCTATCGACTATTGGAGCCGCACTGTTCCACACGACTTGGATTACGATACTGGCTCGACTGTTTGGGATATTCTATCAGAATTGCGTGACCTGTATTATCCGTTTGAGATGTACTTTGACGATGATGTGTTTGTATGTCGTGAGATCCCCAGTGGATTTGACGACCCGCCTGTGCTTGATCCAGAAGTATTCGAGAAGCTTGTGACCAACGATGGTGAATCGGCCACGGTAGATTATGCCGCTGTCCGAAACTGCGTTGAAGTGTTTGGCGCAACGATTGAGGCAGATGGTGTTGCCGGAAAGGCCCAATACTCTGGAGCTTCAAAAACACTTAGTTTGACTGTTGATACATCTGATATTGCGAAAATAAACGGAAATAAAACTACGGAGGCAAACAATATTTCTCTGAAGAATTCTTGTCAGATTTCTTTTGTTGCGCCACAGACAGTAGCTGCAGCCGAATTGAATAAAAATGGTACAGTAAAAAGCGGTGCGATGACTGTGGTTATAACCTTTAGGACTGTTACGAAAAAGGATGACACACAGGAAGTCACTCCCGTTGTAAAGTCTAGTTATCTCTACCGCTCATTGACAGATGCAGACGGTGACGATGTTCTTCAAGACCCCGGTTGCATCAAAGCTGGTGGCTATTATGTTCTCCAGTGGAATCCGAATACTGGCCGCATCTACTTTTTGGGCCAACAGCAGAGTCACGCTATGGCAAAACTGGTGGACGAAATCCCAGCCACCAAAGAGATCGAAGCTCAAAAGGCAGAAGATAACTGCGACAATATGGCTTTTATCTGTGTGAATGACCCGAACAATATTGATGACCTGTACAATGCACGGTTATCCATTGAAAAGATCGGTCGTAGAACTGAGATTTTATCGGGCGGAGATTACGAGAATTACACCACAGATGACGCAGCCATGGAAGTTTGTCAATACGAACTATAGAAGCGTGCCCGCCTGACAGATGGCCTGAGTGTGACCACACGACTGGTTCCGTGGCTCAATGTGAATGAAAAGATCCAGTATGCTGCCAAATATCTGGGCGGCAAGACCCCTGTGGATTGGATCATCAAGAGCATCTCTATGAATCTGGGCGAAGGCACGATGTCGCTTTCTTTGAGCCGCTATTACCCCTATTACACTTATATCGTAAACAACAAATATACGTTCTATCAGGACAATTTGTTTGATAAATATTTCCCCGAATTAACTGCCACTACGGCAGATGAACAATAAGAGAGGAGTGAGCAAATGGCACTATCTTTTGGAGAATCTAAGCGGTTAGCTGCGAAAAAAGCCGCAAGCCCCGCAAATGTTTCTGTTGATGATATAGATGTCGCAACTCTGGAATTAAATGACGAAGAGCAAATTGCCGTGTATGATGACAACGGAGAAGAGACATTTGAGCGTAGTGGCAATTATATTTGGTTTGCTGATTACTCTGATGACCAGTGGTCTTACATCGACAAAAACAAAGACATTCAGCTGGATGCCAATCAGATCAATATCACACAGGAATCCAACTCTCAGGTTATTCCGTTTGAAATGCCGCGTTACTACGATGGTATCGACCTGCTTCAGATGACGATTCAGATCCACTACCTGAATGCGGACAGAGAGGAGAATTACGCCTCCCCTATCAACGTGAGCTACAGCAACACCAAAATCCGCTTCTACTGGCTGGTGGCAAATGACGCTACCGCAAAAGAGGGCGAACTGCAGTTTGAGATCATGGCATCCGGTGCTGTGAATGTTCCGAATACAAGCACCACCAAGAGCTATCTGTGGCGCACCCGCCCGAATGGTCGACTGAATGTGCTGAAATCGCTGACTGGCAAGCAGATGGTTGACCCGACCGGAAATGACTGGTATACCCAGTTCCTGGCAACAATGAGTCAGAAGGTTGGCGAAGCACAGGTTGCTGCATCCGCCGCCGAGAAGAGCGCACAGGACGCAAAGAATGCAGTTGCAAGCGTGGACGAAAAGCTGGCGCAGTTCTATAAGAAGGACGAGGTTGACGGCTTTGTTACGATGCTGCGCGGCGAGATTGCTGCTGTTGATGGTCTGGCGAACTTTAATGTGCAGTATGATAACGACACCCGTACCTTGACATTCCTGAACGGCGCTGACGAGATCACAAAGATCAAGTTGAATACCGATCCCTCTGCTGAGTGGGTGAGTATGTACAACGGCATTGTGGATAATAAAATCACCACTGCCGTAACCCCTGTTCAGACTGAGCTGACTGAATATAAGACCGCAAATGATGCCGCCGTGCAAGAGCTGAAGGACAGTGTTGGCGACCTGCCGGAGACCTTGAAGTCTTCCTATTATAATAAGGAAGCTACTGACGCGCTGCTTGACAAGAAAGCAGACAAGACGACCGTTGACGTGCTCTCCAGCGACGTGAGCGGCCTGAAGAATACGGTGGGCGGCATTCAGACTTCTGTTGATCTGGCAAATGCGGATATCGCTAAGATTCAGGAGACACTGAAGGACTTTAAGCCCGATGAGAATTCTGGCCGCGAGTACGATATCACTTATGAAGATTCCAAGCTGAACCTGTTAGAGAACGGCACGGTCAAGACCACTGTTATCATTGAAGGTGGCGGTGGTGGCGGTGGCAGCACCTCTACGATCACCATTGAGCGTATTGGCGAGTCTTCTATCGCTGTTGTTAAGGGCGACATCGCAACTGTCGAGTTCAACTTTACTTCTGTGGATAACTCTGGCGAAGATACGGGTGATGCTACCGGCGTATGGTACGTTGGCAACACAAAGGTCGCAACTTCGACTGTTTACCAGGGCAAGAACAGCTTTGATATCACTCAGTATCTGCACAATGGCGACAACAAGATCAAATTGCAGGTCACTGACTCCGTTGGCAGCATGGGTTCAAAGACTTGGAATATCAATATTGTCGAGTTTTATCTGGAGAGTATCTTCGATGATTCTCTGGTTTATAGTGGTGAGGTTACTTTCCGCTTTACTCCATACGGAAATATCAATAAGGACGTTTCCTTTACTCTGGATGGCAAAAAGCTTGGTAGTGTTACAACTGCGGTTACCGGCAGACAGATGACCTATGCGATTCCGGCACAGAAACACGGCGCTCACCTGCTGGAAGTGACCATGACTGCAAATATCAATGGCAAAGCTGTGACCAGTAACACCATTTATAAAGATATCATGTGGGCAGAGGAAGGCAATAACACACCGATCATCAGCTGCGCCACAAAGGAGTTCACCGCAAAACAGTATAGTACCACCGGCATTGTTTACACTGTCTATAACCCGGCCTCTTCTACTGCAAGCATTACGCTTGAAGTTGACGGCATTAAGACTTCTACACTGACTGTTGGTCGTACTGCTCAGACTTGGAGCTTTAAATCTCCTGATATTGGCACCCACACTCTGACCATTACTTGTGGCGCTACCATCAAGAGCATCACCGCAAAGATCGAAGACCTGGGCATTACCATTGAGCCCGTTAAGACCGGCCTGATGCTGGACTTTAACCCCGCTGGCCGCAGCAACGCAGATGTGAACCGCCTGTGGAGCTCCGGCAGCAATAAGATGACTGTCAGCGACAACTTTGACTGGGTGAACGGTGGCTACCAGATCGACGAAGATGGCGACACTTATTTCTGTGTCAAGGCTGGCACGACCGCCACCATCAGCTATAAGCTTTTCGCAGACGATGCAAAGAAGAGCGGCAAGAATTTTAAGCTGGTGTTTAAGACAACGAACGTTCGCAACTATGATGCTACTGCCGTGACTTGCTTGAATGGCGGCGTTGGTCTGAGTATTCAAGCTCAGAAAGTTACGCTGACCAGCCATCAGAACAGTATTGATTTGCCCATCTGTGAGGACGATTTCCTCGAGTTCGAGTTTAATATTTTGCCCGACAAGCAGTTCCGTGAGATGGTTCTGTGGTGTGATGGTATTCCCTGCCGTGTTGAACTGTATGATACCAGCGACAGCTTTACTCAGGCTGCTCCCGTTGGCATTACCATTGGCTCTGACGATTGTGACGTTATTGTGTACCGCATGAAGAGCTACGGCATGAACCTGACAGATGATGAGATTCTGGACAACTTTATTGCCGATGCGAAGAACGCCGAAGAGATGGTCTCTCGCTACATGCGCAACGATATTACCGACGCAAGCGGCGAACTGACCCCTGACTTGCTGGCTGAGAAGTGTCCTGACCTGCGTATCATCAAGATCTCTGCACCCACTTTCACCACCGGCAAGAAGAACGAGGTTGCCAACACAACGATCCAGCAGATCTATAAGAATGGCCGCGCCAAGGAAGACAACTGGACTGCTACCGGCTCCCACAAGGGCCAAGGCACCAGCTCTGACCACTACGGCGATTCTGCCCGAAACATTGATATCAACTGCGAGGGCGGCTTTACCTTTGGTGACGACACTACCGGCGACACCTATGCACTGACCGAAAATAGCGTTCCTGAGAAGTATTTTAACATCAAAGTCAATGTTGCTTCTTCTGAGAATGCAAACAACTCCCTGCTGGCGGATGATTTCAATGAATTTAACCCCTATGTGCGTCAGGCAAAAAAGGATAATCCTAAAGTGCGTGATACCATGGCGTTCTATCCCTGTGTCGTGTTTATTCAGGAGACCGATACCACCAATGCGACCGTATTTAACGATGGTCAGTGGCACTTCTATGCCTGCGGCGACATTGGTAACTCCAAAAAGAACAATGATACGATGGGTATGGACCCCGAGAATCACAAGGAATTTATCGTTGAGATCGACAACAACGCCGATGAGCAAACCCGCTTCCTGAGCGGCGATTTCTCACAGGAAACTTGGGACGGCGACCACTCCTTTGAGTTCCGTTACAGCAACCCTGCCTGCACTGATGAAGAGATCGAGGCCGGCAAACAGGCGTGGATCACAGCTCAGAACTGGGTAGTGAATGCGGATGATGAGGAATTTAAGGCACATTTCAAGGATCACTTCGATCTGGATTCTGCTATTTTCCATTATCTGTTTACTGAGCGCCATACCATGGTTGATAACCGCGCAAAGAACGTGTTCCCGCACACCAGCGATCTGATTCACTGGGACTTCTGCTTTGACTACGATAACGATACCGCTATGGGCAATGATAACGAGGGTGGTCTGACTCTGACTTATGGCTACGAGGACACTGATACTATCGGCACAAAGAATGTGTTTAACGCTGCTGACTCCAAACTGTGGTGCAAGCTGCGTGACCTGTTCCCCGATGAGATAGCGGCGATGTTCCGCAACCGTGAGAATGCGCTGGCATGGAGTGCAACTCGTATTTTGAAAAAGTTCGAGGAATATCAGGATGTGAAGCCCGAAAAGCTTTGGATCATGGATATGCGGCGCAAATATTTCCGCACCTACGAAGATCCCACCATCAACACCACCAGCTATCTGCCCATGATGCATGGCAACAAGCGGCATCAGCGTCGGCAGTTCCAGCGCTACCAGGAAAAGTACATGGCATCTAAGTATTCCGGTTCTGCCGCAACCAGCGATGATATGACCATTCGTGGTTATACTCCAACCAACTGGGCTGGCGTAAAACCGGATGGCACCTTCCATATCACACCCTACGCTGATACCTACGTCTCTGTTCTGTACGGCTCCAACCCTGTGAAGGTGCGTGGCAAGCGCGGACAGACCTACACGATTGAATGCCCCATCACCGCAATGAACGATACTGAAGTTTATATCTATAACGCTTCTATTATTCAGAGCATTGGTGATATCTCTGGCTTCTATCCAGGCTATGTTGACTTTAGCCATGGTGTTAAGCTGACAGAGCTGAAAGTTGGTTCCGGTGTGAGCGGCTATAAGAATACGAACATGACCGACTTCGCTGTTGGTAATAACACTCTGCTGGAACATTTGAACCTGCAGAACGTGCCGAACCTGAAAAAGTCTATTGGTCTGACCGGATGCACAAGCCTGACAGAGTTCTATGCTGACGGCTCTGGTATTACCGGTGTCTCTTTTGCAAGCGGCGGCAAGATTAAAATCGCCCACCTGCCTGCAATTGCCAGCTTGACCGCAAAGAACCTGAATTATCTGACTGACCTGACAATTGAGGATTACACCAATATCACTACGCTGACCGTTGAGAAGTGTGCAACTATCGATCTGAAAGATATGCTGGGCAAGTGCACCAACCTGAACCGTGTGCGTATTACCGGTATTGATTGGGAACTGGCTGATACTTCCCTGCTGAATCGCCTGTACGCAATGAGCGGTCTGGATGAAAATGGCTACAACACTGACCATTCCGTTGTGGAAGGCAAAGTGCATGTGCCTATCATCCGTGAGCGTGAGAAGCTGCTGTACACAGAGCGCTGGCCTGACTTGGAGATTACTTACAACACCATGATCAACCAGTACGCTTGGAAGTTCGTGAATAAGGATGGAACTGTTCTGGATATCCAGTATATCGACAAGGGTGAGCGTGCAGTTGACCCTGTGACCCGTTCTGACAATCCGATCCCGACACCTACCTTCCCGAGTACCATCAGCACAGTGTTTACATTCAGCGGCTGGGACACCGAGTTCACTCCTGTCTTTGAGAATCAGACTGTTACTGCTGTGTATGATGAATCAGTGCGCCAGTATCGGGTGCGCTATATGAATCGCGGCGCTGTTCTACAGCAGACAACTGCTCCGTATGGCTCTATGGTTCTGTATGATGGCGACACTCCGACCTATACCAGCGAAGAGACTGCTTATAAGTATTATTTGTTCAGTGGATGGGACAAGGGCGGCTATGTCAATGGCGATAAGGATATCAATGCTGTTTACGACATATGCGAATACGTCAGCGGCTATTTCAGAGACAAGCAGCTGAGTGACCTACGCCCTGTTGAGATCTATGCCATGACCAAGGTGAATCTGGAGCAGAGTGTTGTTTCTGACAAAGACGCTATCACCATCAAGATGGGCAACGACTTCACATTTAGCGACGTGGAAGAGAAAGTTTTGTTCAACGAGCCGAAGATCTTTACTGGCAAGAATTATGTCGATACCGGCGTATCTCTGTTGGCTGAAGACCGCAGCTGGGTTATGGCGCTGGACTATCGAATCGACGAAGATTCTGCCGCAAACTCTGTGATTGCTCAGTGCTTCCAGACCAATGGCATGAATGGTTTCCGCTTCTGGGTCAACAACGGCTCCAAGGTTGCATGGGGCACTGAATCCACATCCGGCGCACATCTTGGTTCTCGTGATATGATCGTTCTGCGCCATACCAAGGGCGAAAATGGTATTCACGTTTATGCGGCAAATACCACTGCTGCCGAGATTGGCTATATTCAGCTGAACCGTACTCGCACCACACAGACGAATGCTACTCTGGTATTTGGTTGTGCTAAGGCAGACGACGGTGCTTACGAGCGTTACGCAAAGGGCACAATCTACTGGGGTAAGCTCTGGTATACCGATCTGGGTGACGCTGCCTGCCGGAAGTTGGCCGCATGGACACATGAAGACTTCACTTTCGAGGCTTGTGGCTTTAAACGGTATTACCTGAGCGACAATTCCAACAAGCGTTGTTCTATTAGCTTTATTCAGGCTGGACTGCTTGGTCAGAAGATGGCTCTGAATACTGGTTCCACCAACACTGGCGGCTGGGCAGATGCGAATATCCGTACATTCCTTGACGGTCGTATTTTGAATGCTCTTCCGATTGGTTGGCAACAGATCATCAAACAGGTCAAGGTTGGCAGTACCATTGGCGATAAGAGCAGCGAAGTTGTAACTGCGGATAGTTATTTCTATCTGCCCTCTGTGGCCGAATTGTTCCCCTCTCAGAATGTTGAGCCTTATATTTACGAAGGTACGGCAATCAGCTTTATGACTGATAATACCAGCCGCATCTGCAATGACGAAAATGGCAATCCCGCTGCATATTGGACACGAAGCCCGAATGCTCAATATGGCAGCTATTTCTGGTCTGTGACTGTGACTGGTGAATATTACGGATTTACCCCTGCAAATAACGAACAGGGTATCCGCCTGATGTTCAGCGTTTAAGGAGGTGTTGAGAGTGTACTATAAGGTATTGAAAAATGGCCGGGTGATCGATGCTCTTGACCACCTGCGCTTTGTAAAGTATCAGCCCAAACACGACATTATGGTGAACTGCGTGGAGGATGATGCACAGGGAATTATCAGCAGTGACGGCAATCATATCTGGCATGTGGATGGGTATTATCTCATTCCCTGCCCAGAGTATGACACCGTGGAACTGCAGGAAATTGACCTGTATGAATATGAGCAGCTGAAAGCCTTGGGTGGTAAAACACCTGAGGCTATTATTGATGCTTACACTTTGAGTTTGATTCAAGGAGGGCTGCTATGAGTGACGAGAAGAAGTATAGCGAGTTCGTTGAGAGTATGCATCGGCTGTACAATGGCGGAATGATTCAGGACAAGCTCCTGGACAATCTGTTTGCTGGACACAAAATCTCAAAGGACGAGTATCTGTATATCATCAGGAAGGAGGTGTGATATGTATACCTTTTTGATCAATGAGGATAATACACTGACCGTAAGCAAGCGGGAACGCATTATGGAACGCAGTAAGCAGGTGGATACTCTCCATTTTCTGGCTGACACTACATATAAGGGTGTTGACATGAGTGAATTCACCGTGATGCTTGAGTACGTTCTGCCCATCAGCAAGCGATATAAGACAGAGATTCTGGAGAAATCAGAAGAGCTTTATAAGAACAAGCTGGAGTATAAGCTGCCTATCGACACCAACCTGACCAATGAGCCGGGTGATATCCAGATTCAGCTGACATTCGTTGATGTAACAATGGACCCAGATGGCACGACTGTTCAGCACGTGCGCAAAGTTGGCCCCGGCGTAATCACTGTTGTTCCTATCCAGAATTGGAGCGACATTGTTCCTGATGAGGCCCTGGGCGCACTTGACCAGCGCATTATCGCACTGAATGCACAAATCAAGGCACTGAGTGATCGTAACAACGCTATCCTGGATGGTAAGGCTGATGACCTGAGCTACAATGACGACCATACCCTGCAGCTGCTGGCCAACGGTAAGCCCATCGGTAGTGCGGTCAAGATTACTCAGGAGAGCGTCGAAACTGAAGACGGTAGTTTGCGGGTGGTTCCGTTCTAAGCCATCCGCTTCTTTTATAAGGAGGCAAAGATGGCACAGGCTAAATATTCAAAGCTTGGATATGGTAACGCCGAAGATGTGGAGGCTGCGATTGCACTGGGAATGTTGGACGGCAGGGATATGATCATCACAAAGGATTCCTCGGAGTTCATGTATGTGCGCGATGACCTATCCGTTCAAAAGATTCGTCCTCGCAATCGTTGTTTCGCCAGCGTTACTGAAGCAAACGAGCAATTAAATGAGACGGAAGACACTTATGCAGGTCAAACCGTTATGGTGAAAGACGAAAATGGTAAATATGCTCCGTGGATCGTTCAACAAAGCGAAGCCACGGGGCTTTTTTCTATTGAACCTTTTTACGTTGAGCCGACAAATTTTGTTTGGCAAGAGTTTTAAGAAAGAGAGGCAAAAAAATGGCAAATGTAAGTTTTGGTTATGGTTCAAAAGCTAGTTATGACAAGTTGGAAACCAAGGACGCAAATACTCTATACTTTATTACAGACACACGTCAAATTTTCAAGGGTACAGATGAGTACACCAAGAGCTGCAAGCTGGTGAGTGTTCTGCCTGCAAGCGGCCAGATTCAGGGTCTGCTGTATATCCGTATGACTGACTATACCTTCCACATCTGGAATGGCACTGAGTTCGTACAGCTGAATCGCCCCATTGTGACTGAGATTCCCAATGCGGATGCAAGCGACGACAATCTGCCCACCACCAAGGCTGTGGCCGACTATGTGAATGCAAAAATCGCCGCAACCGAGGGCAAGGAAGGTCTATTTGTTACGGATGTCACCTACTCCCCCGCTACCGGCACTCTGAGTGTGGCAAAGAACGGTGCACCTGTTCCCACCGTGATGAGTGGCCTAACCCATAATCCAACATACGATGCTGAAACCCGCACCATCAAGCTGCCTGTGTTTGGCGGCGATGAGCTGGTGATCAATCTGGGTAAGGATTTGGTTGTGAAGACCGGTACTTACAACACAAAGACACATGAGATCGAGCTGACTATCACCACTGGCGAGGTCGTGAAGATCCCTGTTGGCGCTCTGATCGATATCTATGTTGGTGTGGCTACTTCTACTGCTGAGGTTAGTGTTTCTAGTGATAACAAGATCTCGGTCAATGTGCGTGTGTCCACCAAAGGCAATAACAGCATCACCGTTGAGGAGGATGGTCTGTATGTTGCAGTGCCAGACGCTTATACCAAGGCTGAGGCAGACGAGAAGATCAAGGTTGTTGATGATAAGCTGACTGAACACACTAATGATACTGTAAAGCATATCACTGCTGACGAGCGCAAGGCATGGAATGCAAAACCCACTCAGGACGAGCTGGCTGCTGCGAAGGCTGAGGCAATCTCTACTGCCGCTGCTGATGCAACCACTAAGGCCGACAACGCTCTGGCTGCCGCTAAGACATATGCAGATGGTCTGAACACCACCATGGATGGCCGTGTACAGGTGCTGGAAGGCGCTATCACCTGGAAATCCATTGATGGCTAATTGATTTGTTTCACCACATGGCAATGACGCTGTGTGGTGAATCTTATTAAGCAAAGGAGTTGAGTATGGCAAATTTATCATTACGCGAGGTCGCACAGTCTCAGCTGGATCAAGCTCCTGTGATTGACGGCCAACTGATCGTATGTACTGATACTGGAAGCACTTATCGAGATATCGGCACAAGACGAATTCAAATCAGCAAAGACTTGGAGATCGTAAGCTCGCTTCCGCTGGCTCCTTTGTCTAATAAGATTTACTACCTGCGTCCAGACAGCTTGTATGTTTATAGTGGCGATGACTGGATTCTTTTGAACCCATCAAAATTCACACTGGAAGCAGACAAAAATGCGGTCAATGGCGAAGTTAATATCAATCTAATCCTGAACGGTACAGCGCAGGATAAAATCAAAATCGCTGGCGGTGGTGTGACCACAGTGACAACTGGAGAGACGGGCGATATCACGATTGATACCCCGCACCCGGATGAACTGCTGGCTGCACTGACGAATGAAGAGATCGATGCGATCACTGGCGGTATGGTCGATGATAGCGGCAATCCCCTGCCTACGCCGCAGGTTGTGGTGGATGCGACACTGACTGTATCTGGACGTGCTGCTGATGCTAAGGTAACTGGTACAAGGATCTCTGAGGCGTTAAATATCGCAAAATCGGCTGATGCTGGGCTGACCAATGTACGCACCGAGCTGGACAAGTTGAAGCTGGATTCTGTTGCTGTGGACAAGACTATGACAAAAGAGAATTTCGCCGCTGATGCCAAAGCTGTTGGTGATGCTCTGACGGGGAAAGCAAATGCAGAACACAACCACGATGACCGCTATTATACAGAAGACGAAATCAATGTAAAGCTCTCAAAGAAAAGCGATGATAGTCACACCCATGACGAGCGGTACTACCAGCAGAATGAGATCGACGAAAAGCTGAAGGTAAAGGCAAATACGATCAATATCCACACACTGACTATTCCGACTACAAGTTAGCTTATTGACGACACAGTGGATCGATATTCAAAGTATATTGACCTCGACATCGACGGGATCACCTCAAAGGATGTTATTTCTATCAGCGTGACACCGGCTAGTGCAAAGGTTGCCTCTTATGCTCAATTTGCAAACCCTGAGACCTTTGATGGATATGTGCGTCTGAGAGCTGTATCAGTTCCAACGACTGCGATTACAGCTCAGTATTATATCGTGCAAGGTGGCGGACAAACAGATAGCGGCAGTGGTACAGTTGTTGAGGGATATACCAAGGCACAAGTTGATAATAAGATAGCAGCGGCAATCAAGGTAGCCAAAGAAGAACAGAAACTGCTCGACCACCCTGTTGGAAGTATTTATCAAAGTGTAGAACCCACAAGCCCCGCTGAGTTATTTGGTGGAGAGTGGCAGAAAATTGAAGATCGTATGCTGATTGCTGCAAGTAATACCTATCCTGTGAAGAGTACTGGTGGCGAAGCGACACATAAATTAACAGAAAGTGAGTTACCAAATATAACTGGTAATTTTGAATTTCAATCAGCCGGAAATTCCCAAGGCATTGTAAACGGAGCAAGTGGCGCATTTAAACTTAGTCAAATGTCTATTGGCGCTTTCTACCCGAACAATAAAAGAGATGAAGATGGCACTGCTCGACAAGTGAAAATGTCTTTTGGCTCTGATTTGCCTCATAACAACATGCCGCCATATTATGCCGTTTACACCTGGCTTCGCACCGCATAATCACATTATAAAAGGAGGATTACGAAATATGGCAATCGGGGACTTAAATATCGCAGGGGGGGGTTAGAAGCCTACCCTATTGGCTCGATTTATATGAGCTTTAATTCTACTGAACCAAGTATATTGTTTGGTGGAACATAGGAAAGAATCAAAGATAGATTTATTTTAGCAGCTGGAGATAGCTACACAGCTGGAGCGACGGGTGGCGAGACGACACATGAACATAATTGGGGTTTGCGATATAACTTGTTTTATGGTGGATTCATGGGCAGAGATAATGAGGTTTTACGTGGATTAAAATATTCTGGAACTAGTATCGCAGGCACTGTCGAAGGTACAAATACAGGTGATTCTAATGCGATGGTTTCAAATACAAGTGTTGGCAGTGATTATACAACAGACACTCGCAATTCTGCCGGATATAATTTGATTTCAAACACTAGTTCAGCCTCTTCTCTGCCGCCCTACTTGGTCGCTTATATGTGGTATCGCACCGCATGATTGTGGCAATTTTTGCTGCTAAAATATTCGTTTTATAAGGAGGATTATATGGCGCTAGGAGAAATGAATAGCGGGAACAAAACGCTCCCTGAATGGAGTGAAGTGCAGAATAAACCATCTGAATTTAACCCTGCCACTCACATACATAATGACCTTTACCCTGAAGGAGATAATCGAAATGATAATACGTCTCCGTCTGATTATTATGGCGTTGATAGAAACGACTATAACGGTCGGCTGATTTTTCGTGGTTTGAAGCTTAGTGACAAAATTGGGCTGTCAAGTGGTCATTCATGTGCGTTTTTAATTGGTTTATCTTCTTGGTACGATGACACAGGCGGTGGTTCCTTTGAATTCGCTTTTAGCAATGGTAACATTTACTATCGTCAAGGCACAACTTCATAGGGCGACTGGAAGAAAATTGCTACAGCTTAAAGGAGGTATGAATTATGGCTTTAGGAAATATGAATATTGGTGTCGATAGTGAGTTCATTTCGTCCAACCTCAATACGATTCTTACCCCCCCACAGATTCTGACGAAGTTGTGATGAACACGAGTGCCGCCGGGTATCACCGTAAGCCATTGAGCGCATTGTGGAGCTGGATTAAGAGTAAGATAGCAAGTGAAGTAATTCCAGATGTGGTGACAATTAAGACTTCAGCACTTACGATCACAACGGATTGGCAAGATACTGGTATCCATTCAACTGATTTGCCATCTGGAACTTATATTATGCAGTTTTGTGCTGACACGATTCCGTATTGCAATATTTGGGGAGATATATTTTGTGGAGTTGTTCAGTGGTATGCTGAAGAGACAAACAGCGGTAATGCAGATGATATAGGTTTACATTGTTCTGGTCATTCTACAAACGGACAACATTTTTATCTTAGGACAATTCGTTCTGGCCGTTCCGAAGGGGTTGGTTTAAGACTTCAAATCAAAGGTTCTATGGCCGCAGATACAGCTTCCACATTTACATTCAAATTCCGCAGACTGATATAAACAACGCACTACAAATAAAACGTTTTATAAGGAGGCGATCACATATCGATGAACGATGAAAAGAAAAGTTGGCTAGACAGAGCGGGTGCGGTTCACCTCTGGAAAACGATCGAGGCTATGCTTGGAACAAAGGTAGATAAAATCGAAGGATTCGGCCTGTCCAGCAACGACTATACAACAGAAGAAAAAAAGAAACTTGCTGGTCTAAGCGATCCAAAGCCAGCTACTACTGAAAACAACGGTTTGATGAGCTCGGCTGATAAGGCAAAGCTGGATGGTATTGAAGCCGGAGCTAACAATTATACTCACCCGGTATACGAAGCAAAACAGGCTGGACTATATCGTATCAGTGTTGATAATACAGGCCATGTGGCAACAGCAGATAAAATGACAAGTGAAGAGTTGGCCGCAGAGGGTGTCTCCCCTGCCGATCATACGCATGACCTGGGCGAATTGGTAGATACACTGGAGACGAGTGCTGACGCTGTTGAAGACGCTGATACTGTTATGGTTGGCGCTACAGTTACAAGTGGTGATGGCAGTGCGACTACGAAGTACACCCGTAGACCACTGGCTGCTTTATGGAACTAGATCAAAGCGAAGACAGATACGTTGTATGCTGCTGTTGGACATACACACAATTACGCTGGTTCTACTGAACCGGGTGGTGATGCGCTGAATGCGATGAAGTTAAATGGATACGATCTTAGTATGTATGGGAGCGCAAATTATTAGAATGCGATTCCTCGAATTGACGATGCTGGTGTTATGGAAACGGGCAAATATCTTGACTTTCATTCTACGGATGATAGAGATACGGATTACAATGTTCGTATGGTATCTTATGACGATGGTACGTTAGACGTTATTAAAGCAGCAGGACAACCTGCTACAATTACAGCAAATCTAAATGGCACTGCAAATTTTGCTTCTCAAACACTATTTGATAAAGCACAGTGGGTAAGTTTAACGAGCCTCGACCAAAACACATGGTATCCGGTTGTCAGTATGAACAGTATTCCATATAGTGGACTGCATCATATCAAATGCAACGTCCAACTAAATAGCGGCTCAAAACCATCTTGGAGTACCCATGGCGGTGGATTTACTGTAAATCTTGACTTGTTGGTCACTGCATATGGTTGGGGTACGACATCAGGCAATTCTATTTGTCTTAATAATTTTTACAGTTGGACAACATCAAATGCAAATCCAGCAGGATATAGCCAGATGGGAAATGGTTCTGTTGCAGTTTTCTGGCTACGTGGTGGTGGTCAATATAGACTTTATGCAGATTGGGATGCTAACTGGACTGTTAAAACCAGCACATACACTAACAGTGAGCAAAGCGTTTCCCCTACAACATCTTATCCAGGTGTAAGTATAAATCGTTCTACTATTACAGCGAATATAGACGGGAACGCTACCATCGCTACCAATGGCGTTTCCGCCTCTGGCTAGAATTATGTTCGTTTTGGTGACGGGACCCAGATATGTTAGGGTTCATGTGGCAATAACTCATTTTCTAGTTTTGGCGCAG